CCATCGTAGTGAATGTGCTTGTGTACATAGAATCCAAAAAAAATGATATGTGCACAAGTTCATTCACTTTTAGTATAGTTTAAAAATACGATATATGATTTGAAATAATACTTCAGTATTTATTTTTTACATACACTATATTTTATGTAGAATACTTTGAGTAGGAACTAGGAATTAGGAACACCCAATACCTTAGTCTCTAGCAACAATCCGAGAACGAGATCTAGCTCGAACGAAGTGAGAGATAGAGCCGTCGCGGTTGGTGCGCTCCGTCTAGTCTTGGGGGGAAAGGGGGGTTAAAGGAAGGGGGTGAGGAGAGATTGTTAAGAGAACCTAGGGGGAAACCAATTGGGGGGAATTTTCATGTTAGTACATACCGATCACATATATCAAACTATCTACTCCTAACTAAGGAGTAGATAGTAGGTACGTTGTATCGTTCAAAAATACAGAAAACTATATTACAACATAGGAAACTGTTCATGATCTCACGGATATATTACTTAATCGATCCGCGACATTAGATCTTAACCTTGTTACATCAGGAGAATGTTTCTATGTTAAAACGTATATCGTCAAAAACTCCCCATCCAGCCAAACGTAGTACTAGAAATGTAATCGTACCTATTTCTACTTCTCCGAGTAGGTTTGAGTTAGGACCAAAATACAACTCGTGTGGACTATTTGACAAATCAGAAACGGATACTTTCCGTGAATGTATGTTCTCTGGTAAAATTGGTAGAGTTCTATTAGGACATGCTGAACATAACTAAGTTTTTGTTTAACGTAAAAGGAGAATCGGTTATGGCAAGAATAGAGGTTACGTTCGATGGAGTACATACGGAAGATCACCTTCCGATATTGAAAATATTCTACGACCTTGGAATACACCCTATGGTAGGTGCAAAGATGTTTCTGAGAAATCAGAAACGATTAAATTATCAACATCCACATATGGAACAACTTCCGTTTTACGGTAGAAACATAAATCCGACGGGGAATCTCAAATATTTAAAGACAGTGTTTGTCACTGCAAAGGATGCCAAATGCATCATTGAGACTTATCGAAGATATGTGTGTCCTCAAATCAAGTGCTTAGCAAAAGCTATCAGCGCAAGTCTTAAACGAAAAGAGGCAAAGATACAAAGAACCGATCTTGCGGTATACGTAGGCAAAGAGTTGCCTTTTGAAGCGACGCTGCATGACATCACCATGTACTATATAAGTCATACTCGTGAGTATCCTGCAATAGTGCTTACGGATCTTAAAGATCCCAATACCGAACACATATATGCTAATCACGTAAATGTGTTTGTATCGGCTCCGGAATTAGAAATTTACTCCCAGTTTAAACTACCTATGAAAATGACATTCTTAGGTACGGTGTATTCCTATATGGGGAGTCGAAGACCCAAATATGCCGTAAGAGATCTTAGACAGGTCAAACTAATGAAGTAAAGAGGATCTTCTTATGCGCCATCTTATACATGACTTCTTATATGCACAATCCAGGACGTATTCATTTTCGGTATACCTCTCGGATAAGACAAATCCATCGGAGTATATCCCAATTTGTCTCGAACCTAAAAATGTCGTCTGGTACGAGAAGCATGTGTGCATCAGAGAACACGATCACCCTAATTATGAGGCACATGTGTTTCAGATAGACGGAATCAAGATACCAAGATATTTCGATCTGTTATATAAACCCAAGGACATATCGACTATCCGGAGCACCCAGGTTCAGTTACACAAATCTTCTGGGATACAGATGTGCGGGCATGTAGTATCAAAACATCTCGTATATTCTTTGTGGTTACGACCCGCAAGTTCTGGAACACAGATCGTGTTCGTCCTTGATCACGACGGGCCTGAGCTCTCCCCGTTAACGGTACATGGACTCAGACAGTTTCGTAAGTTGATATCAAATTTCGAAACTTATCTGACTCATTTGAAAGAAATCTTTTAACGAAAAATAGTTTATTAAAAAGTTAAGTTGACAAGGATTCAAATCCAGGAAGAGCGAATATTCGCTCTTCCTGGTTAACCATATTAACAGAAGGGGACAAACTCATGTGCATCTATCTAGAACCCGAGGTTAATGATTGTTTGGAGTTCATTCAAACCCACGGATACGAATTGGATAAAAATGAGTTCCAAAAAGTATACGATGACCGCTCGTTGTTGCCGGGAGAACTTTACGACAAATGTGTCCTCTTTATAGCGGTAACTACGAACCACAATGGAGACTACGTTTTGGGAGTTATAACGTCATACAGTGACGTGAAATTATTTACACAGACTACGAATCCTTCAGAGGTCCGGTATTTTATTATGGATCTAGATGCTGCGTTTGCCCACAATGCTGTATCTGAAGAAAATCTTCGTATTCTTGCTCAAAACTGCCCAGAACTATTTTAAGGAGAATTAATCGTGGCTCTAGTCAGAACGCTTCATGCTGATGATCCAAGACTCATCCCGCTGTTTCCCCAGATCGTAACAAACAACTTTGTGGTTTCCCCAAAGTCAGTTATATGGAGTCGAATATTTCCTACTCCAGACAGTCCTATCTGGGGACTCTTGATAGAAGCAGAACTGAAGAAAGGATGCCCTAATTGGTCCGATACTTTTCAGCATATATTCAATGAACTCTATACATTTTGTTCTTCGAGACGTGCTGAACTTCATCTTGATCAGTTGGGACATATCGACAGTTATTGTCAAAGACAGATACATCCGGGAAGGATCGATTTGATGATCAATGACAGCTACCGCATGTGTTGCAAAATACATAACTTAAGTTCGAGAAAGATCGCCATCACAATACATTCTCCTGGTACCTTCAGTCTCATCGATCACGAAGAAGATATCCGAAGTCCAGTACGGTTCGAACGCTGGTTCGCTGAACGCTACAGAGAGTGCATCTCATGAACATTGTTTCAGAAGGTGTAAGTTCCTAGCGTAACCTTTCTACTCAGACATAAGAAGGAAACTAAAACCATGATTCTACATGAGATCAACTTGTACGTCCCAGTCTTCGTATCTGCACCTAAGCAGATACTGTCTTCTATGAGAATTCAGAAAATTGGTCCTATACTGGAAGATATTCCGACGATCACTTACTATCAAAAGAAATCTGCTCCAGACCAGAATCTGGAAGTGACAAGTAGTGATCAACATCCTGGAGTTATAAAGTGGAGACAATTAAAATCCAAGGTGTACTCTTATGCACACGGCGTACTTCAATGTACGTATGACACACAGTACATATCCGGAACCACGAATAGTGAAGGAAAAACTTTTCCTGAAATGACTGAGTTAGATCCGTACATGCATGTAAGTATCCTCAATTCGGGATCTTTTTGCTGGACCAACCAGATAGAAAACCCAGAAGTTGTCAGGATTAATCACTGTAACATTGGAGGATATGGAGAGTTTATCCAACTTCGGTATTCCCCTCAAAATCACAAAACCTCAATTGAAGATATTTGTGCACTTGCAAACGTGTTAATAGTAAAGGGATGTCTCCCTATTCTAACACCTTTACAAGAAGATATCTATCTTCGCCTTCATTGTGAAGGAACTTTGTAACATACACAGTCTTACTATTCATAACCATCGTACTCTTCGGAGTACGATGGTTCTTTTTTCGGTGTCCGGTATACGGGGTTCTTAAGAACCCATTTTCACTATATTCAAAAAAGACGTTCATTTTCACTTGAACGCTGGGAGAGCATGATGCAGTATCCGTATTTCAAAACACAAAGGATGTTTCGTACGATTGAGTACAAGCTGCAAGACAACCTGCAAGTTTTGCAGGATAAGATTACTAACCTCATGAACTCTGAGTTCATTGCCTTCGGGACTACTATCGAAGTAGGCCCTGGTCCTAACGACGGTGTCGTTTCGGGATTTGTCCTTAGGATCCTACCCAAACCGTTGTTGGAGGTGGCCCAAACCCATGTCGCTATGTTGCGACTGTACTTCGAAAGTGCGGAGTTTCAGGGATTCTACACTACTGTAACTCCGATTGAGGAGAATGCTGGTGGTATAGATGTGACTTTTAGTATCGATTATACCCTTCTCGATACGATATTTGAACGCATCCTTGAGACGCACATTACCCGTAAACTCGGAGGACTGTCCTCAGGTATCGAATGGAAAAAGTCCACATCACCAGTTCAAGACTATGTCTGGACTCAGGAGACAACTCTCAACGATGTCACATTCCGAGATGCACGTAGACTGAGCTATTGTATCATGAAACTCATCGAATGTTCGGATATGAACAACATCAGTACTGGAGTAGACTCCGGATGGAACCTCAAAAACGACGACACTCGTGAGGAGGGCTTCTTCGAAGTTGAGTTCAATATGGCTCATATGGAGTGGAAACTGACTGTCGACTTGACACAAGGGGATCACCCCAACATAAAGCTCAGCAATCGTCCGATGAAGGGTTACGTTCTACAGGAGATCAATCCCGATATGTAACTAGATAAGTGGGGACACAATGTCCCCACTTATCTTACTTCTGCGTACGTTCGATTATTTTTTCTTCCCATGGACGGATCTGATCTGGATATGGACCATATCCGACATGTGTTGGAACATATCCTTTCGCAAATTTAGGGATAGGAAATCTTCCATTCTGAAAGTAGTTGATGAAGTTCAAGAAGATGTGTGTGGGACGTAGAAAATCTACGGCTTCAACGTACTGTTTCATTGAGAAAGTGGAGATGCGTCTGATACGCTTGGTAACTGTTGTTCTTTCATCTGGGACATCTAAGTCGGAAAAGGCTATCTCGTCACAATCGTCGAAGAATGGTCCTGAGTAACCCACCTCTACACCATCGCGAATAGGGTTACCCACACGGATAGGAAATGTTCTGTAACTCATCATGAGATTGCCGTAAAAGACTGGGGAAACTCCAAGTTCTGCAAGGATAGTTCCAGGATGAATGGATCTTGAAGTACAGAACGGATATACTAATCCGTGGTTGTTGTCAAGTCCGAGTCTTTGAACTGAACATGACTAAGTGTACTCACGGTAAGAGACAGTCCTTCTGGGACTGTCTCTTATTTATCCATATATAATTTTTTCGAGATCATTTAAGAACTATATTACAAATTTGAGTGTTAGCTATAAAAATAAGGAACCGCTATGACCATACTTATCGGAGATCTAGTTGAGTGGAGGATCACCACATTAGAAGAAATTATTTGGCTAATGGTTGATCGTGAAAGAAAGTATACTGCGATATTGTACAGAACAGACAACCCAGAATATTATTTATTATATCTTATCGATATGTCTGGATTGATTGTAGAAAGTTTTCCTGTACATGAATTTACAAAAATAAAAATAACTAAGCTGTGGAAAGATGCACTTGTCTATCCGCGATGTAAAATAATCAAACAAAATGCTCATGGAGTAGAAATAGTGTATTCTTTTAGAAGAACACCTGAAAATGATGTCCTTTTTGAAATAACTGTAGCTGGAAAGATCTTCAGAGTGATCCTGGACGAAGCTCGTTCATTGCATTCTGAACCTATATACGCAAGTCCTCCCAACCTTTCTTACTTATTAGAAGCTCTTCTAAAATCTAACGTTACGATTCTTACACAGATCCCTAAGGTATTTGATCTACCTTCCTCCGAAGTAGAAGTAGAGGTCTACGATATCTTTTACGAATTTGTCATGGAAACAAATCCTGCGGCATTCTTTTTGTGGGATATAGAAACAGATCTATTCCGGCATCTTCAGTATCCTGGGAATAATGACCATCTGTTTTGGGTAGAGTTTGAAGAAGTGGTCAATGCACTCAGTCGATCTCAAATGTCCGGGTATTTATTGGTCGCACTTACACCGTATGCGTTGTGTCCAGTATGGTCTATCACGTACCCCTACGATATCTCATCTCGCAATAACCATCTCAGGGAAGATATGTATGAACAGATCAAATTGTGCGGAGATCTAATTGCTCAAGGATTTGGTGTATCTACGGGGTTAATTGCTAAATGACATCAAGAGTCTAAGGAGCCAAAAGCTCCTTAGACTCTGTTCCATGAAGGAAGATGGGCATCTGCCCAAAAACTACTATCGCCTTACATAACATGTAAAAATTTTATAGGAGGTCAGTATGTACATCGTACCTAATTTTATTACCTCTACTCTGGATTATCCTGGAGGACATCTTTCTACAACAGTATTCACTAAAGGATGTAATCTAAGGTGTGGGTATTGTCACAATGCAGAACTGATCAACAAAAACCCAGAAGAGTGTTTATCTTCTGAAGAATTTATTGATCTGATCAAAGAAAGAAGATCATCTATCCCTCACATTACTGTATCTGGTGGGGAACCCACTATACACGAAGATCTTCCTGAAGTTTTACGACAACTTAAAACACTGGGATTTAAAGTAAAACTTGATACCAATGGCTCACATCCGGAAATGCTCAAACAGATCATTTCGGAAAACTTAGTTACATATGTAGCTATGGATCTAAAAACAAGTTTAGCAAAATACATCGGTATGGAGTTTGGATGGGAAGAAGATTCGTTTCCAGAAGATATTTTAACTGAATCTGCCAGAGCTCTTAGTCTGTCTGGAATTTCACACGAATATCGTACAACCTTCTTCGAAAACTATCTTGGATTAGCAGATATCAAAAATATCCAAAAGATACTTCTTCAAAATTATCCGTCCACACAGCACCCTGTTGTGAAATACTTTGTACAGTGGGGGTTGTGGCCTCATCAACGAAAGACTCCATCGAAGTATAAAGTTCGTCTGAGTAAAAGTTATCGGCCAGATATCGTTGAGTTATTTTCGTCTTGTAAGGATGTCATCTCTCTGGATTTCCGATAGGTTTAAGTCAAATCCATAACAAAATAAACGATCATAGGAGGATCTTAATTATGAATACCAAAAATTTCAAGTTCACTAAAGATTTGATTCTGGCATCCATATCTCTTATGGTTGTTTATCTTGTTGTACTTTTTCCTTCATCCACAATATCTGAAAGTGTAGATTGTGATGTGTACGATCAGTATCGTGCAAAAATTGATCATACTCCCATAGTAATCGAACATGCGGAAGATACCATGATCGTACAAGCTGCAAAAGTTATCATGAAACATGAAGGATTTAGTGCTACCCCGTATAAATGTACTTCTGGGAAATGGACGCAAGGATATGGAAGAAGAATCTATACTAAGGATAAATCTTCCATCACTAAAGCAAAAGCTGTAACTTGGCTTTATGAAGATCTGAAACGCATAACTGCAAGTTTAGATCGTAACTTCCCATGGTGGAGAAAATTGGATAGTGTCAGACAACAAGCGATGATAAATTTTACGTACAACGTAGGTATACGTGGAGTTTATAAATTTCAAAAATTCAGAGCAGCCATGCGAATGGGAGATTTTGAACTTGCAGCGCATGAATTAAAGTACACAGGTGAAAGAAAAACCGGTTATTTTAAAGCTGTCAAAACTAGAGCGGTCCAAGTCGCAAATGCGTTTAAATATGGTACATGGAATTTAACATAAGGAAAATCATGTCAAATATCACGTTAAAAGAAATAGGGGAGAAATTGTCCCTTCATCCGTTGGTTTGCGGAAAACTGTTTATAGACAAAAACGTTTTTCAAAATCATCCACTGTACACTCTCATTCCGTACGTAGGACACGACTTTGAACTGATAGAAGCAGATGGGCCATGTGAACAGTGGAAATTGAATATCCCGGAAGACATAGATCTTATTCGTTATATGACTAAATTGGAAACAAAAGAATTAGTCAATACGTATCACATCTCTGAAAAGATACGAGAAATAGAACATAAATCTCATGAAAAATCTGAGATAGCGGAAGGAAGAACTCTTCTTGCATTTCGTGTAGACCAAGAACAAGATTTTACTGCTAGGATACAGTCGTATAAAGTACACAGTCCGTATTCTATCCGGGTAATTATAGACGATGTGAGATCTTACCCGGATGGGTGTTTTTGCGCACATCATTCTCACTTGATGGTAAGTCACGAAACAAAACTTACTCTGGCACAAACTCCGATCGGAACTAAATTAAAATTTAGAGCAACAATACATAGATATCGAGATAAGAATGGAAACATCAAATTCGGTCTTCATCATCTTCAAAATTTAGAAATCTTAACGACATAATTTACAAAACAAACATCTCCCAAGAGTATTTTAACGTGATCACAACAAAACCAAGATTCTATGTATGAACAACCTGCAACATAGGAGACTTTTGTGATATACGGATTTATTGTGGACACTATGTTCCACAAAAACGCACCGATCATGTATGCAGATGAAGCATTACCTCCGGTATTTGCTTTAGATGAAGCAATTGAAAACTATTTTGATCGACAATTGAAATTTAAAGATCTACGTACAGAGAGAAATAACCCGGAATATTTTGGACAAATTTCCATCCATGCTGATGCTAATAAATTAGATGAAGAGAATTTCTTCACCTTACTTACTGATCCACATCGAGATCTCTACTTCAAACTTATAGAACGAATTTATACTGCACAGAATGTGACAGTTGAACAGCTTGAAGAAGACATCCGCACAGATCCTGAATTTAGTGTGGTGTATATCCAGGAAAGTTTACGTCTTGGTTGGAATATCGTTGGAACAGAAGTTCCGGATGGACATCCTGGACCAACTGAAGTCGTAGACTTTATCGAGTTTGAACTTAACTTTCCTGAAGTACATGAAAAATTCAAACTCTGGATCAATCGTCAGAAGTTTGCAACGGATTATCCGTTATCTACGATAGCGCAAGTTGTACTTCCGTGTGATCACAGTATCCTTCTCAATCCTTCGACAGTTCCTACGACGATCGATGCCATCATAGCAAGTACTTCTTTTAGTTTTAGCGACGTCGAAAATAAGATCCATACAGGTGATCATTCCGGACTTATGACGTATACCACAAGGTATATCGTAAGTTCAACTTCTATAAAACGTATGCCTTTTGGTATCCTTTATAAAGGAGCTCAACCTTCTTCTTTGGAGATAAGAAAAGCTATCCGAGAAAAGCTTTTAGGATATGGAACTGCTCCAGAAGAAGAATGGAAAAAGATACTTCCTGATCTGTTTGTTACAGGACAGTTCTTCATTCTTCCCTTTTGGGATAACATGATACAACGAGAAGATCGTCGTATCTTCCAATCCATATTGCCTACGAAAAGGATTACTGGACTCATAAGTCAAATCTATCCTGCACTTGAAGAAGTGTTCATAGAAAAATATCAACAGCTTTTAACTTACGCACAAAACCCAGGGTTCGGTTTAGTTATACCCGATCCATTGAATGAAGTATTTTTCTCTTTGCAGGAAATTCATCCAACTTATCAACACTACTCGACTCAGAACAATCTTCATACGTTCATGGAAACACATACTAAAGAATTCAGCATACGGTTAAATCGCTGTCTTGCTGTTCTTCTTGGCGAATCCATAAACGAAGAGTTCATCTTAAATACGTTCGATGGTATCCGATATATGTCATTTGTCACTTCGGGAATAGAATACCACGTTATACATCCAGAAGATTATCCGAAAGAATAAGGTATATCAATGTACAAGGTAGTGGGATCCCACTACCTTGTATTTTTAAAAGGAGGTACAATGGTTAAAGTAAATACAGTGTGTTCCCAATCTACTGACACTATCAAGAAATATCCCTCTGGATATTCTTGTAGAAAAAATAATAGAAAAACATACCGCATGGATTGATTTTTTTTGGAAAAATCATAGGACAACGATCTAAATATGCAGAAGCGCTTAAAGCTACTGAACAGTTGTCCGACGAAGAAGCATTAATAGCTATTCAGAACATTGTTCCAGATTACAAATTGGATTAGAATATAGATAAGTCTCTTCTTTGGAAGAGACTTATCTATACAGTTAGTATTCGATATATTTCATAGATGGGATAATTCGAAATATGATATGATTATATTTTCACATTTGGAGTAAGTCATGTCACTAAAAAATAACGACAATGGCACTATGTATTATTACAATCCGATAGCCCCATATGAACTTTTAGTCGAATGCCCACTTGATCTTGAACAAGATTTGTCGTATTCTCCGGGATATTCGTGTTGTACTAAAGTACCTCCCCCAAATCCAAAAAATGGATATGCCATATGTTGGGATCACGATAAAAAATCTTGGAGATATGTCATAGATCACAGGGGACAACTGTATTGGACAGAGGATATGACGTACAATGACTCCGGCATTCCTGTAACCGAACTTGGACCCATACCAGAAGCTAAAACATTCACTAGACCGCCTATTCCTACAAATATACAAAGAAAACGGGTACTTCAAAAAATCGATACTAAAGAATTGCAGATTCTTGAACAAGGTGTCACGTACAATGGAAAAGCATATAAATCCGATATGTCGTCGATGTTAGAGTATTTGATTTTCCAAAACTCTGCAGAACAAAAAGAATTTTTGAGAGTACAACTTAAAGATGGATCTTGGACTAAAATTGACAAACAGATGTGTTTTGACATTCTAAAATTATGCAAATATAACTTAAAGTTAGCCAAAGAATACCGATATGCTAAAACTATGCAGTTAGAGACATATCCCGATCATAAATTAGAATCATTTCCTTTGTAATTTAAGTATACTACTTTTGAACGTCTAAATACATCTAAAAGTATACTATGCGATTTGGTTGTACAAATAATCGTGTACAACCAACGAAAACATTTGATGCGGGGTATCAACGAATTTAATCGTCCGCAGTTATCTTAACGTATATTTGGAGAAACGTATGTTAGCAATAGATTTTCCTAATGCTGCTTCTACGATCAACGATAAGTACTATCGCGAGATTGTCTCTGAGGAACGATTTGAGTTTCCTTCTACAGCAGAAGATTTTATATCGACTGGAGTGGCTGATCATGATGAGTTCATCAGTGAAGTTGATGGTGATCCTGTAGTTAGAACATATAACAACTTCACCATCAACGAAGGACATCTTGTTCGTCCTACGAATCGGTGTAAAGGACTGTATCTCAATATTCTTGGGGATGCACACATCCACGGAACACTGTCCATGACTGCAAGAGGAGCATTTGCTCCTGGTAAGTATGTCGGTATAGACTTGAAAAATAAAGTTATACATTACAATCACAGCGATACCTATCCGGAAGATGCGATGTTCGTCATGACGCCTATAGGTGGTCCTCGACTGACAACGTATAATACTCGTGGATCTGACGGAGTGGGTAACTCGTGTGGAGGCGGTGGATGTGGTGCGGTAGAATACCACTACGGTGGTGTTGGAGGATATGGGGGGGAAGGTACTTCTTTTTCCGGTGGAGCTGGAGGAGGCGGGACTGCAAGAGGAACCGCAGGCTCTGGTGGTATAAATGCTGGTAGAGGAGGAAACGGATACGGATTCGTCGCTACTACCGGTGTATGGTTTTCTGCAGGCGGAGGAGCCGGTAACCCTGGAGGACCTGGCTCTTATGGTGGACATACAGGAGAATCTGGCGCAGGTGGTGTGATCATTGTGTTCGTTCATGGAGATCTCGTTATCCATCCTACAGGGAAGATAGTTTCTGCCGGATCTAAAGGTGGAGATGGGTATGACCCTGGTGGTGGATCTGGTGGTGGTGCCATCCATATATTCTACAAGGGGTTATTCGAAGGATCCGATAAGTTATTTGTTCCTGGAGGAGGTGGGGGACGTCCTATCCCTGCAGGAGGATATTCCGGAGCAATTGGTGCTCCCGGAGGTACCGGATCGATATCCCATCAACGTATACCTAGTATATGGTAATGATTATCAGATATGTCTCCCTTTTTTAGGGAGACATATCTTTTTTAATGTGAAAGGCACTTCTAATTGATGTACAGTTATTTCTAGTTAAGCACATCTTATGCCCTAACTCCCAGACAAAGGAGATGTATAATGCAAGTCAATGTGAACTGGACATATAAGTTTGGATTCATTGAGGCATTTGAATCGCTGAACGGTATATATAAAGTAGTTCAAATCATGTCGTATAAAGAATTGTTGGATAGCAATCTTTCTCTTTACGATGGACTTTATGTTCACGTAAATAAAACACAACAGGATTTGGACAACGATGTAGCCAAATACAGAACAGACGATATCCTCAAATTAGAATCTGTGATTGACAAAACAAAGGTTTATTACATTCCCAGCAAAATATTACGGTTTATACCGGAAACAAATGTTAATAAATACGCTAAATTAGCAGTGGGTTTAAATGTTGGCCCGTGTAATAGTAAAGAAGATTTGGATCACATTGTAGAAGCACTCCAGCAACTGATGACTAAAATGTTCGGGATCTCTCAGTCTCCGAGTGTTTTTAGTGTAGGAAGTGTGTGGTTAACAGATGCCGAATATGCGACTATAACCGCAGAACGGGATAACGAAGCTAGAGAAGTCATCAATTATTATGGAGAAAATAAAAAGCTTCTTGAAACTATCAGTCAGCAAAATGAAACAATACGTCAACTACAATTGTTGATCAAAGACCATTTAGGCTAAAGGAGTATTTCGTTATGTATTTAACCCCAGATTTGACTGCAGAAAATCTTCTTTATCGAAAAGATAATGATGTACGGATGATTATATCTGCAGAACAAAAACTCACGTTCACTAGTCCTATCTATTCCGATACTATCAATATGGTTTTGATGGGTACACAAAATCAGACACTTATCAAAGGTATTGATTGGACAGTACGTTCGGAAGATATTGCTATAGAAAGTACTTCTCAGATGCGTCTTATAGACCACACATTTAACAAAGAACTTGTGCGCAGTATAACGATCATCAAACCGTATGTTGCAGATTACAAGATCTTTATGACTTATCAGATGCTCTATCCTGAGCATAGTAAAGTCGCATTGAATGAAACAGAAGAGGTACTTGAATTTACGCCAGATCTGTTAACACATATACTTCAATTATTACGTGCACACGATAGACTGTTATCTCCTATAACTGATGTACATAGTCCGGTAGAACGTAATCCTAGGATGTTCGAAATTGATCAGCACAAAGAACTTCCTGAGAACTTTGTTTCTAACGAATTACATAGCGTAAATACTCTAGAGCAAATTCACACGATCCATCCTATCGGCGGAGCATTTTTCAAAGATTCGCTCGTTGTAGAAAAAGTAGATCCTACAGTCAGCGATCCTATGGCACATGTCCCTGAAAATGTACTTATCCCTGGAGTAGACTACAAAGTATTTGGTTGTGATTATCACAAGACAAGTATGACTAAGAATACTTCTGGTGTATATAGATTCGTCCTGTTCACAAAAGCATTTGTGGGTCAAGTCAAAGTAAGCTATCATGCATATGGCGGAGATCCTACACTGTACGACATACGTCAACAAGAAGAATCTATCGATAACATACGCCGATATGTTCTTGAATCTCAGTTACTTACTCCCAAGACATTAGGCAACACACCACAAATCATCACAATTTCCAATAGAATATTGGAATTGGAGGAAAAGATGCGTATATTAGCACAACAAGGTCGTCCTTCTTACGGAGATGTAAGTCACGGCGGTACGCTTATCAAAAAGATCACATCTGTAGATGACGAACTTCACTGGTACACTATCGCAGAATTATTCAAAGTAGACGGTTCTGAAGAAGTATTTATAGCCGACATCATGCGTCTGTCTATACAGACACTTTACACAAAATTCACATTTGACGTTTTAGTCAATGTAAATATTGAACATCCTACTGATCGACTTGAAGTTGCATGTACTTCAGCAACGTATCCTAAAGGATATATTCCTTTTGAAGATTATTCCCAAATAGAAAATATCATTCGTCCTCAGTTTAGGATCATTTGGAATGAAAATACGGTGGAAGGTTCCGGTATCTTTTTACAGATCGGGATGCGTCTTAAAGGATACGTCGAAGAAACTTTGGCTATCGAAGACATGAGTGGACAGCAATCTGCTTGGAAACTTATACCTACTCCTGTAGAAGCATCTCTTCCTGAAGATAATTTGATAGCACTTCCTAGTAACAACCACACTTGGGACGTACTTAACCCGAATAGTCGCTCTGAAAGTCAGATGATACCCTTCCCGGATGGGCACCTTATTTGGGCAGGACAAGAAGCGCTTAACCGTCCTAACTCGGGATGGATGAGTCATCGGTTAGTACATCTTCTTGAAAAAGATACTGACATCCGTAAGATCAAACAGATCCGTTGTGATCTTACTGAAGAAGGTGGAAATCGATTCCCCATTATGTTCAACTTCATTCGCGGCTCTGAAAAGTTACAATCCAGTACGACGTTTAACTACAACGGAAAACCTTCTTACATGGTTGCGCAGATAACACGCGATGCAGTAAATGGGAATATAGTTATTGATATAGCTGCAGACATCGTTGCAGGTCCTACTGCTAACCGACTTGATTTAAGTCAAGTCTTAGTCTTCTTCTAAAAGGACGTGTTATGATCTTGGTAGACACAAAGAAAATACCGGAACTTAATAAACATTTTGTGATCTCATGGTACTGCGTAACCAAAGCTCAGCTCCGAGACATGAAACTTAAAAGTTCTCAAAAAGTATTTAACCATGGAGATATACCTAAAGGGTTTTACACTAACTCGGCACAATTCTTTGTCGAAGAAGGTATACTCAGAAATGGTTACGGCATCTTAAAACGTATCTCTTGATTTTCTTCTCTATTCCTTCCTTCTACTGTGTATGAGTCCGGATAGGACTCATACACTATCAATAACAATACCTGATATTTAGGAGGTAGTTTATGCGTACTCGTTATGACGTTACTTTAATGTCAGGAAATTTGATAACACGTTGTAGACAGTTCATAATAAAAAACCAAGATGGTACTTGGTATGATGAGAATACGGCTATGACGTTTTCTTCAGAAAATGATATCTATCAGTACTATGGCAAAAATGACATCTTAGTTATCTTAACACCAGTCGAGGAGATGAGAATATGTGGGCATTCGCTATAGACCGACAATACTTTATTGTATTCGATAAAACTCAAAAAGAGTACGATGTGTTGTCATATCCACACTATCCTACAACCGATGAAGATGTCGGCATAATCATGGTCGACAACAGAAATCCTAAAACTCCTATCATTTCTGGATATGGGGGAGTTGACGACATAGTGTCTAACTACAACCACCCTCTGACTTCTTTGGTTATTTACATGGCTCAAAAGCACATGGAACTTCTTCCCGTAGCATATTGGGACATGACACAATTGCATGCAACTGCCAATCCATTCTATTTTGAAGATTTCTTTGTCAGACAGTTGTCTCTCATAATCTCAGATGAAGAAGGTAAGATCCCAAATATCGAGGATGAATTAAAATATAAGGATAACTCTTGGTCACGTATATTTGGAGTGGTTTATCACGGAGAACACAAAGTACAAACTAAAGTCAAAACACTTGTTCGTCCGATACTGTTCCTCGGAATGAGAGACGGACAGATCATCCTCGGTAAAACTACTAATAGTTATCATGTTGATGAAGATGCCCCAGATATCATGTTCGGAAGGATCCATCTGAATGAAGATGTCGCTGTCGATTTGAAACCTCTAGCTCCCTATGACAGTGAAGAAATTCGTTCTATTGTACCAAGTAATTAATTTCGACAAGAGAAGAGTTCTTAGGAACTCTTCTCATTGCAAGCTCTATCCGTTTTGAAGGATATATTACTATTGTGTATCTATACCTGAATTCATTTAAGGAGAATCACTATGTCTGAAGTACAAAATACTATCGTAGCTACAGATGACAATATCGTGTACATCGTTAGCTCCGAGATCAAACGGTTGGGAGACCGTGCTGATCTTAATCACATAGATGTCAGTAACATTACTGACATGTCGTGTCTGTTTAATACGTCTTCATTCAATGGAGACATATCCAAGTGGAATGTATCAAACGTTAAGGATATGTCTTGGATGTTCTCAGAATCTGAGTTCAATGGAGACATATCTGACTGGAATGTATCTGGTGTAGTAAACATGCACGGCATGTTCTCACATTCTAAGTTCGATCAGGATATATCGAACTGGGATGTGTCTCATGTTGAAGATATGTCTTATATGTTCGATGAGTCTCAGTTCAATCAAGACATATCGTCTTGGGACGTATCGAACGTTACTGAGATGAATAACATGTTCGAACGTTCTGTATTCAATGGGGATATCGCATCCTGGGATGTCAGTAACGTTAAGAACATGCGTACAATGTTCACATACTCACGATTCAACAGAGATATCTCCCGGTGGGATGTGAGTAATGTGGTATTCATGTCTTGGATGTTTGCATCTTCAGTATTCGACGGGGATATATCTGGATGGGATGTATCCAACGTCAGAGATATGTCTCACATGTTCGAACGTTCTAAGTTCAATCGGGACATATCTAAATGGAATGTGTCTAACGTTAAATACATGCAACACATGTTCTCAGAATCAATATTCAACCAAGACATATCTTCTTGGAATATTGGTCGAGTAAAAGATATGTCTGGCATGTTCGAACGTTCGATATTCGATCAGGACATATCCCGATGGGATGTGTCGCACGTTACAAATATGTTTGGAATGTTCTCACACTCTAAGTTCAAAGGGGATCTATCCAAATGGGACGTAAGTGAAGTCGAGAACATGCGCTGCATGTTCTCAGAATCTGTGTTCAATAGAGACATATCCATGTGGGACGTATCGAACGTTAAAGATATGTTTGGTATGTTCACAAATTCGATGTTCAACCAAGACATATCTGACTGGGATGTCTCTAATGTTAAAACAATGAAAGGGATGTTCTCAAAATCCAGGTTTGACCAAGACATATCGACATGGAATGTGTCTCAGGTTACAGATATGTCTTGGATGTTCTATAGATCCGTGTTCAACCAGGACATAGCTTTGTGGGACGTGTCTAACGTAACTGGCATGGAATATATGTTCTACCGTGCTAAGTTCAATCAAGACATATCCCGATGGGATGTGTCCGATACGACTGACGTATCCGGCATGTTTGAAGGATCTCCTTTAGAACAACATCCTCCGATGTGGAACAAACAAAAATAGAAACGTTAGTACGTACGGTAAGAGAGTTCCTCCTTGACCGGGAGGAACTCTCTTATATCAAGATATGTCATTCGATTTATTTGAAGGATATATTACTTTTTTGAACAAGAGACTAGGACACTCTTATTTAAATAACCACTCCATTGTCCTTCAAACAGATGAGTCCGTGTCCAGCTTATCTGTGGGTCGTTAAGGCGGACACAATTTAGGAAGATCGTACTAGCCCCCAAGGTACGATCTTCCTTTATTTTTTTTTGTTTACTAGGGCATTCTTGTAAGATTGAACAGAGTTATGTCTGTCAAGTCAGTAGATGCTGACTTGAAGAACTTGCCATCCGTCCCGATAATGGAGCGAATACTACTAAGATACTCTTGACATTCTCTAGTAGCTTCATCGCTCATTATTCCGTTTAGTGAGACAGTATCCCCATCGTAATCTGCTCCAAGTCCTCTGGTTTGAGAATCGTGGATTATCAGACTGTCTACATAGTCTTTGCCCAATATTGGGTAGTGTGGGAGGATGTACTCTTGTGTTTCATTGAACTGAGAACAGAATCTAACTTCTCTACTAGGAGCGGTAGTTCCGATCTTAGTTTTAGCCACGTAAGTTGAACCAAGTTCAATAGCAGGATATCGTGTAACTTGACTATATTTGTCTTGAGTAGCTCGGTAAACCGCAAAGTACATCATCTCTAAATAACTAAGCGGACGGATCTTTGAACGATCTACTTTTTCAGATCGGATCTGATCCGCTGTTAACAAGACAAGTTCAAGTACTGCTATATCTGAATGTTTACCAAAATACTCTTTTTGTTCTTCAGTTAACTCATCGTACTTGGGATGACTTTTAAGTCGTAGAAGTTCTTGTCTACTATTGACTTTGTATACTTCTCCCCAAGGAGTCTTTACTTGATCATCTTCGTGGTACTTATGAAAATCATCTCCAACTACAGTTGTGATGATATTAACTTCATTCCGGAACTTTAATGTTTCTGTTTCCGAGAATTCGATATTTTTTACGTTCGATTCCATAAAGGACACAAAATCGTCAACGTTCTTCAGAACATATATTCTATCTCCAAGATCGTACACTAAAAACGGATAATAAAACTTATTGTTCTTATCTCGGACGATCACGGGTTTTGTTCGTATGTGTGCATTTTGGAACATCTGGATAATGGATTCCAGTCCAAGAGAACTTATCCCTTTTGTAACTTCCCGGTCAGTAACTTCAATATACTGAGTTTTGTATGTTTTAGGATCGATCGCAGTAATTGTAGTTTCACCTGAGCCAAATATCTGACTGTAAAACAATTCTCTTAGGGTATGTATCACAAGTGGCTGAAATGCTTTTGCTGCCTGGAACAATGGAATTATAGTTTCGTTGTGTTTGTGATAACTTGACGATTCTGGAGACGCAGCTTCTGATGTGGATACACTGATAACGTTACGTGATCCCCAAGCGATAGCTCTACGTGCGTATCTTCTCTGAACAAATCCGGTCTTTCCATCAAGAAAGTTCTTATGATAAAGATAAAGTTCGAATAACTTCTTTTGAAGAAGATACCGAACCCCATCGTAGAGTTTGTTCATGACAGGATCTTCACTATCTTTTACTTCCTGAGATAAACTAAGCAAAGATAAGTATATTTGATTGATTTCATCTGAAGTATACATATCTCCATCTTTACGCATATCTCGGATGCCTGCGGGAAGTATCAGAAGTTTAGTCGTAAATGCGACATTTTTTTCTCGCAATTGTTCAAGTACTTTGATTTTATTTGTTCTTGATCTTGACTTATTACGAACAAATTTTAACTGAGGAAATATCCTAACTACAAATGAATATCCTGTTTCTGCTCCAGGTGTAGTCGGTTCTGCAGGAACTAGATCTTTAAGTTTATTGTCGAATTTAGCATACGCTTTTCCTTCCATAATGGTTTGATAAAATCCTTTGATGTCTATCAAGTTCTTGTATGCAATAGGAACAAATATCTTAGAACCTAAGGTCATATACCCCAATCTACCTAGACGTTCTGTACTTCCAACTTGCCCAAAAATAGTTTCTGAGTAGAGACCGTCTGGATGGAATTTTGTACTAGATGGCTCCCAAGATAAAAATGATGTTACTTCCCCTATCTCGTGTTCATTTATAAACTTATCTATATCTAACGGCCAGATATTAAACGGACTTTGCGGTTCCATGATATTGTTTACCTCCGATCATTGAAGAGCATAAAATGAGTCAGAACTGGATATAAGATGCTTACCACTCAATCCACGACCATATGGAGATACATATGTCAGAGTCTCATTTTGATCAAGATAATTTCAATGTTGAGTATTTAAAAGACTTAACAAAAGTCAGAAAATGTGTATATCTAGATCTTACGTATTGTATCGATCTCTACGTAAGTTTTTTTATCTACTACTGCACCATCCTCAAACCCAACGAAGAGTTATTTTTACATGTAAAAGAAAATCTCGTCAAATACGACCATAGAAGAGACTTTGAACATGCTAAATATTTTCCTAATTTCAATATATCGGACGAACAAGTAATCGAATATTTGAATGATCCGGAACATCAATCAAAAATTTTACATGTGGGTATAAATACTCTTGTGGGAAGGATGCTTCCGGATATCCATAAACATCTTAGAAAACTAAACAGTGGACTAGGATATTACGGACCAATCGAATATTGGATAAATACCCATCCCATCCAAGACTTAACAAACTATTCAATAGAACTTTTAAAAGACAGATTCTTAAAGATAGATCCTGACAACTACATAACAAATATCACCGCATCGAAAAACTTCAAAGAAGAAGATTTTTCAGATCTGACTGCAGAAGAAAGAATCGCACTTGAGCTTGACCTTTCTCAGATCAAAAATGATCCTACTTTAAGAATTGCACTTACACATAAACCTTGTAGACAGATCTCTATAAAAGATCTGAAAAAAGTAGATATATTCTTTTTGAATGATCTAAGAGAATTTGATGACCCATTAAGTTCGCTTTATTCTCCAATCGTCAACAATCTGGTATTTCAGGATGCGTTGGTATGTGTTCCTAGAAGATACACTAATCCTGAAATCATTGAGCAACTTCCTAATCTAAGTCAACAGGAAAAAGACCAAGCACTGGCAATTGCTCCACTTGTTGCATCGATGTATTTTGAAATGATATATTTCGATCCTTGGATTCTAAATAAAAAGGGATAGACCATGGCAAAACATGACGATTTTGAAATGGGTTCTGAATTTGATGATTTTCAAAGTGATTTTGAAGATTTTGATTTTGATATAGATGAAAATGCAGAAAAGCGAGGATCTAGAGAACCTGCATCCCGAACAAAACAATTAGCTACAGCTGGACTTGACGGAGTTAAATCTAATATCACGAAGAAGCTCATTTCACGTATGGGATACCAGATGCCCAATACCCAGCAGCTTCTTGGAGATGCTACACAGATTTTATCTGATGGACAAAGATTACGAGACGATTTTGTACGAGATATAACTCCTGGCATGTTGCAACTCAAACGTGCAGGGCAGGTATTCTTCCCTAGAGTGAAATCATATCTTCCGGACAAAGTCGGATCAAAGATAGAGAATTTTCTCAAAACAGAAAATCGTTCTGGTGGACTTTCGTTAGAAGAAGAGCGTCGTTCTCTCGTAAATGAAAATCTTGAAAATATATTTAAACTTCAAGTCGAACAAGACCAAGAAACAAAGAAAGAAGCTAAATTAGATACCTTTGTCGATAGAACTCTAGCTTCTGGAAGACATAAAGAAAGTGCAGGGCTGTTAGACAGCATCCGTATAGCTACAGAGTTCAATAAGAACTACTTAACTAGTGTAGATATTGCATATCGTAGAAAACGATTAGAATTAGCATACGACCATCTGTTTGTCGCTAAAGATACACGAGAACTTATTAAAGGGTTATCTCAAGTCATAGAGACTAACCTCAAAGACATTAGCCACAATACTGCTCTTCCGGATATCCAGAAACAACAGCTCTCAGAGTCGTACAAAGAAGTCATGAGAGGGGCAGTATCTAACAGAATCAATCAGCATCTGTCTGGATGGGTAGGCCAGATAGGGAAAAATATCAAATCTCGAGTTTTAGATCCTGTTGTGCAAGGTGTGAACATGGCAGCAGGTGCTGCTGAAATGACTGCAGATTTTGCACAAATGGAAGAAGAGCTTGGGATGAGTTCTGCTCCGAGTTCTCCTTTTACCTTACTTGGTAAAGCCGCAGGTGGAGGACTTACTTCTTTACTGGGTAAAAAACTTACAACCAAGTTATTTGGTTCTGCAGGAGATGGACTCATCTCTCCATATGCAGGAACACTGGAAGGATGGTCTGGGCAAGCTAAATTAAAAGCTATGCTTAAAGTAAAGGAACTTCAGGAAAACTTAGATCCTTCTTCTCCGATAGGATTCTTAACTGAACTTCTTTCTTCTGGTGTATCTAGAGATGCTGGAACTCTTGTCAATACTGCAGCAAAACCAGAAGATCTTGCATCGTACGACGTTGCTGCAAGAACCAGTATAGTGGAGATCATGCCGGGATATCTTGCAAGAGCAGTACAGCTCTTATCCAAGATAGCTACAGGAAAAGATACTTCACTTTTAACTTACGATTACACTAAACGTGATTTTGTAACTTCAGGACAATTACGTAAACGGGTTATAGAAGAAGCGTTCGGTACTGAAGAACAACGGTCTGAAGATATCGGAAGAGCAGTTGGAGCGATCCGTGGGCTTTATGGGCACTTAGGCGAAGATGTTGTACAAATTGATAATGCTGCAAAAGACATAGCCACATTTATCATCAACTCTGCCACTAAGAAGTATCTGTTAGCTCCTAACACTATCCGAAAATATCTTAATGAAGAAGAATTGTCGGATAGTGAAAATAACTATATCTCTAGAACTTCCAATGGAATAAAAGATTCTCGTGCATTCTTTACGATACTAAACACGATCTTGTATCCTGATGGGAAATCTAAATACATTGATGCAGAAACTGAGATCAATCGATATATAATCGGACTCATGCAAAAGGATGAGTATCTGGATGTCCTTCCAAGATATCTCAATGCTACAGGACAAGCATCTCTGTTCACAGATCTTGCTACTAGTACCGGAGATAGATTTCAGTTCAATCAGGAAACTATCCAAAAGTTACTTCATGGAGATCTTGGTAAATCGTTTATCGGTTCTCTTGAAAATGAATCGAATTATACTCAGAATAAATTTAACAATTTAGTTCAGAGTGTCCAAAATGCTCCAGAAAGTGTACGTCAGTTATTTGAAAGTGTAAGTGGAAATCGAGCAGCATTATCTATTTCAGATACAAAACTTCCTGGATTCACTTCTTCCTTAAATCCTCTCACAAGTACGTATGAGATGGATCCTACTGGTGTACGAAAATCTCCGTTCTCAGGAATCACGATTCCCAAGGCTACAGAGAATCGTAATGACGAATCTGTTACAAGTATCATACCTGTAAAGATAGCTGAGGTAGAAGGATTACTTCCTACTTATCTCAAGAAATCAGATATTGATTTTACTTCAATTATCAAACTTAAAGATCCTCAAGTTACAAAATCGTCTACGCAATTGGAAGATATTGCCGAGATGCATTTTGAAAGACAGTTCACCGTTCCTGACTTACTGGAAAGGATTGCTGAAAGCTCTGGAGAAATGAATGATAAACTCATGTCGCTTCTCGCAGATGGAATAACTATATTTGGACAGCTCTATCATAAGGGCAAACGTCTTACGATTGGTGGATTAAAGCGACTCAAATCCCAAGCACTCTCTATACCCAAAGGACTTAAAGACTTAGGAGAAGATGCATATCTTCATGGTCTTTACGGACTTGACTGGGTAAAAGAGAAGATTCCTGGATTAAAACCCATTTACGACAAAGGCAAAAAGTACCTTGGAGATAAATGGGACGGTACTAAGAGAGCTGCGAAGAATATTGGTTGGGGTATGGTCGATGCCGGACTTGGTCTTGGAGACATGATGCTCAGTCTCCCCGAAGCAGTAGGTCAAGGCTTCACTATGGCTAGAGACGGATTTGCTAAAGTTAAATCCAATATCGCAGCCAGATGGAAGATCGGACAAGAAAAAGCAAGGAAGACTAAACGGTTTGTAGACGTATACCGCAAAGATGAAGTAGAAATAGGTAAACCATTATTATCTGCTAAAAAACAGATATCTGGGGTTGTGTTCAATGACGGTTCTGCAGTTAGAACGTCATACCGTATAACCAAACCGGTTATTGACCCAGAAGACGGTACTACCTACATCACACAAGAAGACATAGAACACGGACTTGTAGATGTAGAAAACAATAGTCTGACACCTATTGGAATCATAAAAGGCATCGCAAGAACTATAGATACAAAACTTCTTGGTGGCGCTTTTGGTAAAGCCAAATCTCTTCTTGGAGGTCTCTTTGGTAAAGACAGTTTCTTACGAAAGATACTCTCAGGGGGACTTAAAGGATTAGGTAATTTATTTACTAAAGGTCCACTGCAATGGATGACTAGCTTCAATTCAAAAATCACCAAAAAAGAATTGAAAAGTCTTGTTGGTGACAAATTAGATCTCATCTACAACTATCTTGTAGCTAGATTCGGCAATGTGCAGCAAAAATTAACTGCACTACAAGTACGAGCTGGAGACAGTGATGGTGATGGAAAACGAGATTCTATTTTTGAAGAAAAACAGAATAGGCTTAAAGAAGAACAACACGAACGTATTGAAGATCGGGAAGAAAGACAAACTGAAGCATTAGAAGCAATTCGTAATGCTCTTACCCCTAAGAAAAAGAAATCTAAAAATGAAGATGAAGGTGGACTTGTCTCTGGACTTCTCGATCTTGTAACTGGAGGAAAAGGTAAAGGTGGAGGATTTCTTAGCAAATGGGGCGGTAAACTTCTTGGAGCTCTTGGCCTCGGAGGGGCAGCTGCTGGGGGTGCTACTGCTGCTAGTGCTGTCGGTGCTGGTGGTGCATTGGCTACTCTCGGGTCTACAGCTACAGCTGCTGGAACCGCTCTCGCTAGTGGAGTTGCCACGACTGCTACCGCTACAGGTGGTCTTCTTGCTGGTAGTGGGACTACTCTTGCTGCTCTGGCTTCTAATCCTATCGGATGGGTCATCGGAGGCACTCTTGCTGTCGGAGCAGGTGCGTATCTTGGATATAGATACCTGAACCCCAGTGGGGATTCTCTCATAGATGCTAGAGCGCAAGCCTACGGTATAGATCTTAATGCTTCTACTGGTCTTTTTACAGGATCAAATACTAAACGTATACTCGAACTTGAAGAACGTACTGCTGCTATAGTAGAAGGACGTTCTAATCCTTTGAATGACTCAGACATGGAATACTTTGCCGATCTGTTCGGATTTGATAGAAAAATTCAAAACCAAGTTGCTTACTTTGCAAGTTGGTATAGACAAAGATTCTATCCTAGTTTTCGTATATTCTTAAATATCATTAAGAATGCTGGATTTACGTATAGTTCGATCGACGACATAACGGAAGAGTTCCGTAAACCAATCGCGGACGAATTCTTAAAACAAACCTCAGGGCACGTCAATGCTCTTCGCAATCTCGTACCTACAATGCAGGGATATAAAACATTTGAAAAAATGCAGAATATCCCACAATCGGAAGAAAATAAAGCACAAGCTCATGTTGCAGTAAATACAGAAAAAGTTTCTAATAACGAAGTTAGTTCGCGTACTCAGAAATACAAAGTCGATCCTAGCATATCTGAAGTTACTAACAATCTTCCAGATCCTAAGCCAAAGAAACGAGTTCCTTCGGATACTTCTCCAGGTGGAGCAGGATTCTGGACTGGGTTCTATGGTGGACAAGAAACCTTAGACGCTATGGAAACTGTGGATACTTCCAACTACAAACCGGAATTACCTAAATCTGGAGAACTTGGAGCTATATCTGCACAATTTGAATCGTCTAAGAAAGGATCGCTTGCTATAGGGTACGATGCTACTGGCGGTACAAGCTATGGTAAATACCAATTAGCATCTAGAACTGGAACGTTCGGAAGATTCTTAAGTTGGTTAGAAACACAAGGTCCCAGTGGACAGGAAATCGTTCGAAGATTACGCAATGCTAACGGTCCTTATGACACTGGAAGTACTTCTGGTGCAGTACCTAACGAATGGCGTAAACTCGTTATTGAAGGAAAACTAAAAAATTACGAACATCAGTTCATTAAACTGTCACACTACGATCCTGCACTTCAAGGACTTCCTAGTGAACTTAGGGCATTGGTACTTGGATCAAAAGCATTACAAGATGTACTTTGGTCTACTGCAGTACAACATGGTCCTAGTGGTGCAGTGAAGATATTCCGTGAAGCATACGGACACGTATCGTCTAACGGTCAAGTCAGGATGGAAAGTCTTATCAAAGAGATCTATGCTGACAGAAAAGATAAGTTCCCATCATCGACAGCTAGAGTTCAAGCTGCAGTAAGAGACAGATTCAAAAAGGAATCTTCTGTTGCATTAGCTATGCTTGCAACAGAGTCAGCTTCTCCTGATGTTTCTGGTGAAGATATTGTAGCTTCCGAAGCTACTAAATCTTACGACGAAGAACCGATGTCTATGCCAACCGCACAGGAAACTGGAACTACCTTTGGTACGAAACGAACTAAAGTCGCAGTACCAGAACAGACTCCTACACGAAACGTTGTTACTGCATCGGTAGAAACTAAACCTCAGAAAAACGTCACTTCTGTTACTCCTCAAACAGCAAATACGTCAATCGATCTTACTCCAGTTGTAGCTATCCTTACCCAGATGAAAACTGGGATAGATCAACTTGTTAGTGGAAATGTTGTTTTAGGAGAAATCCGTGATGGTTTAGCATCTGGGTTTAACGACATGGTAACTCTTGCCAAAAGTAACTCTTCCACTACGTCCATAAAACATGCGAACTTTCAACAGAGAGCATCTATGTCACGTAGTGGGATCAGTGTCACAAGACAAAAAGCGTATACCTCTTAGGAGAAATAAATGGCTATAACCGGTTATGCTCAAAGAGATACTGAAATCTGGTTGAGATCGCCTTGGGCGTATCAATTAGGTGAGGATTTTAAGACTACCGGTGATATGCTAAGGGCCATTATCGGGGACGGAGATGACGTCCCCGAAGGCCCTGTTAAGAAGTCGATCCAAACGTTCAAAGATCAAATCAACGAATTTACTCCTACGAAATATCTCAGACCTAACCAGTCAGATACTTCTTTGGGGGGTAATGATGCGATCAATTGTTTCCCTGGATTCTGTAGAAATGATGATGTCATTCATCCATTAACTGGAATCTGCGGGAACACAGACAGAGGATTGGGACGAGTATATCACGAAGTCTACGATAAACATCAGCAGTTATTGCATCTTACATTTGGAGTTCCCGAGTTTGGAGATCTCAAATCGTTCTATGGAGGACTGTTCAATAAAAACCTTGCAGATCTTGTACATAAAGGAGAAACATCGACTTCTGAAGCACTTGGTGGATTGTTAGGTACGGTAGCAGGAGGAGTAGGCGTACTTTCTCTTGCTGTTCGTTTTCCTATATTGCCTCTTGTGTATTTACTTAAGAAAACCAGCGAAAGTGTTGATGTTCACAGAGTTACTAAATATTACGATTTCAAATCGGCGATGCCGTTATTCTACCGATATTGTAACAGTATACTAAGTCATCTTGCTGTAAACATGGGTCTTTATCCTAACGGAACTGGAGGAGATTCTAACGGACAATTCAATATGGCGTATAATGAACTTTACGCCGATGAAGCAGATCCTGATGCCATCCCGGAAATATTGCGAGATGGTCTTGACATGTATAAAATCCTAGCTAAACGTGATAAGTTTTTAAGAGCAGATGGGTCCGATGAAACCTTCTTAGATATATCCTCTGAAGGGTATCTCATGGGCAAGAAAAATGGAGAAGATTCAGGATTCTTTTCTACGTTCGTAGCCAGAACAAGTGCAACCGCACATGGTGCTGATAAATTTGTCAGTTACCGCATCGACAAGAACGTAGATAGTACGGAATCGGTTAATAACCAATCAGGAGAATCTTCTATCCATCAGCTCCTGAATAGTAAAGCTGCGTCTGGTAAAGACATGATGTTCTCACTCATGCACGGAAAACTTGTAGATATCCCTGGAGTGGGGGATGTAGTATCTGCACTGACTAAGTTTGCATCTAATGCGCTTAGTACAGTTACCTTGGGTGCAAGTCAAACCATAGAAGGAATATTGACTGGTTCCGGTATGGCAGATATACCTGAAGTTTGGACAGGAAGTAGTTTTAGTAAAAGCTACAACTTCCATATGAGTTTTAGATCTCATTCTGGAGATCCTGTATCCATATTGCAGAATATCTACTGTCCTATGATTCCTTGGTTAGTTGCTGCTCTTCCAAGATCAGTAGGAGAGAACTCATATACCGCACCGTTTTTAGTACGCGCATACAGCACAGGACTTTTTGCTATACCTTGCGGGATGGTAGAAAGTATGACGATACGTAGAGGTGGAGCAGAATTCGGATGGAGTTCGTCTATGCTTCCTACTGTGGTAGAGATCGATGTTACTATCAAAGATCTCTCTCCTGTTATGCACATGGCACTAATGGATAAAAATTCTGACTTATTCAAAATCTTTGCACAAAACTCAACATTTCAGGAATACTTACTGACTCTCTCTGGGATGGGATTAAATGAACGACTGTTAACTATTCCTAGAGTCATGCGTAAATTGAAAACCTCGCTTAGAACACTCAGAACTACATATGCCAACCCATTGTTCTGGGCAACATCTATAGGTAGTAGTACGATCCCTCGTGTTGTAGGAGCAATATCTCCTTATTCTAGATACGGTCAATAAACTACTGGAGAAGGGAATACTTTCCCTTCTCCAGCTATAACTATAAATGTATGACCATACATGAATGATATGCATCTTAAGTCTATTTCTCTTTAAGGAGAGTTTGTTATGATAAATTTATCTTCCAGCAAATATCATCCAGCGCAAGAACGTTTGATGTATGGTACGTTCTTACGGAAATTTTTCAACTGGAGACTTGGTGATCTTAATAAAAAACCCATAGCTCTTCCAAAAGACATACAGCTTCCCCCCAATAGTGCACTTCACATCTTCGATAATGTGTATTGTGAGGATAATCATATCCCTACGTCCGATGTATTTCCTACACAGATTCCCTTCATAGATAATGAAACCTTTTTACGTCACGTAGTTCATGTCAAAGAACCCAACATCACAAAAGGTGATGTCCCCATCCAATATTCTGAAAAATACCTTCTCATCCCTAGGGATAGAGAAAAGATCTTAAGAAAGTTCAAAATAGAAAATCTTTCTAAGTTCAGATTCCATGAAAACGTATCCACGGTTCCCAATACAAAAAACGCTCTGACTATATTCAACTACAATCCCATGTACCGGATACAGATCAAAGGTTCTTTACAATTGGGAAAAGATACTCTTCTTCAAAATGCTGCAAAGTATCGTAAGACGAGGATGATCTTATCTACTATACTGAATACTGCATCTAAGACAGCTAAAGATAAGATCAATTACATATGGATGCCTCTTTCCAACGAGATCTATTCTCCTCAAAAATTCATAAGAACTAAAACTTCAGAATCTTCTCAAAGTATCAAATACAAAAACAGTAACATGTTTGCTTTATTAGTACAACTCTACAACTTTGTAGACACTAGTACAACATTATCTGTTTTTGAAAAAATGAAAGATGAAGATCTGTACAGAATAAACCTGATATTAACTGTCGGTCGTGACTTTGACAACACCATCATCATAAATCTTAAAACCCTTCAAGAGTTGAACCCACGAAATACCAATTATCGAAAGATCATTAAGATGATCAATCGATTAGTTCTTGTGTCTATGAAAGCTGAAGTGGAGTTCAACGATAACGATGACGAAGAAGATATCGATCGATTAGCCCGAGAACTTCATCTGGAAAAAGAAGAAGATATAGATACATTTGAAGATCATCGTCAGGAAATAGAGGCCAAGTTAAAATCTACGAAAGAAGATGAGAATGTAGAAACTTCCACGGTAGATAAAGATAAACTTATAGATGACGGAAAGAAGATAATCCAAGGACTCAAATCTATTGGGACTATAGATCTTGATATCCCTGAATCGTTAGACGCTATTGTTGTGGACAACAGTGATGCCGATATCATCAAAACTGTTACTCCAACAACTAAGACAAATGTAGATCCTGACTCTTCTGATAAGTCTAAAAAGATAGAACCTCCGAAATCTAAGTTTTTCACTAAAAACGAACTCCTTCGTGTTGCAGGAAATACTGCACCGGCAACTAGTGGAGAAGAATTTGCGGAATTTGGAATGCGTTATCTTAAAGATATCGATTCCGATGCAGATGAGTATATCGCAAAACAGAATCACTTAAGTCCAAAACAAAAAGAACGCGCAACAAAGTTAAGTCGTGCGTACCTGAATATATCTCTGGCAGGAAAACCGTTATCTCAGCATCTGACTACTGGATCTGATCCTACTATCGATACTGAAGAGTTCGATTTTCTAGATAAAGATATCCCGGATAAATCGATGTTGAAGAGTACGCTTCAAAATTTCGACAATACCTATATGAAAAAATTCTATTATCGAGATCTTGCAGCTACTTTGGTATCACTTAATAGAGTTGGTATGTTCGTCACTGGAGTCGAAGAACAATTTATCAATAATGAACTTACCCAGATCAAACGTTTTAAAATCAAGTTCACCGATGCTGAAGGAGAAAAACATTCTTCTACAGTAGACATCCCAGCGATCAACGAAGAAGGTCAATGTTTAGTCAATGGAGTAAATTCTTACTTTAGAAAACAGATGATCAATCTTCCTATATGCAAAGTTTCACCAAGTAGAGTATCTCTTGCATCTAACTATAACAAAACTGTTGTAGAACGAGTAGGATCTGTAGCACACAGTTTCTTAGGATACTTCAGAAAACTACTTATGAAAATAGAAGAGAGTCACAAAATAAAAACGATCTATGGAGTCAATAAACTTCCTTTAGATCTAGACAACCACCTTCCTGGACACGAATATTCTTCTATAATGCAAGAGTATACTGAAGTAGAACTGATACATCATGCAAAGACGTTAACTTTGTATTTCGACTACGAAAAACGACATCATCAGTCTAAGTTTTTCTCAGATCGAGATATATCCGAAGTTGAACAAGATCATCTGGTGTTTTGTGGAGACTATGTAGATGAGAAGAACGATAAGTTCTGTCTTTTCGTAGGAGCAGACAACTTAATCTTAGTTGTATCCACAAAGACTAAAAAGGTTGTAGGACACACAACGTTCATAGGTGCACTTACCAATCTTTTTGATGTCCGGTTAAACACCAATTTAACTGAGTGGACAGATATCAAGATCTTAGATAAAAAGTTCCCAGTAGGGTTCTTATTGGCGTATAAGTATGGCCTTATACCTCTTATGGACAAACTGAAAATGGATTACCAGATAGTCCCTGTACGTTCTAGAGAACCTAAATTAAGTCCTACTTCTATCGTACTTAAGTTCAATGATAAAAAGATCATTTTTGATAGATATCCCCTTCTTGCTTCCATGATCGTATCTGGTCTTACTTTCTTTGATCTTAGACATTACGATCTTGAAGATATGTACGACAAGAATACCTACATCAACATCCTGCAAGATAAAGGGTATAGTCCTAACTATCTTAGGGGTATAGATGCTACATTTGATCTTTTTGTAGATCCCATTACGTACGATGTTCTTTTACAGATGGGCAAACCTACTAAGTTCGATGAGCTACTTATAGAAGCTACTCGGATGTTACAGAACCACGAACACAAAGAGCCTTCGTCTATAGTAAACATGAGAATGCGTTCATTTGAACGACTTAATGCTGTACTCTATAATCAGTTATCTAGAGACTTTGCGAATTACAAAAAACGTAAGAGCCCTGGAACTAAGTTCAGCATTAATCCACAATCGGTTATCCAAAGAATACTTCAAGACCAAGCCATGGTGGGGGTAGAAAACATCAACCCTATCCATGACTTGAAAGTACGAACTAGTTTTACCATGACTGGAGTAGGTGGAAGAAGTCAGGAAGCGTTTGTAGTAAATGATCGAATCTATCCTAAAGATGGTCCTGGTATTTTATCTGAAGCAACTCCTGACAGTGGTGCAGTTGCTATCACTGCCACATCACCGCCTAACCCAACCATAGCAAACGTACGTGGGTTCGTGTCCCCGACAGATGTTACTAAACTAGAACCTTCTCAGCTTATCAGTGTACCTGCGTTACTCATGCCTGCAAGTACACAAGATGATGCTAAAAGAACAAACATGATAAGTATACAGTTATCGCATATGCTTCCAACTAAGGAAGGAAGTTCATTTCGTACAAGAACAGGATACGAAAGGGTGATAGCACATACGACTTCAGCCATGTACGCATATACTGCTAAACAAGATGGACAAGTGATAGATGTGGATGACAAATTAGGAACATGTAAGATCCAATATAAAGATGGAAGTAAGCATGTACTTAATTTCGGAGAAATATACGGAGATTGTGCTGACATGGTCACAACTTTGAAATTAGATCTTCTTATGAAAAAAGGATCTAAATTCAAACGAGGAGATGTTATCACGTATAATCCGGAGTTCTTTGAATATGATCCCATATCGAAACAAATAGACTGGAAACATGGAGTTCCTGCAAGAGTTGCATTCGTGGATTGTCGAAGAACATTTGAAGACAGTTCGTCTATAAGTGAAGAACTCGGGAAGAAACTTCAGATCCAACCAGTAACTATTCGTCCACTTACTTTGCTAGCGGACGATATTGTTCACGAATACAAAAAAATAGGAGATCATGTAGAAATAACAGATCCCTTAATCATATTCGAATCTGGAGAAAATATCGATCTAGCTTCATTCGGGGAAGATCCAGAAACTATCAAGTATCTTGCAGATCTTAATAAACGGACACCTAAAGCTAAAGTAGCCGGAAAAATCGTGGATATTGAAGCGTATTATGGTTGTCCTATCTCCGACATGAATCCCAGTATGGCAAATCTCGTGAAGCATGCTATCAAAGCTAAAAATGCTAAAGCTAAGTTTGCCCAGGGAACCGATACCACAATGCCTCAGTCTGAACCTCTCCCTGAAGATACTAAATTCAAAAATGTAAAGTTCACCAAAAACACTGTAGTGATCCGGTACTTTATTCAAGAGAATTTAGACGCTTCACTTGGAGACAAGATCGTTATCGGACCTTCGTTAAAATCTATCATTGGATCTAAACTAAGTCCGACTTTCGATGAAGACAATGTCGCGATAGATGTGGAAATGAGTGGATCTTCAGTTTCGAACCGTATCGTGAATAGCGTTATAATTATGGGTATAAGTGAAACTGTTCTCGAGAAAACGGAAAAAGACATACTCGAAATGTATTTCGATTAGTGTCACAAATATGGAGTATCTCCTGAAAAGGAGATACTCCTTATATTCATCACAATTTGACAATTATATTACCAATATGAACTTATCATCACAAAACAAATGTTACGAATAAATGTGAGGGAATTACATTATGGCAAATCTATCCAGAATAAAAACCCATCCTGGAGATATTTTGTATTACGAATATCTCGATGCAAATCCCGATAAAGTTACAGCCTTTGAAGAAAAACTGGTATTGCAGTATCCCCTTATCGAATTGATAAACGGAGTACAACACATCACTTATGATGTTGCAGTACAGTTGTCCAAACAACTTGGAACTACTGTAGAGTTTTGGACTAATCTCCAATACGAATACGACCGTTCCTTGTATGATGCAATAACAGACACGTAAAAAAATAATCCAGTATAAATACTATACGGACAACTCTTTAAGATAAATTTTGCCCGAATGGTGGAATAGGTAGACACAAGAGACTTAAAATCTCTCGGCTTACGAGCTGTGCCGGTTCAAGTCCGGCTTCGGGTACCATAGTTCCCTTTGGAGTAATTGGCTGAGGCTGGGAGATGGTAAGTGAAGAACTAGCGATGGCGTTGGCTTATTCTTTACTTACTGTCTCCCCACAACAAATAAGATCCAAGAAAGCTTAAAAGTTATATTACTTATTTGGTACGCGTTATAAAAATCTTCAAAAACAATACCATCAGTTTAACTTTTTTCTAACAAGTCATAAATAATACAACAAGAGATGTCCTTCCGGGGACATCTCTTAGTAAGTTGACGTCCGACACTTAAGGAGATATCATTGTGTCACTTATACTTAAAGTTCCTGATGATGTTTCAATAGAAAATACTAAACCATTTCCACACATTCGTCCGATCGTGGATCTGAAAGATGCTCAAATTTTGATTGATCTGAGGAACTTACCTACAACTTCTTTGCCTCCTAAGATATATGTTCGTCCAGATATCTCATCTCCAAAAGGCTTCAAAATTTATGGTCTGAAGGAGCCATCACAAACCAAAGAAACATACATATTAGATATACCTCATTCTCAGGTTTTCTCGATAAAAGATTGGATAGATAAACTCTACGCTATAGAACACAAAGATTTGAAAGAAATCGAATTCTAAACTACATGATGTTTTGAACATGTTTTACTTTTAGTATGGATATCTGTAGACTACTGCCCTATTTGGGGCAGTAGTCTATACCTCTTAATTATGTCATTCATCTTTTTTTACGGTCATATTACTTCTTTGAATCAGGATCTACGATCCTACAACAAAACTTATTCAAGGAGAATAATCATGACTATTCGTAATTTTATCCAGATCGTTGCCATCGTTGTCGTTACTGGAGCAATGGTTATCGGAAGCTATGTCTACGGACAGAGTGCTTCTTCGGACAACAACTTGTCGATCCGTGGCACAATTATCTCCCAGCAGCATCGCTAAATGAGATACATATGAATTCAACACGACATTTCAAAAGAGAGTAGAGATCCAACACAAATGGATCTCTACTCTTTATTTTTTTATCACATAAGTACAGCACGTTCGCCTTTAACGTAGACATCGTCATGCCTGGCCATTTCCAATGCAGAAACATACATGTCGATAGACGATTGATTTTTATTCAAGTACACAGAGGTAACTATAGAAAAATAACCATACGTCCTATATCCGTCGGAATATCCCGAAACATATCCGGGACAAGTGTTATGTCCTCCAGCACCACCAAACTCACAATCAAATAATGTCTGGCCGTTTAGAGTTCCACGATATCCTGCAATGTAATTTCTTTTTGATCCAAATATATAGAACAACCTTACTTGGTATATTCCAGATTCAGGAACTCCTTGTGGTAAACACATTCTGGTAAGTTGTGGAGGACACCATCGTCCTACCTGACCATCTCTCCAAAGACCCCAAGTCGACCATCCTGTAGGAGTACAACACGTCTGAAGGTTACACTCTTGTGTAGTTGCTGGTTTAGCAACTTCACTACAAAATCGATCTGATTTGTATATACCATCAGATCTAAGACACTGTACTGTTCGTTCTTGGATACCTCCTCCACATGGTGCAGAACATTCTCCCCAAGTACCAACTTCCCAAGAGTATTTCCATACAGGTTTCCATCCTTGTTCTGTCTTAATATGGATATTCTTAACTTCTGTCCAAGTATCATCCTGATTCTTGACAAAAATATTAAGTCTTGACCAATGTTCAGTTTGTTTTATACTTAACATAGGTTTTCTCCAGGAATGATGGGATATAGTACTAGTCTTACGACTAGTACTATATCCCCCTTATTTACTGAATAGAACGTAAGACATTGTACAGTTTGACACTGTCGTACAAAAGCGCATCACCTAACACATCCATACGAATAGCACTGAGTAAAGAATATCTGGTACGTCTGATCTTTGCAGACTCAAACCCATTACAATTATCCTCAATATGTCCTTGACAAATAGTTTGTACTATCTTGTTAGGAGCTATGTCATTTCCGTTACGGATGGTACTTTCGAATGAATTTTTCTCAGTCAGATTTAAGATAAGTTTTACAAATCGCTCAAAATCATTAAACGAATATCCTAAATCTTTCATGGATTGTTCTTTTTCGAGTCCTACATCATCGATAGTAAAAACCTGGGAGATAGTAGGTTTGTTACAATACTCATGGCTTCGCATAGAAAATCCGGACGATTCCATCGAGGACAATAGCGATGTAAGTTCCCCAAGAGGATCGTTTTTATCTACTGGAACAAGTAGATTGGCCAGAGAATACTGATGTATTTTTGTTGCGTTTTGGTATACGTGGAATCTACCATTCATAATTCTAAAATTGGGGAATTTGATCTTGACTTCTGCAGCATTTTTTACGTGCTGGTTAGTTCGGAAGATCCGATCTAACTCCCGTTCCAGAAGAACATTTATTGTTTTTTGTGTATGATAGATATTTTGCATCCTATTGTACATAGGTTCTTGTACTTGCATGTACTTACGAATGCATTGTCTATTCTTCAAATAGATCTCTCCAGAAATAGCATGCAAGATAGACGCTTCGTATGGATCACCTTTAGCTATAGAGGCTTGTCTCATCAAAAGCTGTTCTTGTCCATCTTCCACCAATGCTTCCAAATCATCCACCAGATCATCAGAAGTTTCAATAAAGTTATCGTCCGTGATGTTGATCTTTTCAGAATCTCGGGGGATGATTGTATCGTCAACAATGATCCGTTCCGGATCGTCTACAGAAAAGAGGTTGAACGATGCAGGAACAAAGCTTTCTCCAGAAGGAGAGATAGCTGCTTGTTTCATAGCTTGAAGAAGAGTTATGATCGCTCTACAATCTCGCATACGTAGACTGAAATTCAAAGCTATACCGAGATACATGATAGTGTAGAGTCGGCTATATCTAGCATTCATTGCAATGGTACGAGATACTTCATCTTGAGTATTTGGAAATAAGGTTTTAACTACAACCGCATACATTGCAGGTGTAAATTTGAGATTATTAAGATACACTCTCCAGATACTCGGTCCATTTAGTTGTACATATTTTTCAGCTAACATCAAACTTTTCATTTGATTGTAGCCTAATTTTTTTACACTTTCTGTTTGTGACTCTTGTATACTAGACGGAGAAAAATTACACGCACGTCCAGCATTTTCGATATCCCGGATATCACGTACTTGATCCCACCCTGCAGAAATGAAAGACTGTACAAGGTCATTTAACTTAGGATCGAGCATGTTTGATTTTTGTACTGGGGCTTTAATGGAATTCCAATACGGAGATCCTGAAAAGAACTTATCTACTTTTGTGTATACAGGAACCATATTGATCAGTCCATTAGCATGAGGAACGTTATACACCTCAATTTCGGAATACGCTTTATTATCAATTTTAAGAGAACTTACTTCTTCTAAAATGCGCTGCAGTTTATTATTTTTAACTTTCAGTGCTTCGATAGAAGTTTCAGTACCACTGAATCGGTTTAACGTATTTTTGATCTTAGTAAGTATCCCTTTAGGGATATCTTCCTCAGAATTGATATTCTCCAAACCTATCAGATCTTCTTTCATGAGCTCTAGTTGCTCTAAACAATAGTCAAGATCTTCGTGTGCTCTACGGACTAAATACGAATCTTCTCTGTTGAGATTAAACATGGGTACTCCTTAATCGTTTACAATTTGCGCTTCTGCAGCTTTACAAAGTTTCAATACATCTACCATGATATCATACGCTATCTGGTGTGCAGCTTTGATGAAATGAGTAGCCCACCAAAACCTTGCAAGACGTATTTCAAGGATCTCTCTATTCACAGAACTAGATTCTCCTTGCTCTTGAAGTTGAGCGTCGTATCTGGATAAAGATTCACCATAGGCAACAAACGATTTTTCGATCTTTGTCGTAGTTCTGCTATCTGCATATTGTGCAAGAGTTTTAATTTTTTCTACGACTTGGACTAGTTTGTCAAGAGAATATCCGTGATGTGATACAGATACTGTCGATCTATCTTGATCGTACAATGCGGATACAGATTTAGTCAAGCTAAACTTAGACAGATCGAACCCAATCTTGTACAATACACTGTATGCTCGTTTAAACTCAGGAGTTCTCCAATCCGAGGAAGTTACTGGAGAATCACAAATTTGAGATATGTTAGACAATAACACATGCAATTGTTTAACTGCATCTATCCTCAATAACAATTTTTCATAACTTACGATCTTGAGCTTCTTTTCATAGAACTTTTCTTGATCGATACGATTTAAGTTATTCTTCAGGCGTTTCTCCCAGCGCTGTTGTATACTCTGACTACGGGAAAACGTTTTCTCAGCACCATTACGAAGGATACGTAACATCCGCATCACTAATGCACTGATTTTTCTAGCCATTTTAGCTAGACTTGAACCAACTGATTTAGCTAAATCAGTATAATTTTCATCCGATCTAAAGTTGGGGTTCAACAGCATTTGGAGTTCTTCTTGAAGTTCAAGATAAGAAGTTTCGAATACTTCTTCGTCAGTAGCAAAAGACACTGCTTTTAACTTCAACATGAATCTGCTCCTATTCTAAAATTACAGTGGTATACATAGGATGGCATGAAATAAAATTTTCACTATAATCTTATGCTTCTTTCTTCCAAGGAGATATTACAAATTTATATTCGGAGATGTAACAATGAGTAGCTCAAAAACACAGGAACGCATCCAGAAAATCGTGGACACTTCAATATTTCATATGTGTGTTAAAGAGTCTGTTCAGGCTTTAGCACGCAATCGGAAATCTGATAACCAAGATGTCGCCATTGTTAATGTAGTGGAAAGACAAATTGCAAAATATCATCAGGAGAATAACTAATGCATATTCTGCGTGACTCCATAAGTGAATACATTACTCTTACAAGAAACAATTCTCTTGGACACATGTCCAAAACTCTTGCTGAGTACATAGAGGCAAGGACTCCTGAAGGATTATCCGATGCAGAACTTCAGGCACATGTTGTTGATATGATTGACGAGTATTTTAAAAACGATGAGCATAACTCACAATACAACGTAGTACGAACTATAGGGCAACTGACTGCAGACGTATACAACAAATCCAATCTGAAGTTAACCGCCGAAGTTACTCCTGTAGTGGAGCAACTGTGTTCCAAAATTGTGGATCGAGCTTCTGAGAATTATGCTCGTCGAGTTGGTATATACCAACTTAACGACAAGAAACGCCTTGCTCCTAAAAACTACACGATCTTCTCTGTTGATGAGGATGTCCTCAGGAATATCCAAGGACGACTTTCCGGATTACTTAACAAATATTCTATCAACATAGGGTCAGAATTTCATCTCACTAACCTTTGGAGTACTGCAACAAAAGTACTCCAAAAGGAATATGCTCATCATGGTCCCATGACCATGAAATACCTTGTCGATCAGGTTGAAGAGTTGTTCTCTGAAGAAGAACGCAACGACCCTATGCTTAACCGAATTTTAAACTTCCTTTCCACCAACACAACTTGTGCGTACAACTTTAAGGATCTGTTCCTTGAAGGTTCTTCCGGTGTCGGAATGAGCATGAAATTTATCCAGGACGTAACAGCGTTCAAGTCTGCTCTGACTAAAGTCTACGAAAAGTTTGTACCTTCTAGTATGGACATCTTAGAAGAGACGCAGGAACTTCTTGATGCTAAGTTCAGTGTACTGGAAGATCTTCATGTATTAGCTGACACTGGGCTGGTACTTGCTAAAGACCAATATTCTAAAACTTTAGTTATTGGTCTGGACATGCTCAATGGCGATATGCTTGAAGAGTATCAAAAGAATGGTGGTAAGTTGACTGACATCAGTGCACACTTACGATTGTACTACAATAAAGATGAAGAAGACGTTCTGTATCCTTACGCTACTCATCAGGAGTTTCCCAAGACGGGATTGAGTTACACTTTCATGTTGAAGTCTTTACCTCAGACAAGAAGTGCTATCGAATCTCTGATGGATAAAGTTAATCTTGAAGATACCGAACTGAAAACTAAGTCTTTAGTACATGCTCTTGAATTTGAACTCAGAACTTATCTTGAGAATAATCTGACTCAAGGTAATATTCCTGAGGATGTTCCTGAAATGCACGCTAAAGACATTTGTTACAATAAGTTAACCACACACGTAAACAAGTTCAAGTATAACCCGGAAATGTGCATAGAAGATGTGGTATACTCCTATGTGTTAGATACTTGGTACAATACTTCTCTTGTTTCGACTATCCACAAAACTTTAGGTAGTCAGTTGGTAACTTCTCTTTCAGGAAAAGAGAATCTTGAATCCTCAGATATTGCAACTCTGCATTGTAAAACTCAAGCGGAAATAGTTTCATCGTTTTTACTCGATACTATCGTCGAATAACTCTACCTCCTTGGAAAGTAAGTATCTCTCCCTTTTATCGGGGAGAGATACTTACGCATCTAGATTGGGAACTATATTGCTTTTAAAATAAGAGGTATCGACAAACATTAGAAGTTGTTTGTGCCAAATATACAAAATAATCAGCACGTGGTGGATCCTACTGCCACACAATATTTGTCAGAAATACGAACCTATGCGGGATATGTTCGCAAGCTCTTCATACTTGTACTCTAAAATCACGGTATCGCAATTTCAATATATACATTATCTCCACAAGAAAGAAGAAGGACTCCCGTAACAGGAGTCCTTCTTTTTTTTCATTATGCAACTGCAACAAACTCTATATCGATGGATTTTTTAACCCCGATCGTGTTGCTGGTAGTAAGATAAAGTTCTTGACGAATAGAAGGCTGTACTCCTTTATCAAGAACTCTTATTGTCTGAAGTGTTGTCATGCCATTGATACCAAGAACATCAACTGCTTCAATATAGTCTAAACTTTCTCGAATAGTGGATGTAAGTTCAGTCAATGAAATAGTTTTCTGAGAAATATTCTTTTCTAAGATAGAAATGATAGATTCTCTTAATGTATCTTTGGTAGTTTCGTCGTTGACTACTGCAGGAGGAACATGACATTTGAATTTTATACTCATATTCAAAGGCATCGTAAGTTCAAGATTATCTCCGATACTGAACTTTGCTTGACCTAAAGTTCGAGTAGGACGGAAATACATTTTATCAGATTCGTTAAGTTTATCTAAAGCTGAACGAATAGTTGTAAAATACGATTCAAGAATAGCAGGTAACTCTTTCTTGAACTTTTGCTGGGTAGGTTGTTCACTAAGGTATATCGCAGCATCTATCATGAGAGCATTGACGTAGTATATCTGCACTCGGTCTTTAGCCAGTATGGGTTTGTTGTAATCATCGTAAACTATATCTCCTTCACGATGAACCCACACAGGTTCTCCTTCTTCTGTAAAAATAGGATCTCCCATCTTGTGGAGTTTTACAAGTTCAGGAAGCTCTGTTTCTGGATTGACCACTACTACAGGAACTCCATTGTCGTCTGTCTGGTATATATCTTGAGAGTATGTAGCTTGAAGATCGTACTCGTGTCGGATGTATTGTTTTTCGCTCCAAGATAAATTAACGTTGTTATAGACAACGTCATCCAGGGCATATCCTAATTGGATATTGCAAGACTGAGTTAAAAGTACATGGTGCGTACTTTTTAAACTTTCAGCGACTCCTGAATACAAATGTGACGCAGTGATAGCCGTAGGAAAATGTTCTTTTTTCACCATGAACACAATGGTGTACTTTCCTTCAAAAGGAACGATATGATTCCATTCGTTGACGGTATCTTTTAATGTCGTCATCTCCAAATGGTGTTCTCTGGTGATGTTATAATTGGTATCAAGATGCGCTCTGTAAACATGTGAGCCTTCGAACATCTGAAGGAAATTTAACTTTGTTCCGACTTGTACTCCTTCGATAGAAGAAGTGAAGATGTATACTTCAATATCAGATTCGGGTATATTTACCAGATCTTTTGATTTTTCGACTACGAAATCTACAATGTATCCTCCACTTCCGTCTGCAAGATGAGATATCACTCCCATGTTCGAAACCATTTGAGCTGTGATCTGATCATTTTCTTTTTCGAACTTTAACGAATCTAACTTCGGTTGCATCAGGTTGTAGCTGTTAGCCCGTGAGTATCTTCCATCAGGAACTAATCGTATATGATACGGAGACTTAGTGTACTGATATTTATTAAAATGCTCAACTTTTTCTTGTCTGGTCATTTCTTCTAATTCAGATAACGATGTATCCGATACAGGAACACAAGTTCCACTAGAAGACTTATATTCGTAAAGACATGTGGGTAATATGGTCAAAAGTCCGTCTGGTGTTTTTCGAATGTGTGAAACATTATCGACAGTATCGTTTTCGATATGTATATACGCACTCATGGTAGGTACTATCCCACCAACATTATCCCGAAGGATCTTGTGTGCATGGTACATCAAATTAGTTAAGTTATCTTCATACCTCGAAATAGAGAACCCTGTATCTGCAAAATACGCTTCCATATCCATAGGAGTTATAAGTGCAGATGCATGAAATGCATTATTTATCACTCGGTTTCGTTTTTCTTCAAATGACAGTTCATTAGATCCGCCATTGATCTGAGTTGCCCCAATGGATACGACGTTGACAGGTACAGTATTGAGGATTTGAGAGTACAGATTGTTTTTGATACTTACGTTATAATTTACCCCCAAACTACTTGGGGATATACTACTTATATCTATTTGAAGCTGTCCTCGTGTCGTATATAACTCAACCTCTAATCTATTGCCCATTTGTCCGTTGGTGAAATAGATTTGAGGAACTTTAAGTATGAACGAATTATTTTCCGGAGTTACTAACACGTTGACTGTGGGAGTATATGGATCGTATATGTCCACAGATAAAGACTGGTGCATCAAATGACGAACACCGTCTTTAACATTGAATACTCTAAGAGCGTAGAACTTGTGAGGGTATTTATAGGTTTTATACCAACCTTGGCCAGGGATAAGGTCTTCTTGTATCCTGGTCAATGTGAATTGGTATACAGGTATCTTCAAGTTAATAAGTTCCATATTTACCCATTTCTGGACGGTATGTGGAACTATGTTCTGTGTGATGTCATGAAGTTGATGTTCTTCACTAGTATCAAACATGGCAATAGTGTTGCCTGTTTGTTTATTGATCCGTATCTCTATCGGATAATAAATTCCAAACTTGTATTCCCCAACTGTAAATACAGTTTCTGCAGGAATAATAACCTTTGAATAAACTTCATTGAAAGATCTTGCATTATTGACAAGATAGTTTTTATCTAAGGTTAAAATGACTTCGGTTGTTGAAGGTGTGGAATACATACCGACATAATCGAAATCCGATATATGTTTTGTGAGATCTTTAGAGTCTATGGCTCTTAAAGGATATGTAGCATCCACTTCTTTTTGGACTATCCGTGAATGTAATGCTGTAATAGTTGAACAAGCTTCAAGCAAGAATGCTGCGACATTGTTAGGATCAACTACAACGTGTTCTCCACCAAGTCTGAGTTGAAGATCTTCTAAAAATGATCGTTGAGATTCTAACGGATTCTTAAGTACATTTAAAGTCCAGTTCGGATCATCTAACCGCATGATTTCCTCCTAGACGTAAACTATATCCCCGGAAGGAGAAGACGTCTGTCTTGTTTCATTGATAAGTTTTTCATAGAACTTTCTTTTTGCTCGGATACGAATGTCTGTATCTACACTATCTTGCAAGTAGGTATCTTTCTGTTCATGCGGTTTAGCATAAAACTCTAACTTTGGACCATTTGCTGTTGTGACAATATAGGGAAGTCCTAAGAAGTTATCTCCGGGAGCATTGCCCAATTTAACTCTATTTTGACTGAGAATATCTGGACAAAACTTTGCCATCTTCATATTGAATTCTTTAAGTATCACAGGATCGTTTTCTTCTCCCATGATATTACATTTAAAAGTCACGTTGAATTTTCTTGCTGCTTCGACATAAGTATCGGACTGACTGTAGTCAAAAACACTTCCCGAAGATCTCAACGTCGGAAAACATCCTGTTGCAGCACACCATCTGGTGATATATTGTTTTGATGTGTCCAGCATAAATCTGTATATAGTACAAGTGAATCCCATGACATTCTGATCTATATCTTGAGAATGTTGAACCATTTCTCCTCGTACAACTCTGTCTATATACATAGCCCAATACTGAAGAATGGCAGCACATATCCCCCCTGGAAGATCAGAAAATGTCATACTAAGATCAAACGACTTAGTATTCCTATCTGAGCCTATCGGAATAGTCATATCTTCGGAAAAAAGTCCTGCTTCAGAAGTCCAGGTCTCAAGAGTACCGTTGGGGAATCCACTGATACTTTCCACTGCGTTAGTTATGGGAGTAAGAAAAGGAGAATCATTGTCCATATATGGACAGTTACTTATTAATTCTTGATATCGAACATTTCTAGCAGTTTTAGAATCAAGAAGAAATCGTATCATAAATTGTATAGTGTTAGGATCTAACGTATCCAGCATAGAAAACAATCTAGTCATTCGTAAATTGATAGAATTCAGATTGAGTTCTGGTCTTGTGATAAACGTTAACCCTGGGTATTCTGTATTTTGTATGATCGATCTGATATTGTATCGATCGATCCTGGCTAGATGGTTGTGAAATTGGGAAAAATAACTTCCAGCACCAGCATGCTTCATGGTGTGGTCAAGAACTGATTCATTAAATCTCATCAGTTCATTTTCTATTTCAGTTTTTAACTTGTCGTTAAGATACATTTCTCTTTGATAATCAGCCATAATGTGCTCCTTATAAAAGGACTGGAAAATCATACTATGGTCTTGAACCAATTTAATCACTAGGAGAAGACAATGTCATTATTGGACTTTAATGTTAACATGCGGGACAACAATGGGGAATTAACCTTCGCCAATCTGGTAGATCGTTTACGAAATATCGAACAACGTGTAAGTTCCAGCTTGTCGAGAGCCGTAGAGAAATCTAGAGTTTCTCACAGAGCATTTATTCAACAAGAAGCTGCCAGTGAAGAAATTTTAAATGACTTACTTTTAACTACTCAGAACATGGTTATAGGTTGGATCTTGACTGCTATCCAACTCAACAACAAAGTAGATAGTGCCAGAACTGTAAGAGACGTTTTGGATACAGTATCTACTGAAGCTGCGCATTATGCCAATTTCATTTCTGAAGTAGAACTTGTGGGTAGCTTCGAAAACTATTCCCCGAAAATGGGTGTACTTACTCCGAATAAGAACCTTGGTGGAACTGGACCTGCAAAAGTACACAATCTTCCAGACAAATTAAGTCTGGCTTCAGGACGTATTATTGAAGTTCAGTTCACGCCAAATCCTGACGAACCTAATCAGAAGATGACTGTTCAGTTGTTCTTACAGTTCAATCCGTTTATAGTTAGTGCCGATGTATGTCGAGCATTTTTTGAAAATAACTTTAAACTGGATCTTAAGAAACGATGGTTCCAATTTACTTCCGGGGAAATCAATTTCTTCAGAGATTTTCTTTTTGAATTTGATCGATTAAATAAACGTACAAAAGCCATGAAGGCAGACACCTCTGGTCAACTTAAAGAGTTGGAGGACGCAAAACGAAATAGCTTGATCAGTTACGTTGCCAAATTATTCGGATGGAGATCTAATCGAGAAAATATAGCAAGTTCGATCAATATCTTTTTAAAACAGGATTTTGATCAGTGGTGTCGTGAACTGCATTGTAATTTTGAGAAAGACTACTCCGTAAGACAAAAATTCTTCAACGCAACATTTTCACTGATGGTGATCATAGTCGATCCTTCATATCGTACAGTGACGTACTACTATAACGGAGTGAGAGATTCTGGAAAATATACTTACGATCAGATCATTCGTCAAGCCAAACCCGAATCTTTGAACCTTAAATCTATGATGCAGTCGTACTATCAGTCTACTGCTCCCAAATTCTAGGAGAACAACTATGTTAGTTCTGAAAACATTGGGCGATGCGGTTTTATCATACATCAAAACTACGACTAAACAAAAGTCGTTATCCGTTGAGCAGTTACGTCAAGTGTGCGATGTACTGTATAAACGTATGTCTACGTTGTATACTGTTCTGGAATCTTTCGATGATCTTGCTATGAACAACATCCGCACAAAATACTACGAAGTTCCAGATACTGGTAAGTTTTCTGCAAAACCGATATTTACTAGATATATCAATAAACTTCAAGGTAGCGCAAAGACTCTTGAAACTCAAGTAGCGTTCGGTGCAATGAAAGCTGCGATCCGTGGATACTTAAGTATCCTTACAGAGATCTCTAAACATGCTCAGGATGTCATCCAAGAATCTTCTATAAACATCAAAGATGTACGACTTTCCACTATCGTACTCTTCGGAGTACTTAAAGAAGCGGAAATTGTTTCAAAGTTCGGTGAATCGTTATACAGGCATTTCATGGATACTGCACTTAGAAAAAATCCAGAAATCATCAAATACCGGTATGATGAAATGAACGAATCTGCAGAAAAAGTAGCTGAGCTTGTAACTCATATGGTTGCTAAATCTGGAAGATATTCATTTATGGCAGATATCAATAAAATGCGTCAGAAGAATGTAGATCTTGTACTGCATGCAAAAGATTCCTCTTTTCTGGATTATATTAACCCCAGAAATATTCCGGTCGGAGTTATGAACAACATAACTACCGGTATCATCGGATTCACTTTCATTACTTGGATAGTGGAACGATTCTCTGATTGGAAACATCTTCAGTACCAACGTAATCTTGAATTCAAACATTGGGCTGAACAGCAAGCTGCTTACTACCGTATGAAATTGACTGAAGAAAGTTCTCCGGAACAAATTGCACGTATAGAGAAGATTCTTGATGCCTACACGCAAAAGATCATCAAAATCGATTCTGAGATTGCAGATTACGAAAGATCTGTGAGGGATTAGACTATGCGATGGATACCTAAAGAAAACCCTCCTAGTTCGGATTGGAGACAACGGTACTATACCGAGGCATTGTGCTCTGGAAATATCGGGGATCGAGAAAACAACTACAAGATCTTTGTAGATTCCACTCTTGAACTTCTAGCAGATATAGATGTTCGTATGGTTACCGCAGCACATGCGTATTACTATGCCAGAAAATTCGATAACGTTCCGATAACTAATAACGTGGCAGATAGAGAAAAGTATATCTCTATGTACCGCGATCAAGTATCAGAAAAAATAGCTTTGTCTGTATGGGAAACCGTTCAAGCGATGGCAGTTGCAGTGTTGGAACTTGCACAAAAGAAACCTGCACTTCGTACTTGTGATCTTACTGACTCTCTGTATCAAAGAATACGTGAACTGCCCAATAGGTTTGTGCGTACGCAAAATGTGTACTTAGATGGGATCAGTTTAGAACTCAAAATGCTTCATATAGGAACACAGCCTGAGACTGTACGTGGAAACGTAATGACTATATCCGAAGTGAAAGAAAAGTTCAGGGAGTTCTTAACTTACTGCTCTGAAACTCCAAAAGATCTACATGATCTTATGGATAGAACATCTACGACTGCATTGAAAAGTTATAAAACATATCTGTCTATCATATACCAGTTATTCTCCAATAGTGAATATACTACAGACGAAAGCTGGTTGCAGTTCACTAACAAAGCAGATAAACGACAACTGGAAGTTGTTTCTACTTTCCCAGTTAGAACACCTGAAGCGGTTTTTGGATATAACTTTCAGAATGAATATCTTCAGAAGTCGTTAGAGTTGCCTATAGAGTTGGATAGTTACACTGATAGGTATCTGATTATTGTCAGCTACCTTAAGTAATATTATGCGAAAATGTGTCTGTCAGACAATAACCATTAACATCCTTTGCAAAGGAGAAACATTATGTTTCGCAGCTTAGAAAACCTGTCCCGTATGAATGAAGAAACTGTCGAAGAAACCACGGTTGACGTCGAAGTTCGTGTTGCCGAAGAAGTGGAAACACAGACTGAGATCCTGGAAGAAGCCACCACTATCGTGGAAGAAGCTGAAACCAGTGATGATGCCGGTGAAGAAATCGCTGAGATGCATGCTCTTATGGAGATCATCCAGAACGAAGGTATCAACCCCGGCATGATGGCCGTGATCAACCGGAACAATCAGCTGTCCAACTTCTCGGGCATCGCTCTTCCGGCTAAAGAATCCCTTGATACCGTTGGTGGTAACCCTGAAGCAGCATCTCTTGCGATCGAATCCCTTAAGGAATCCATCAAGAAAGCTATGGAAGCCGTCAAACGGTTCTTCATCAACATCTGGGAAAAGGTCAAGGGACTTGCACGGCGCATTCTCGATCTCGTAAGTTCGAAAGAAAAGGCCCTGGCTCGTGCTAAGGAAATGATCAAGGGAATCACTCTTGACCCCGAAAAAGTCAAGAACAAAGAAGGTAAGTTCATCACTCATCAGTTCATGACTGCACGTTGTGCTGCTCTGACACAGGTTGCCTCTTCGCTGAGTGTTGTATCCCCTGCTACCCTGGTGGGCGATGTGTTCGGCAAGAGCGGTGCCTACTTGAAGGCTCTTGGTCTTCGTATGGAAGATGGTAAGATTGTTGAATTCGATAAACCCGTTGAGATCAAGAAACAGACCCTCACTGCTGCCGGATGGGATGTAGCTAAAGCTGAATCCGTGCATGCCGACGTCGCCAAAGCTCTTGGTGCTATTCGTAGCATGAAGACTGCCAGTGACGCTCTGGGCAAAATCTGCACTGCAGGCATCAAGGAAGCTGACTCCGTTGCCAGATCGTCCGATGAAAAAGTGGACAAGGATAAGGTTGAAGAACTGCGCAAGCTGGCTTCTACCGTTTCCAAGGGTATCTCCCGTGTGTCTTCTGAAGGTATGAAGACCATCAACAATTATCTGACCGTGTGCAGTGCGCTCAAAGCCTGCGAAAAACGGTAAGATTTGATCTATCTGTTAGATTAATCCAGACCTCACGGTCTCACCGAGGAGGGACTCCTTCGGGGGTCTCTCCTCATCTAATTCTTTGGGGGAGTTATCATGCCCGATTGTTTTGAAGATGTTATATTTCAAACAAACCAGATATCACAACTGTGTCGTGAAGGAGATCAGCTTTGTATCACAACTGAGTTCGTATATAACGTATACGAACAGCATCAGACCTGCGCTATACAAAGTGGATACGAAACACTTCTTAGAAATCTTGATTTCTTTAGCTATTTACCAAATGGCAGATATGTTCCTGGAAGTCCGGAAAACTACAACATCGCATTTGAAAGTATACTGTCTACCGTATTCAAAGCAACAGTAAATTTCTTCTCGAGACTTTTGACTGGGATCAAAACTTTTATAAATAAAATTTTTACTGTTCAAAAGAACATCTCTGAACACAATAAAGCAGAAGTAGCTAAAGCTAAAAAATTACTGAATAAATACAGTTCGGATCTAGGAAAAGTACATCTTTCTGAATCCGTTCCTCCGTATAAAGAGTTGTTGAAAGTACTTTCAACGATGAAAGAGCTCATGTCTGATCTTTGTAAATTTCCTATACATGAGCTTAACGCTTCCGTAGCTAACGTTCTGGACGGAAACTCAAATACGGTCACATTTGAAATCAACTATTCTAAACTACTTGGATCTAACTACATTGAGAAACTTTCTTCTATTGGTATAGAGTTTGATGAAGATGACTCTCCTATATTCTCCACCACATTAGATACTTCTTATGGATCAGAGAGATCTATCTCAGAGCTTGGATATCATGCTCACGAGTTAGAAGAACTTGTTGATCTAACTACTATTCAGATCTCTTCTATGCATGATCAACTTTTTAAGATCCAAAAGATACTTGAAAGTATAGTGTTCAAGATCACAAAACTTCAGAACACCAATACGGATCTAACCAAAGAAGAAAACTATAAAGAAGTGTTTGCAACATTACCGAAAGAAGTTAGCAAGCTTGTTGGAATATACCACAAAATAACCTCTGCTAAATTGGCATATACGTACGTTGTTACGTCAGTCATCTCTTCTATCATCGAAGCATTAGAGCATCACGACAAATCAAACTAGAGTTCATGTAGTAGAGACCACTTGGTCTCTACTACAGAATATAACTTTGCTTAATTTTATGACTTACATCCAATTAGGAGTTTAATCATGTCGTATTCTCTTAAAGTTCGAGATAATGATAACTTGGATTATAAAGACGTCGAAGGGTCGATATTTATTGCAGTCAATCTTCATCAATTGCAAACTGCATTTGCTTCTGGTGTTGAAAACATACTTTTGACCTACAACTCTACAAATATACATAAGTCTACCATCGATTATGGTATACCTTCTAATGAGAACTTTCAGTTTGTTCTGCAAGTGATAAAAGGACTACTGCGCAAGTTCATAGAATTTCTGACCGAACTTATACACAAACTTGTACGATTTGTAAACTATGTGATTAATCGTACCAAAAATAATGCAGAACAAATCGAAGGTAATCTGAACACAATCAGAACTGCTCAGGCATCTAGAGCCGACATTCTAAATACAGTAATATCTCCTGCTGCAACATATGCTCAATATCGTACATTTGTAGATAACGTAACGAAATTAGCAGCGGAGGCTGAAAAATTCATCAGACACTATAATGTTGATGATGAAATCAAACTTCTTCTTGAAGAAACAGCGGAGGATGATCTTCCAAAAACTACATCGACTTCAAGAAGACTGACACTAGTTTTTAAGAATGAACTTATAGCACTCGGAGAATCTGTAGGGTTAACTTTTCCTAACCTTTTTACAGCATCAGAAGAAGACGCTATACAAAGTGTTAATCATAGTAGTTATAATAGTAAATTCAGAGAACTACTTACAGCATCAGAACCTAGTACATTAAAAGAGCTTGGATATACGTTTGATATAGTACAATCATTGTATCAGGACGATATCCGTCCACTTATATCCGCACAGTCTAGACTCCAAAACCAGGGACAAGTGTTAGAAACAATCAAGACTCGTTGTGAATTACGTTTACGAGATTTTGAAAAAAATAAGCAGTTGTTGGCAAAAATAGAAAAGTTGCCCAATAGACAATTAAACAAAATACACATGTTGTCTACAACTATAGCAAAGTTGGGAGCATTATTGGTACTTAACGCCAAGATCATAGCGATCATCGATGAAGTTGTTACGTATCACAAAATCCTCAGTCGAGCAATAGCTCGAGGAGTTACTAATGAATGAATCGACATATAACTTATTCTTAGATCCTCTTTGCGATCAAGGTGGAGATTTTGAATTTCGTTTGGATGTGTTTTTGACTGATGCTGAACACACTACGAAACTGAACGAAAGGTTAACTATCGAAGAAGATAAAAGCAATCATCTGAAAGTGCTCATGGCGCTTGTTTCTTCAGGTGAGATAGATCCTACTGACACTACCGTTTTTGATGCTCATGGGAAGTTCAATCGCACGGTATTTGGGATGGAAAACTTAGAAGTTGTAGAGATGATCACAAACTTTATTAAAAAGATCTTCTCTACTATCTATAAGTTTTTATCTAATATACTAAAGACCATCGAACGTCTCATCAAGTCTATAATCAACGTTGATCGTCACATGAAAGTAGTTGCAGACAAAGCACAAACAGAACTGAAAGAACTACTTAAATCATCTTCACAAACAGAAGTTGCAACCGCTCAAGAAAAATTCAAGAAAACACTTATCTTACAGATGTGTCCTAAAGCTGAGTTCCTTGGAATGATAAGTGATTTTTCAAATATTTGTCAGATCTTAAATGATGGAGCCCACAGTACGATAGGTACGTCCATCCAAGAACTTTCGAAGAAACGAAGTGTGTACGATATTCCTTGGAAAACTAATCGGTTGATAGCACAAGCAGATCGTCTTGGTATCACTATCACGGATACGACAACCAAGTACGCTTCTCCATTTCAAAAATATCCTGAAGCAAGTATGGAATCCTTACAGTACAGAAGTTTCAGAGATGTACTTGAGATAGATCAGAAGTATGTTAAAGACCTTTGGGTTGGGTATACTACGTTGCAGAAGATAGTGGGGAAAATAGATAACCACAAGTCGAGACTGCAGAGAAAAGAAAAGGAACTTATCAAGTATCAGGATATTGACAAAAGTGTTCTGACAGATAACATCAAATTTGTACAATCTCAGATCGCGTTATGTATTTCTTTGTTTGGATCTATTAAACAATCCCAAACTACTTTAAGTTATCGTCGTCGTAGACTTCTTGAAACCGCAGTTAAATCATTTGCAAAGGTGTAGTCATGTTCAAAGCTATAGAAGCCATCAATTTCCAAGTTGGATCTAATTTTCATAGAGAACTTACTAAAGTATTTCAGAAAGCTTTAGATTACCGAGATTCTATAGATCTTAGTAATCGGGAAGAATCTCAGATATCTAAGATACGAAAACAGAAAATGGATAAATATTGTTTGTCCGTACTTAAAGAAGATATTACCAAAGCATTTTACTCTACTGTGGGGTTAAAAGTTAAAACCGTTCACTGTATTGGAACTAGAAATGAAAAACACGTAACAGGGATGTTCGCTGTTGATTTGTCCATGAAAAATACCTGGAACATAATGGACATTATGAATGCTCAATCTGGCAATGCACGAGGAAATGAATATCCTTCTGCAGCACTCAGAGAGCTTAGAGATATGTACAAAAATCTGGATCTCAACACCAGTAAACTGTCATCTACTAAAGTTCCGGGAAGTAAAGACATCGAGATCTTTGTGGATCTCTTCATCGATGTCAATGCTGCATTCTTGTTACACGATTATCTTCCAGTACACGTTGCAAAACCATTTACTGCAGAAGAACTTTCAGCTATCTATATCCATGAATGTGGACACATGTTGTCTCTGATAGAAAGAAGTCAGCACATGCATTATACTGCACTTCAAGTCAGAAAACATTTGCACATGAATCCTGAGTTACTTAAAGACAAACAAGAACTTAAAGATTGTCTGGCTGTAAGTTCTGAAATAGTTACTATTGCACACGACCACGGTACGATAGATAAGAACATGAAAGACAAGTTAATCAAAGCTCACGATAGTTTAACTTATCTTTTAGATCAGGAGAAGGGCGGAGTCTTTGGTGCTACTTTGGAATTGCTTTTACGTACCATAGCAACTGGAATAATCTTTGTACTTTGGATAGTGTATTGTCTTCCTTCTATGACTGTGTTCTTTGCAGTCTTTGGAGGAGTGACCAATGAGTTTGGTCCTACAGACTCAAACAAAACTTCCGATCTTCCTATAGACTCTCGAAGAATATTCCAGATCGAACGTGCTGCAGATGAGTTTGCTTCCAGACATGGAGCAGGAGGAGCATTAGCTACTGCTCTTAGTAAACTGGACAACATAATAAGCGCTTCTTACATGGGTTCTGTAAATTCGGTAAAACTCAGACGTTCTAAGCTATACGCCAAATGGGTTATCATATTAGGGAAGTATTTCTCTTTCGATGTATGGAATGGTATCTATACCTTCGGATATGAAAATCATTTAGCTCGTTTAATCCGACTTGGACAAAATCAAAGAGCCATCTTTAAAGAAAATCTGGCTTCTCCTGTACTTGTAGAGTATCTTAATGATTACGATCTTATTCTTAGTCAGATAAACCAAGCCACATCTACTGGCGTTGCAAAGTACGGTCATATCCTTAACAACTTCCTTATGGAATACGCCAATCCGATCACTCTCCTCTCTGCTATAACTACTGGACGAGTAGTCAAAGATCAGACTAAGTTGAATAATGCTATCGATGAGCTCATAAATAACAAACTGTATGTGACCAGTGCAAGATTTAAATCTCTGGGATAGTGTAACATTAAGGATGGTAGATGAAAAACTCTACCATCCTTCTGTGAATTGGGAGAATCACAATGTTTTCATCTATAGAAAAATTACAAAGGAACTTTCAAGGTGAGGTAGAAACAAAAGGAGGAGCGACTAAGTTTTTCTATCATCTATCTCCCGTACCAGGGATCAAAAAACTGAGACCTTCTACTTCGAAATATTCGGAAAAAGAAGGAAATAAAAGTACAAATAGAATATGTTTTGCAGATACCATGCACGGTTGTGTCCAAGCTTTATTTCTTCCAGGATGGACTAGAAATTTTGTATGGGATAAAACCGATCACATGCTGCATCTTACAAAAGCTATGGTTGGTAAGAAAGAATATGAATTTTCGGTATATCGTGTAAATGCGCTAGACTTTGATTTAGAGTATATTTCTAATCATGAATCAGATAAAGACTCAAGTGTAAATGTATTCGATATGCATCTTACTGGAGAACTAGGATACCGGAAAACTATAGCCTGTGAAGACATGGGAACTATAAGGATCAAGATGCTCTCAAAAACAGAACATCTTGCAAAACCATATCCGTGGATATTTTACTGGCTACATATCGGACAACTTAATCAATATCCGACTCCATTAGAAGATTTTAAATTATCCACAAAACCTAACTCCAGTAGGATCCTTCAGAAGGATATAGAATTAGACCTAGCACGATTTAGAAAACGCGTCTCTGCCGCTATTCCGTACTACGAAAAAGAAACTGTTCGTGTTATGAACGAAATTGTCACTTACTACAAAACTGGACAATATAATCCAAAATAACATAAGAGACCTTGTAAGGTCTCTTATGTCGTTCAAATTAAATGGTAACTATATTACTAACACAGACACATCTAAAGTAATCTTAATTCTACATTAAAGGAGAACCCCTATGCGAAATCCCTGGATCATCATTTTCTGGTAGTTCTTAAAAAAGAATAGATCACTAGTACAGCGAGTACTCTAGTACAACGGATACACTAAGCGTACACGAAGTTATGAACCTTTCATGGAGGACAGATCATGTATCTATCTGAATTCGTATATCCGTGCATCACCTACGTATTGCGGCGGAAAAATATAGTACAACCCCCCGAGAACCTTATGACCGGGGAAGGTTGGCATATACTGAAGTTTGATCTGGAGCATGTGGAAGTTGGAGATATTGTTTGCTGGAACAGTACTCCACGCACGTTTGATGCGACTTTGGAGATCGTTAACGGGATACCTATATCTCGAAGAACCACTTATGACCGGCACTTTGGAGTATACGAAGGAGACAAACTGATCAGCGATCTAACCACAAATAACAACGAAATTGTTCCAAGAATCCGGATACGCTCACTAGACAGTGCTCGACATCCCGATTACATATATCGCCAAGTACTGTCAGACTAAATCCATCCGCAAATCAAAGGAGAATCGACATGCAGATAGTCACTATTGATACAGTCAAAACAGACACGCCTCAACATATGAAAACCGTACAAAGCAACACAACGTACGACTGCTTCTTTCTAAGAGGCAAAACCGGCAATATATATGCGACGATTGATTTCGTCAATTTCATGATCGTCTTCGATCATAAAAAAGATTACACTAAATTGGACAGATTTCAGCAACTGTGCGTCCAGTGCCTCATGCATGATACCCCACTCCCCAGCGATATAGGAGATCCCTATGCTTCGACAATTTCAGATTTATCTTATCGGGATTCTCATCCTAGGATCTCCGATATCCGCGCATAGCACATACGAAGCTAACAATCTGCCAGAATTTAGTTTAGCTTTGTTAGTTTACGAGGATGGCTCAGGTGCACTCCATGTCCAATTCGACAAAGCTGTCAAAGAACGCAACATGGAGATCTTCCTACAAACATACAGATCCGGGTATACGTTTGACGTAAGCTATTGGATCGCAGCAAATGAAGCCCTATGTGACCTTGATGCAGAAATAACCCAATTGCTTATGAACGACATCGAATCCTACCGAAGTTCAATTGTTGTTAGACTTCGGAAAAAAGGGACTGGGGTCACGGTCTGGGCAAAAGAAACCAGTATCTAATCATAAGAGTGGTCCCCGTAAGGGTGACCACTCTTATATTTTTTTATTTCTTTATTTCAGATACACGATATCCCTGAGATTTTAAAAAACTCAAGATATCAGATACTGCACTTTTGTCTGTACCATGGAATCGGATATCGATATAGTCGATGTAAGGTACAAGTTCTACACTGGAAGGAATTATCCAGTCTTTGGCAAATACCTTGGTACTACTGAGTGATCCTTGTTTGACAACTACTACTAAGAACTGAAGCTCTCGAATGGATGGTAACGAACCAGTACTTTTCTCAACTTCTTTGTGGTAAGGAACCAGATCTCTCGAGTATACCAGTGCACCATCGTAAGTGACAATGCCTGACACTTCCCCAGTATATACATTACTATCTAACCCGTTGTGGGTTTGAAACTTGATACGCTGACCTACTTGAATATCGTTGATAGCTATCATAGCAGTTCCTTATTCTAGATGTTAGCAGCATTTGGTATGATGCACATCCTCAAAGTTCCAATAGGAACACACACCTCACGCAATCTTCTACAAAGCTCCGTTGTCATGTGTGCAGTCTGTGATGGAGGTCCAGATATCCGATCAGGAGTTATGTGCCGGATACATTCTTCAAGTTGTGTTTTGTCTTGAGGATTGTTGATCTTCCTAAGATCCAGTACGTCAAAATACATAGTTTTATCGTATACTTGTTCGTATGTGAGATGTGAGTCTAATGCAAGCATCCATTTGTCAGGAAGTTCCGAACTAGACAGATCTCCTCGAAGTACCGACAAAAACGTTTCCTTAAAAGACTTTGATAAAATATCAAGTATAGTTTTTTGAAGGTCATGTTCTCCATAGAACGTCTCTTCAGCATCGCAAGTATACGTGTCTACAAGATTCTTGGTAATCCAATACATCTTGTACATCGCATTTACAACAATACCTGCATCGATCGCTTGTATAGCGGAACCTATGCAGTCTTCAGCAAGAGCTTTGCCAGCTATCACGTCATGTGAAGTTCCACCAATATCAAGATACATTTTATTCACATACAGAAGATCACTAAGTCCGGTTTCTAATTCGGTGATCTCGGCAATGTTGGCGGTATGCTCGTTACGACACAACTCTAAGATCTCATCTATCTTTTGATATGAAGCTTTGAACTGTGGATATTTATCCATGTTCTTTAATGCAGGATGAGAGTTATCCCCTTCAACAACGTCTGGGATGATGTTAGAGATACGGATGTCTGTTCTATCCACATGCACGGATGCACCTTCAATTATGCATTCTCTGATATCGGGAAGCATGTCGTCATATCCGAACGACTTAACGTTGGCTTTTCCGTTGATACTGAGAGCTTTCCAAGGAAGACCGTATCGAGTAGACTCTGTAGGATATACCCCAACGATCACAACGGCTTTAGTCAGTTCCATCCATTTCCGGAAAAATTCGCGTACTGTAACTCCTATACCTTGACTTGTTGCAGGAACCATCACCACATGAGGTTTGATAGTATCTTCCGTTCCTATCTCGGTAAAGTATTCGATGATCTTGGTAGTTTCGTCAGAAACGTCCATGATGTTTTTCGGAAGAACAAGAAGATTAACATCATCAGCTTCATATACTCTACCGCCTTCTCGATTCAGATGATGAATACTACAAGAATCTATAGCAATATTCCTGAACCGATATTCGCAATTTTCAACTCCAACAGAAAACGTTTTTTCTGTTTCGACATTTCTGGTGCGATAGTCGATACTGGAAGAAGATCCAGCTAAAGGCATGTTCAAGAATATTTCTTCTATAGCTTTAGCAAGTTCAATATTTCCACCAGAGGCAGTCAGAGACTGGATATATGCCATCTTACCTATTGCTTGCTGTCGACTGATGTCAAAACGTTTTTCAAGATCTTCGACTTTGAGTACGATATCCTTTGAAGAATTTAAGACTTGGTCAAACATCTTCGCAAAAGCCAAGTTCATTTCGTATATGGAATAATTTTCAAATTTATCAGACGCTTCCAGCATGTTCCGTATGAAATTACAAGCCATGAGCATGGAAGTGGTCGTACCATCTTTACAAGACTGATCAACTCGACGTCCAATATAAGCTATCGCACTTTTGAGGTGTTCCTGTGCAGGGTTAATGCACTCTATAGCTCCAAGGACTTTAGATCCATCTCGGATAAATGCCCGTATCTGCAAAGTAGGATCGGCACTATTACCAGACATACTTGCAGAATAGATCAGAGTATTTCTAGCAAACGGACCACATATGGTGGTAAGGTGCTGAGTAAAACTCTCAAGGGTCTGGGTAAGAATGTGTTTAAGGTCTTCACCCTGTATGGTGTTCGTAACGTTTTGAAAAGATTTTAACTTCAAAGGTTCAGCCATGTGTATCTCCTATATTTTAATCCGACAAGTCATGGATAAGGTCATTTTCAATCTTAGAATTTGCAGCACTACGCTTTTCCATGGTCTGTATGATTTTATTATAAGTCACAGTATCCAAATTTAAGAGATCTGTCAAACGCAGTCCCAGTGTACGATAGATCGGATATCTATCCATATCTACAAGAACATTTTCAAGCATCACTGAAGAAGGGGGATCTGACAATTCAGTAACCATGAATCCAGTGATCCCCCCTTTACGTCTAACAGATTTTCCTATCCGTCCCGCAAGATAAGCTTCGTTAAAGCTAGTGGTCATGATCGCCCAGCTTATCCCGTCTTCAGGAGCAGCCTCAACGATCTTTGACCACTTCGATATATACTCATCTACATGTTCGTCCGTGGTGGTTAACGGGACAAATCGTCCACCACTATCATAAAAAACACGTAGAGCATATCGAGCGGAAGAAGTCCATTAACAACTTGTTCAGGTTCTCGTCCACATTTGGGACACGCAGAATACAGTGCTGCGAAATGCGAACACCGGTTATCGTTGTAGATCTCAAAGAAGTCTTTGGAAAAATCTTCAACTTCAGGACGAGACTGTAACTGATCCAATATCTGTACAAGTGCAGAAGGATCGTCTACACTAACCTGATTGCCCGTTTTAGGATGTACCATTTTGACACGGCGAATCCAAGGAGCAATTTGCTGGTATTTTCTATAGCTCAGCGCTTCAGAAACCGCAGAGATGTCTCGAAGAGAAACAACTTCTGCAAGTCGGGCAACAAAAGCTAACCCAGACTCTATCCACTGTGCAACTGTGGGAGTCTCCATCTCAACATATACGGAAGAACCTACATGTACTGTACGTTTTCCTTTCAAAAACTCATTACGGTATTTCTCTAATTCTTCGGCAGTACGAGGAGTATTGCTCAGAATGAAATTCAGAGCCTCACCGTTAAGTTTTTGGAAATCGATATGTCTAAGTTTTTTAACATCCACTTTTGCAGTATCGACATACCCGCATTCCGGATGATTGTCAACAAAATCGATTTCTGTACCTTCAGGGTACATAAGACAAGCTACTGCCCAGACACAAGAATCGAAGTCGTGAAATGATACGTTCTTCCAGAAAACTTCTTCAAGAGAAGTTCCGGCTTCTGCTTTCAGTGTAGTTTTACAAATCAGTTTAAGGAACAGATCTGCAAAATTCTTTTTCAAGGACACAGAAGCAGGAGCGGAAGCAAGTTCTCCGAAAAGATATCCGTATTCTCGTTCTGCAGCTCGTGCATCAGAGATAAATGCATGAAGTTCTGCTTTAGTCGGAGGACGTAAAGTTACAGTCAATCCACTGTTATAGAGTTTCAGACTAAACAAAGGACTGATGTAGGGAAGGAACTGTTGTGCTGCATTAGGACCACTGATAACGTGGTCTTTTTTCAGATTGATATTTTCCGGACTCAAGATAACATCTGAGAGGATTTTACCATTTTTCAGTTTTGTTCTAGGACGCAGATATTTTGTATCGCACTTTTCCAACGATTCTTTTTCTGCTTGTGTTTCTCTACCAGAAGATTGGTAACTACGATAAAGTGTAGACGGAAATGTTTTAGGATCGTTCAATGCCGAGATCTTAAGTAGCTGTCTTTCTTTAGGCTCATCAGATTCCGGGGTAACACTACCCATCTGACGATTGATATACGTAGGGTGAGTTACAATAGTAGTAGCTTTCGGATTTTCTGTTATAGCCTCTGTCCAAAACGGTATCAGAAGTTCTTCTTCAGCTGCAATAAGTCGTTGAGCTTCTTCTTCTGTCAAATATTCGTCCTCATCAGAAGACATCTCATTAACCGAAGAATTCTCCAGTACTTCATCGGAAACCATGATAGGCTCCAACATATCTTCCAAAGACCTAGAACTATCCAAATCCATTTCTTCATTTACAGATTCCTGAGGTTCTACTACTTCCTCTTCAGGAGTCAACAGATCTTCAGCTATCTGTTCCACAGGAAACTCATCCAAGTCATCGTACATATCTTCAACGAGGGAAGAGTGTTCTTCCGCCGCAACTTCTTTTGGTTCTTCTTCAGTATCTTCTAAAGGAGTACCATCCAATCCAGGGGAATATCCTTGGATCTCTTCAGAAGTGGTTGCTGTATCTGCCGCAACTGAAGATACTCCTTCAGTATCTACATTAAGTCGAGTATCTTGCGTTTGAGAAACACTCTTGATCTCGTCACTGAATTTCATGGTAATATTCTCCGTATCTGACTTTACCGTTGGACGGTAGGGTTTATTATTTTCATGATCAGACATATCAATAGGCATAGTCTTCTCCTGACGAATGGGTTTTGGTTTTCTTTTTTGTATATCTGAAAGACTCATGGGAGTAGAGCCTTTATGATTTACCGTAATGGGTTTAGGTTGAAATTTTGAAGCAGGCTTTTGTACTGGAAGTGTTGCTCCAGTTATATCTGTCGTTGGTCGTCTAGTAGGCATCGGGAAGCTCCTCAACGTCTGAGTTTGAGGCGGTTTTTGGTTTACGCGAAATCGGAACAATGTCCCAATAAGGTCGCATAGATACGATCTTAACGTCTTCCGTTTCGTAGAGTGCCTGATGTTTGATTGTTCCTCCACGATCCACCCACGCTATAACTTTAACTTTAGAATCAACTTTTTTGACAAACTCTTTCATAGAAGGAGTATCGTATCCGTCAACAAGCGCACATCTAAAAGGAAGAAATTGTTCAGTATCAAAATGTGGGGCATTCAATTCTTCTGACCAAAATTCAGACAAATCTAGCTGTGTGTGATAGTAATTTGAGTTGAAATAAGCACAAGAGTTCCAATCTAATGTTTTAACTACATGAGGTTTGGACAAATATGCTGTTTCCCAATCTTTCATTATGCAGACAATTTCTTCTAACTCACAAAGCGCACGAACGTTATCTATACGTTTTCCGAATATAGTAGCATCAGAGAACGTTGGAGTAAACCAAATAGAATCTTTTTCAAATAGAAATCCGAATGGATTGTCCTCAGATTTGAGCACCTCAGTCAAATCTTCAGGATCTTCTCCATACGATTCTATTTCTTCTTTCTGAGCGATTATCTCGGACAGATTTGCCAATTTTCTATTGTGCGAATTGTCCACAACTACCGTAAGATCATCTTGGTTGTTCGAATTGAATGCAGAGCACAACATGTTGACTCTAACTACGTATGGCTCGTAATCATGAAATTTCAAAAACTCTTTTAATTGTAATAAAAATTCTGGATTTTTAAATCTGACGATATGGACTGATAGAGTTGTGGGGACAAACGAAGTCAAAAGTTCGTAGTCCCCATTGGTTAACACAAACCCATCTTCCAGTCCGGACAATCCAAAATAAAGATAGTTAGCTCCTCGCGCACTAAGAGAAGAAAAGTACAACTTAAATTGCGAGATAAACTTTTTTAACTTTGGATCTTTTGTTTTCAAACTTGGGGATTTGGGTTTTGTCATACTACTTAAAGTTACTCCGAAAGTTGAGCTGTGTCTATGATGGGTATAACATCATTTTCATTATGTGTATACTCAGGGATATCTGAAGGGGCATCTTCATTATCTGTGTCTTTTGCACTGAGTATTTCCATATATGTATTCATGATTTCCAGGAGAGTTGTAAAATTCTCATGTCGATTTTTGATTCGTTCCAAGAAAGGAAGAACTAAAGTTATACTTTCTGCCACATTCTGACGAATATTGGCCATTTTTTCTTGAGTCGATATAAGGAACTTGACTACCTCTTCAGTCACAAATTCCATAATGACTTGATAATCCTTGCTTTTCCATATTTTATTTTTCTTTACCAAAAGCTCTTTGTAGTTTTTGACGATTGCTACATGATCATCGAATACTTCTTTTACCAGAGAAGATGTTTTGTCAAAAGTATCTTTGTCCATAGCAACAATATCTTTGTCATTAGTCATATCCAAGATAATTGCTCCAGGGACGTACTTCCCATCTACAAAATTCCCTTCGTGTCGGTACACATTAGTGCGTGCTGTGATGGCAAACGACCCAACATATTTCGCTATATGAGCTATTTGTTCTATACCTTCAAGTAAAGCTACCGCATCATGAAAACTTTTTTCAAGATCAATTTTGACTTGTTTGACTGCAGAAGACATCTCTCTAGCAAAATCAATTTGCTTGACTCGACAAATTTTCTTCTTTTGTTCCCGAGACTTTCTTTTTTTCAGGGCATTGCGTTCTTTTTTCGTATTGGTCATGTGTATTCTCCTTGATATGTAAGTAAAATAGTGTTACGCATGTAATGAGTTATACAATTAGAAAACTAACAGAGTACTCGCACCATGCGCGAGTACTCTTAAACTAGGTTTATTCAACAGGAAGATTCAATTCTACAAAATACAGCCAGAATAAAGCCCGAGCAACTTTTGTCTCGTGGGCGTTACGAGAGGTATCCTGAGATTCAGTCTCAGGTTTATCTTTTGCTAAAGTACTCAGTCCGATAGGAAGTTCATCATATTCCTGGAGCTGAGACATGAAATAACAAAATCTCTGTTCTTCTTTAGTCATGGAGGAACATCTGACAATGTACGCATCACATATTGCGAGAAGTTGAGGTGCTTTCGCTGCAGCGATTCTGTCTTTGTCTACTTGTTCTTCAACGATACTCGTACAATGTTGCAAAAGATCTTTTCTTGTTTGATTAGTGATGTTGCGATGAATGTACTCTTTAAGATAGGATAAGATAACGCTACACCTCATCTGGTATTCTGTTTTCAAAGAGAAATTGTTGCGTATAGTGAGCGCTTCTTTTGTGGCATCCTCTGTGGAAAAATTCATATCTGACATAACAAATACTCCTGTGTTTTTAAACAGTGTTTAGTAGTAGTATGACCATCATACCATAGGAGAACTTATCATGGAACCGACTGTCGAAAAAGGTGTCTATCGCCCAAAATTGTTAACTAAATATATCGACAACCAAGTAAAATATCTTAAGACACTACATCCTAACGCTCCGTATGAAAAAGTACGGGAATTAGTAGTGACTGAAGTTAAACAAAAATTGAAAAGACCTAAAGCTACTATCATACATCATCCTTCTCCAGGCAACTCAGAACTCAAAAAAGTGGATCTACTCACACACATACAAGAACATTCTCACAGGATCATCACTCCAAGTGGAACCATATTCTACTCTACAGATGAGAAACATGCCTTCGACAAACAATTCATCGATAACTTACGAGAAGGTAGAAATAAAGCTAAAAAGGCCATGCTCAAATATAAGAGTGAAGGAGATCTTATTCGCGCAGGTAGTAAGAACAACGAACAAGCAACTAAGAAGATACGAGTCAACTCTATCATAGGAAGTAACGGTAACGACCAAAACGCTATGTATGACCAAGAAGCGTTTTGTGGAGTTACATCTTTAGCTCGACACGGCATCATCTCAGCATATGCATTCACAGAGAGATTTCTTACTTCTAATTTTTACTTCCCAGATTTTGAATCTGTTATAAACTGCATCGTCACAAGTGCATCTCATTGTCCTTCGGAAAAAACAATCATGTCACTCGTTAAAAAATACAATCTCTCTATTCCGTTACCTTGTGATGTAGCAGAGATATTCGTCAATTGTTTGCACATGTATGTTCCGTATTCTCCGAAACACGAAAGACACATATCTACGATGATAGAAAATCTTTCGCTGCATGAGAGAATTTTTATATTTTATTCAAGAAATCTCTACAACTTATTTACTAATAATGATTCATTTTGGAAATCGTGGATGAAAGATTTCTTCAATACAGGAAGTACCATTTCAGAAGAAGACCTATCTTCGTGTACAGCAGATGACCTTTGGACTATTGACAAAGATCTTTTGCAAGTTATAGCTACTCTGGAAAAAGATAAACTTGCGGGTATGCAGATAACAGATACTCCAAGTAAATCTCCGGAAATAGCAAAATATCTTGCAGCGATAGGAAAACGATTACAATCCAAATTGGACGATATATCTGATCTTATTGATGTATTCTTGCACAGTGAAACATTTATGTCCAATATTCATTACCAGCGATCTATTGTGCGAAAATGCGTAGCTATTTCAGATACAGACTCGGTTATATTCACCACGTATCATCTTCTTAAATGGTACCTTAATGGAACATTTAAATTTGTTACGGAAACCTATCACGCAAACGCACTTATCGTGTATCTTATCACAAAATCGATCGGTTCTTTCATCAGGAAGATGAGTATCTCTAGAGGAGCTACTGGAGATAACATAGATGTGATTGAAATGAAGAACGAGTACATGTATCCTGTACTTATTAAAACTGCACTAGGCAAACACTATGCAGGTACGTACACCATACAGGAAGGGAACTTCCTTCCTAAGCCAACACTCGATATCAAAGGTGTATCGTTCATGTCATCTAAAACACCTAGTGTAACTCATGAATTTACTAAAAAACTCATAGAAGACATACAAGAAGATGTACTTAACCATACTGAAGTATATCTTAGTGATTACATATACAGAGTGTACGAATATGAACAAACCATCTTCCAATCTCTCAAATCCGGAGAATTTACATATTTCAACAACGAAACTATACGACACGCAAGTGAATACAAAAAGCCAGAAGCATCTATATATGCCAACTATCTATTCTGGAAAGAAGTATTTGCAGATAAATACGGGGATATTAATATTCCTACGAAAGCATACATGATACCTGTATACGGAAAGTTATTCCGAAATGCGGACTATCTGAAATATGTTAAATCTGTAGATGCAAATGTCCATGATAGACTGGTTAGATATATAGAAAAACTTCCTAAAAATAAAACTATCAATAGGATACCCTTGCCAACCACAATATCTGGACTTCCGAAGGAAATAGAACCTATACTGTACCTCAGAGATATCGTGTATAAAAACACAGCAGCAGCACAACTGACTCTGAAGTCTATCGGTGCAGATCTCGGGTTCGCTAAACGAAGACCACTGTTCTCGGACATGTATAGTTTCTCAGTAGTACGTTAATTGACAACATCTAAGGTACCCTATCAAGGGTACCTTAGATGATTAGACGTTAGTTTGAAGTTTAAGTTTTTCGATGATATATTCCATCTCAATTCTTCTTACATCGGATTCTCGTTTAGTCCATTCAAAATGATAATCTACTTTGTTTTTCTTAAACTTAGATTCAAAGTAATCGATCGTCTCGGAAGGAAACTTATTATACGTTCCTGCAAAAGACGCTGCTCTCCAGAATCCGATAACTCCTTCAGCATCAATAACGTCTGCATCGAATAAAAGATCGGTCGAAGTTGAAGTATATTCTCGGGACAAAATGTGACAAGGGAAATATTCTGGACATCCATAACCCGAAGATTCATGGTAGTCGTATGATCCCATGATGATAGTAGAATACACGTCTAAAGCAAGGTTCGGATAGATCTCTCTGACTATAGAAAATTCAGGCAAATCAGAGATAGAATCTGCGGCTATGCTTGCAGATTTTACAACATCTTCTCCTCTCGCTTTGGTTTTGTTTTGTACTACATCATGAAAAATAGCACCAAGTTTTGCCACATAACTATCGTACAAAGTAACGATAGTTTTTTCAGTATCTGTAAGATTTGTCAGGATTGTCTCTATATTAGCAAGTACACGAGCTACGTGTACTTGCCCATGTGAACTATCTGTTATGTACGTATCTGCTATTCTTTTAGCGTGATGTAATGTTGTAACGATTTCTTTCTGTAACATCTAGAGCTAGTCCTTTTTGTTTTTAAGCGGAAGTTCGGCTCCATGCTTTGCGAGATTGTCCGCCGCTTCATTACCAGGATCACCGTTGTGTCCTCTTACCCATTTGAATTTTACTTTAGTATGTCTGCGGATGGCTCTTTGTAGTTCTTTCCATTCTTCTTGATTTTTGACAGGCGTATTATTACTTGTCTTCCATCCTTTCTTTTCCCAATTGTCTATCCATTTCTTTTCAAACGCATTAACTACATATTGACTATCGGAACGGACCTCTACATGTCTTGGTTCTTCGATTGAGTCAAGTCCACGCGTTACGGCAAGTATTTCCATACGGTTATTAGTAGTTGCAAGTTCTCCACCAACGACAACGTGTCCTTCATCAGATATCGCAGCATATCCGCCATTATCGTTGGCGCTAAAATAGCTTCCATCAGTATACAACTTAAGGGGTTTTTTCATAGTTTTTCTCCCTGTATTATCTTTAAGATATCTAAGTTTTTACATACTAGGATCTACCACATGTGGTAGATCCTAGATGGTTTACTGTGTAACGGTATAGGGAGGAGTGTGTCATCATTGATTACTTTAAGTAAGCCAGAATTCCAAGTCCTGCACCAAGTACAGACAAAACAAAAGCTACTACTTTCCAAGATCTGACGATGAATTCTAATATCACGTCAACTTTAGTTTTTTGTTTAGTCAGTGCATTTACAGAGACCTGAAGTTTATCTAGCTCTTTATGTATGGATTCAAGTTCGGTGTGAACCAATTCGCCATTCTGTCCCAATTGACTCAATTTGTTCCGAAGTATTACTGCATTCTGAATAATTTTCTGAAATCGGATATCGCAATCAGGACGTTTCTCATTGAGAATAGTCACACTTAAGTTAATAGTTTCGAGTTTTTCACAGACCTTTACTAGATCTGTTCTGAGCAAATCGATATTCTTTTGCTGGTCTCTCAGGGTTTGTTTGTGGTTAGATACTGCCTGTTGTAACTTCGAGATAGTATTTCGCATATGCGAAACGTTAACAGATAGTTCTTTAACGTCTTCTATGAGTTGCATTTGTCGTACTTGAGAAGTTCGGCTTTGCAGTACCACATCTTGTAACACCTGACCCAGCCTTAACGATCGATCCTGATCTTCAGGCATAACCACTCCCTATATTTTCGTATTATCTCCGCCAAAGATTACAGTACTCCCCAGGTTTGCTCTCTACGTAATTAGCGGAAGCTAACTCATGTTTTATTTGCGCTAACCCAAGAACAATCTCTGACCCAATTGCCCGACACTGTTTTATTTGATGATTTATCTCAGCAACCAGTTCTATTGCTTCGTCTGTCTCTGAGTTCATTGCTCTTAGATATTCTACACACAATTCCAACGAACACACGATATCTTCGGATGTGTTCATTATGCCCTCCATCCCCCAAAGCTCAATGAACCGACCTTATTTTTTAACTAAATCAGTAAATCTTTTCTTCCAATCCTTAGGAGTTTTAGAAGATGTATTTACCTCCGACGAATCTTTCGAACTACCAGAAAAGCTGGTACCAAAGAAAAATCCGACAATGATCATCAAAATGTTGTCAGTAGAAGGGATCATTTGGGCTGCAAGATTGGTATTGATATATGCTTCAGGAACAAGCATAACTACGAATTTGATAAGATAGTTCAGCAAAATCAACAGTATCCCTAAATGGTAGACTCTCTTACTATTAGCAAGAAGTCCTTCTACTGCTGTTTGATTTCCAGTTCTAGCAGCATCGACTACTGCTCTAGTAACTGAGTTTTGCATGTCTCTGGCATCAGCTCTATCTTCGTTGGCTAATCGCTGAGATTCTAGAGCCAGTTCTTTTAATTTGATCTGATTTTCGTTTATACATTTGGTTAATGTCTCCATTTCTTCTGAAGAAAACTCTCGCACATCTCCAGAAGAATCTACCATAGGGATACCAGTTTTCTCTTCTATAAAAGTTTGAACTTTTTCAACACCTTTTTCAGTAGCTCCCTTCATAAAGTCAGAAGCAACATCACAACCTGCATTGATAAGAGTTCCTAGTACTGTTCCAAGAATGGATGTTAAAATCATAAGTCATTCCCCGTTCGATGTATCATGATTAATAATCATATTATCCGGTAATAAAAAAGTAGAACTTCCCCCAATAAAGGGAAGTTCTACTATCGAAGATTTATCAGATTTCTAAAAAGATGATCGATCCTTCAGGATCATACATGTTTCCTATATCGAAATGGAACCAGGAAATAGCTTTTCCTTTTAACCTGTGTTCTACACGATGGATGTGTTCAAAATGGGCTAACTTGGTATTGCTACGATATCCTTTTTTATTAGCTCCATCTTTCAACATTTCTTGCCGTATTTCTTCTGCAGTAGCATTTTTAAAATTGGCATCTATGGCATTGCCAGATTTGTGCAAAGAGAACGCTGCTCCTTGCGTGCAATCAAAAGGTCTCCAAGCACGATACTGTAGTCCTCCACCATATTGCCAGTTATTGATTGTTATAGGACCATATCGTTTTCGCAAAAGATCACATGTGAGTAGAACTACTGGGTTAAACAAAAAGTAGATCTTAGATAGGTTACCTAATTTTTTAGCGTGTTCGTAGATGTGTTTAGGAACAAGTTCATGCGGTCTGATATACTTAGGAGTATACATGAAAATTTCTCCTTAAATATCCGATGCGTTAACGGATGATAATCTTATCTGATTCAAGTACGGATCAGTCATACACGGGATCCATTTTGTAGCGACATCCCCTTCTTCTAACTTCAAGCGTTTGATGATCGCTTCTTCTTCTTCTGATGCTGCCAGATGTTCTATGCAGAAAGCTGCACCAGATATACCTTCCGGTATATGAAGTTGACGAATAACTCGCATATCCAATGTACTAGGAGCATCATAGATAATTTCACGGGAATGTGCTTCCAGGGTATTTAAATGTTCGTCTTTCTGATATAAAACCGTGATTCGTATATTGGATACGGAATCAAAATACCCACTAAAAGTGTAGATACCTCCACTTTGTACCGGGATAGAAATACAGGTCATTCCAGTACCTTCATCATTCCCTTTAGTTACAAAATACGAGAAATCATCTATCATGAAATTATCTCGAAAATTGATCGTACGTGGAGTGTGTTCCCACCCATGGGTATTCATCATTCCTGTAGAATTGTATATCAGATTTGGATTTATCTCTTTTAAAACAGAATCATCATGTTTATCACTTCCATGAATCGGAACATCCCCAGGTTCAGTAGAACCCCCAGAAGGTAATAACCAACCAAATTGCCACATAGTTCACTCCTAGATGACCAAAGGATGAAACGCTATGGTATTCAAGTTTTCTGTATCCATGTTCTGCAGAGTATACGTAATAAATCTACAAGGAGGAAACTGTATCTGTTCGTGCACTATATCCTGTGCGGCAAGCTCGATGGTCTTATCAAGTTCAAAATACAGACTTGTAGTGTTTTGATTTGAGATAGGCCCGATTCTCTGGAACAACGGTTTAGGAAGATATCCAAAAATGTCAGAAGGTAAAGCTACAGGATAATTAGAATATGCAAAACTGATCTTTGTAGCATGTGTTGAAGTCGCTTGTATTGTGATAAGTCCAAAACTTGCATTAAACTGCATAAGGTCGATCGTGTGGGATACATTTCCTGAGGGTTTAAGGATCAAGTATGCACCATCTTCAGAAACATATTTGATCGAAGGATTGTTTCGTATTTTAGAACTGTCTATGTGTGGGATAAGAAAAGCCATTATAAACCTCCACTGGAGTTATTGAGAACTTGTTATTGCATAAGATAACTCCATAGCTATAGAAGTATGAGATATCTCTCCCGAAGGAGAGATATCTCATATTAATAGAGTTTAGTTTTTACACTGCGCTAAGTGCAGCGGTCTGAGCGGCATTGTATCCCTGGAAATGGATAGCATCGGTGATACGGATCGCATCAGTTGCAAGAGTTGCAACAGTGTCACGTTCTTCGATCGTCATCTTAACGAAGCTAGTACCATCTGCAATGACATCCAGGGTGTCCTCTGTTTTCGAGAACTTGTCAGCAAGCTGAGCATCCAGGTCAAGGGATTCCTTCTCACCGATCTTTTCCCATTCGCCAGCGCCTTCTGCACCTGCAGCGTTCCACACGTACTGAGCACTGCTAGCAGTAACGGTGGGATCAGCAGAAGCATCCAGAACAAAGATCAGACCGTCACGCTGTTCATCGACCAGCGCATCACGGGCTGTGATGTCAGCAACGAACTTAACAGCACCGCTAACAACACCTGCAGGAAGAAGATCCAGGGGGATCTTACCTCCGCCATCCAGCTGAAGAAGGCCGTTGGCGGCGTTGGCATTGTCCAGCATAGCACGCTGAGCTGTCGTCAGCGTAGCTTCGATCAGATTGCCCAGATCGTTATACCGAGTAACTCCGTCACCAATTTTGATAAAACCGGTATCGGAATCCATAGCCATGAACCCTTCCATAAGAATCGGGTTATGACTTGCCCACGCTGCACCAGTATCTACACCGATGGATACTGCTGCCGGGAAACTCTTAACATCAGGAGCGTAATTAAAAGCCATGATAAACCTCTCAAAATAGATTGTTTTTCTTGACACCATGTCAAGCAATGTTACACGCGTGTAGTCCCCACAATTATCTTCACAATCTAGAGAAGAAAATAGTTGAGATTCCACATAGAATATTACATATATTAAGTGTACCTAAATGTGGTACACTTAATATATCTTCAAACAACAAATGTATTGAGTTCTGTGTCCGGAGTATTTTTGAGATCGTCTTCTCTAGATCGTTGCCAACCAAATGCCAGTTGCAGATGTTCGTTGAGTGCCAGAAATACTTTATCAAACAAAGGTTTATCCATTGTAACCCATACACCATCGCTGGCTTTCCAGTCTTGGATCACCGTTTCAGGATTGTCAGCGAATACCTTCGTTAGTAATGTGTAGGATGCACGAGCACTCTGATCACTGTCCCACAACTTACCGGCATACAGGAATCCACTATCCCGAAGTTCATTCTTCTGAATAGCTATCTCATTTAAGATAGACTCTCTGGTTCTTAACCAGGTACCTTCCGTCGTGAGTATATAGTTTTCTCCAGGACAATCTTCTTGTACATGAATGTATCCTTCTGGAGCAAACTTCTGTTTAGCACAGTACACCACGTTAGAAGTTCCCACTTGCGCAAAGATAAGCATCTAGCTCCTCCTAACGATGACTGGAGTTGTACCAACCGTCAGTCCTGAGATCGTTTCAAGATCCGATGTTTTAACAATGCCGTCTTGAGTAGCTTGGACATTCCATCCACCATACGGGTTATCGATAATTGTACCGTCTGCAGGAACAACAAATCTATCTGAAGTAGCGTAAGAATAAATGTCTACGATGTTACCAGCATCATACTCAATAAATCCAATATAAACTCTTCGTATTTCATTATCTGCAGTATCCAACATCTTTTTAGATAATGGCATGTACAGATCTGTGAGAGGATTCTGACCTACTGGTCTTGTCTCTTCAACAACAAATCCATAGGTGTTAACACCAAATCCAGACACTGAGCCAGAGGCAGCAATATCAACATACACATAGTTCTTGCCTTCGACCAGATCAGCGGTATTGATGTATCCAAGAGTATCCATAGCTGCAGATAACTTGGTAAGCGTATCTTCAACATAAGCTACTCTTAGTTTATCACTGATAGCAATCTGACCAGCTGAAGCTTCAGCAAATGAAATGTTGATGTGGCCTATAGCTACATAATGGTAGTCTGAAGTAACTCCATGTAATCTCAAACAACGGAAATCAAGTTTTCTTCCTCTAGAACCGTTGAGTTCGGTGATGATGATAGACGAGGTCTGACTTGCCGGGGCAACATCATTCATTTCGTATACAAGAACTCCGTCCAGTAACAGTTGTAACTTCTTAGGAAATAAACCTAACCAGATATGGATATCTCTCGGGAAAAGTTCGATATCGCCAAGAGTACGATCTTGACCAAAGTCTATAGATAGTGTCTGATCTCCAACACCATTTATGAACGTATTTCTCTGACTACACCAACAATTCAGTCGGTTATCTGCTACTTCAGAGAAAGTTTTCCAGTTCTGAAGTCTAGGTACTTCATAGTCGGATGTAGAAGATGCCACCATTCCATAGGAGTTACTAGATGTGAAATCCGGAAGTTCTCTTCCCAGGATAGTGATAGGAGTCGCATCGAATATGGCTGGATCATACCCCACAGGAACATTTCCAAGTGCTGTATACGCAATGCTCTGTGGAAGTAATCCCATGTCTCTGACAGTAGATGTGCATTCAGGTAAATTGCCCCAAGTATTTATACCATCGCCTATCTTTAAAGTTCGTTCTCCGTTGAGGTGTACAACTTGATGGATACGTCCAAGAGGTACCGGGTCATCTCCATAAGTTTCAGACCAAGCCGTATCAGTATCACTGCCTATGTGGATATGTCCATGTATACTTTTCATGATAAAACAACTCCCAAGTTAAATCGGATACATAAAATACCCTTAAACTACACAATTTTACAAGAGTAACTATAGTGACCCCAAACAGGGTCACTATAGTTACTTTGGGTATATGGAGAACTCACCCATTCTCCACGAATACCTATCGATCATTCCCATGATCTACTACTTCCCGATCAGAACGAATCGAGAAAGCTCCACAAGTAAAAGTTTCACCTTCAGGACAATGTCCCAATTGGACACACTTAGGTCCAGCATTAGCGAAGATGACAGGATAATAGCGTTTTGCTATAGACAGCATCTGACGAGCCACATCACGGATTTCCCATTGGGCACGAGTGCAACATCTTTCTGCAAAAAAGTGCATAAGAGCTCTCAAGTTCATCGTTGTAGTGATACTTGAAGCAGCAGCTTGAGGGGTAATGTAACGGGAGTCTTCAGCTTTTACGTCATTGTTGATAAAAAACCTATAAGTTTCCTCAACATGTTCCATAAGCGAAACAAACCGTTCGTACACTTCAGGATTCTCATGATTCATTATACTGGAAGGAACGATTGTAGCGATATGATGGAACTTAACATATCGCTGACTTTGCTGCGAATATGAAGCTAACCTGTGTCTCACCAGTTGATGAGTCATGGCACGAGATACATTCTGTATACTGAATGTCATAGTGACATGCTCTATAGGAGACTGATGACTACTAGATTGCATCTTCAAAAGAAACTTCTGTGCAGCTTCATACGCATCAGCAGTTCGTGCATCAAGTTCTAGCTTACTAAGACTTGCAGCATCAAGGTCATTAGTAAGTTTCAAGATGTCCCGGATAGAAGTATCTTCGGAGTAACATTGTCGATATCCTAAGAACACTTTAAGAAGGTTAAGCCGAGATTGGATAAGAGCATATTCGGGACAAATTGTTTCTTCAAAATACTCTACGTTTGCTTTAACTGGGTACATGTCACATTTACCTGTACAGATTGATCATCTAACATCTCCTTATACCAGGATGGTTATCAACCCCATGTTGACATGGGATGTTCCATATACGTTAAAAGTTACATCCTCCATTCGTTATTCAGATCTACTCATGAAGAGTAGTCTGATACATAACATATACATGGCACCAGATGGTACCGTAACGTTGATCGTTGTGTGAGGTTCTTGTTCCATACGTTCTCTACTTACCTTACGAGTAGAGAACGTAAGTTCTACTACTAGTGGAAATTCAGTTCACTCTACGCAACTATCCCCATAGGGGAGGATAGTTGCGTCCATATCGTTCTCTACCCCCTATGGGGGAGGATACGGAGTCTAGCACATGTGTGTGTCAAGTGTAGGACACACACATGCTTCTCGTTCTTGTCTATCAAGACAAGATGCGTAGAGTCTCGTTCACTCTTCTCTACTTACCTGTATGTATGTGTTGTACTCACATCTCACGTATAGATACACTTCTCTCTCAGTGTATCTATACTCTACTTATACTTATTTATATACATACATAACCCCAGCCCTGCCTCACGGGGGTGAGATCTAGTCATTTTATAATTACAGTGGTAATTTTTTACCACTTTTAGACTTATAAATTACCACTATTTAAATATAATATTTATATATACCAATCTTTTGGTATATGTTGATTATTTCCTTCGAATTCAATACTATGCAATTGATCCCGGAGGTACTAAATGGATTACCAAAGTAAAATACAACAACTTAGATCCGTGTCTCCTACAGTAGACGAATATATCTCCAAAGGAGGATATTTAGTAGGAGTAGAAGATCCTGAAAGTGTCACAGATAGAGAAGTTCTTTTGTCGTGCTATCTTCTTCTTATAAATGAACTTCGTCAGATCGGAGTGAACTTCATTGGGGAGTTGGATGAGATATTGTCCGATTTCTGGACAGCTGAAGGTCTACTGCAGTTGAGACAAGTTCTTGACCACGAATATTTATCTTCTCAGTTCAGTAATGACCAAGACCTCAAGTTAAACTTGGACGCATACATCAATGACTCGTATGTCCCTGAAATAGAAAAACTGGAACGAGTCCTTGTTGAAGTTTTAAAAGAAAAGATCATTTCTCCCAAATATCAACAATTGTTTCAGGTGTATGGGCACTTTACTACGAATACGATATTTGATGATTATATCAATTATCTCTTAGAGAGTGCTGAGATTAAATTCGATGTGACTGCTACTGTAGAAGAACAGGCTGAGCTTATTAAGATAGTTCAGCAAAGTAGAGAGTTCTTTAAAGCCGCTATGAGCTTTTTGATCAAAGTCCGTCCTGATCTTGATAAAGAAAAGATACTGCACAGCGTACTTGATTATGATCTTGATAAGCTTCAGGTAGACGTACTTGATCAGATGGTATTTGCTATGCTGCGAGCTAAAGACGCAACTGATGCGTTGTCTGTCAAGATACGAGATGAGATATTGTTAAATCACCATCAAACTGCACGACATCACATCGAGTATTATGAGTATAGAAACACTCCTCCTGATCAGTATGACTTGATACAACTACTTGGACATTTTGTAGAACCTGGATCTACAAAAGAAGAATTTACTAAAGAAGTCGAAGTTCTTCTAAATCATCCCATAGTTCGTAAAGAAGATCATGGATATATACACAGATTGAGTGCTGCTCTGATAGAGATCTATGATGATGCGAACTTCCACATCCTTCAGAACAAATCGGTCAATGGGAAATAATCACATGCAGAACGAAAATATCATCCGCTGGTTGACTGACCCTATGCGTCGAGCTTCAATATGTACAAGAAGAGCACTTCTTTTGCTTGTGTCTTCTGTAGAAGTTGAACGTATACCTGATTTTGAAGAAGAACCAACTAGAGATCAAATACTTATCCGATCTGTGGACAGTGCAGTAGAACACAAACTTAAAACTTCTACTCAGTACGTACTGCAACGAGACACTAAGCATGTGTATGCGTTGAACTACCTACATGGACGCCAAGAGATGCAATACATTTGTCTTGGTCCAGTAGGAGCAGCGCCTCTTCATATCTACGAAAAATTCATGTTAAAATCTGGCATGATAGAGAATTATGATGGTCCCCCTATAGAGACCACGTATGGTAGATACATCTCCAATTATCTCTTATTGGCAAATCCGTTCGGTTCGATGTTTCCGTATATCAATGATGTTTTCAAATTCAGCAACATAGAGAATAATGCTGCTAAATTGGCTCTACAAGGAAAGCTTACTACTAATGAACTTTCCAGATATATGGATAATGCATTTTTCATGTCGATGTTAGCAGAGATCTGTGTACCGATATTTTCTCAAAGAGCATTGACTCCAAACCCAGAGATAGCTAAACGAAAAGCTGAGCTTCTTAAAAAGTACGAAGATGAGCTTAAAACTGGGGATACCGCCATCGCAGTCAAAATAGAAGACGAACTCATCGAGATGGATAAACAGTACCTTAAAGGAGATCCTTCAGATGGGTTTTATTCTTCTGCAGGTAAGAAATATAACGTACACAGAAAATCACAATATCTTGCATTAGGACTTGTTGAAAAATTCCAACAAGAACGAGGTCAGTATACGTTCCTTGAAACTGCACTGATAGATGGATGGAAACCTGAAGAGTTCGCTGACATCTGTTCTAACGCTCGACAAGGGAGTTATCGTCGAGGTATAGAAACAGAACAAGGTGGAGTACAAACAAAATATCTGTTAAGAACTCTTCAGAATCTCGAATTGACTGAAGAAGACTGCGGATCTAAAACTACATATACCGTTCTATTGACTAAAGAAAACATCGAGGATCACATTGGATACTATGTAACCTCTGGCCCAAAGAGCAATGTCTATCTCGACGATACGAATAAATCTGAGTTCATTGGATCTACTGTCCAGCTCAGAACTCCTATGGGATGTAAAACTAAAAACGGATATTGCTATCGCTGCACTGGGCAGATATACAAAACTCTAGGAGTTAAAGAGGTTGGTCCTCGTGGACTGGAAATCGGTGCAGCATTCTTGACAGCTTCATTGAAAGCCATGCACGGTATAAAACTGTCCAGTATGGACATAAGCGACATCGACAATTATACTTTATAAGGAGAACTTTATGTCGAATCCTAAAACTATCTCTCCGGAACAAGCTGCTACTGTAAAACCTGTCGTAGTAAAACCGGCTGCAGTAGAGGCTAAACCGGATCCCAAATCGGAAGTAAAAACAGAAACCAAAGCGGAATCTAAACCTGCTCCGGAACAGGAACAAAAATCTGGTCAGGAAAACACCACCAAAATTACCCCTCAGGTTCAGAATCGAGTACAGGAAGCTAAGCCTGTAGTATCCCCTACTCCTGAACCGGAAAAGACTCTGACCACTAGTCAGAAGAAATTTAATGAAGAAATAGCTAGCATAACCGAAGAACAGAAAAAAGTTCTTCCTGATGTTAAGATCATTCGTGCTCGCATGACGAGCATTTTACGAACTATCGTGGAAAATCCCGATACCGAATGGTTCGTTCGCAGGTGGATCGCTGAAGTTAAGAAATCCCCTAAACTTCTTCTTCGTCCCGATAGAATCATAGTCACGGAACAGAACCAGTATGTCTTTGAGAAAATATTTGTTTTGCACTCTTTGATTTACAATAAGGTAAGTTCAAATACCGAACTCAATTGGGACTATGCTGTTTCTATACTTGGAGAAACTGCACTGTTGCGATTTTTAAAGAAAAGATAACGTGGTTAATACATGTAAGAGACCACCTGTGTCGGTGGTCTCTTACATGCTGGGGGAGATGGTGGTTAATAAATACACACTTAGCGACGTCGTATTGGGTGTATGCTACATCTTAGATAAATACAACATAAAAGTCACTGTTTCGAATATTGAACTTGCGATGTTTTATCTTAAACGATCCGGCATAGATGTCGAATGCGAATTCACTTTCATGGGAATGTTTCCTAAATCTCGAACATTGATAAATACACTCATGACGTTGTCCCAACAAAAAAGATTGGTGTGCAATTTAGAATCTAAATTTTGTTGCGTCAATCCTTGTGAATATACAGATCACATTGTGGAGCTAGCGACATCCGAGATACTCCCTACTGCACTTGATTTGTTTGTTTATTTGATGGAACATCAAGACAATCCAGATCTAATGCTGTCAAAGATAATGTATGTCATTCATTTACGAGATACGCTTAGAACGGAAAATAAAAGTGATAACATTGCAAGTGTCTGGATAAACCTGTGGAATTCCGGATATGTCACGCATCAGTATAAAGAGTTTAAAGAAATATACGATTGGATAGATACCACGGATCTTTATAAAAACTAAACGTACACGGAAGAGAACTGGTCTTACGACCAGTTCTCTTCGTGTTGGAACACATCACTACAATAAGGAGATACTCGGAGAAGATATGTTCGTGATTTGTACCTTACACGAACCTTCGGGGACCAATCGAAAATCTTCTACCGCATACAATGCTGCAGTAGAATAAAATTACTTAGGTTCAGATATTCCGTTTTCACTAAAGTCAAACGGATCAGACCGCAATTCGGTATCTGGTATCTCAAGATCAAGTTCTGCACAAGCTTTGGAGATCTCTCGTTCAGCTTCTTCCAATTGTGTTTTGTCAGTTGTACCATGTCGTCGTAAAGAAATTTCTCTAAGTACAGCGACTGCTGCTTTGCCAGTTTCTTTAGCATCTTCGTTAGTTTTATATTTCAAACGATAATTGATTCTCTGACCCATACTTTTCTCTCTAGAATCAATAGCATGCAATAATTTATCAACAAGGGCAAGTCTAGAACTCGCAAGCTCAGGATCGACATTATTAATCTTAAGATCGATAGTTTCTACAGCTTCAGCAAGTCTACCGATTATTTCGTTACGTATGACTGCAGTTTCATTAGCAGTTTCATCATACTTGTCCAATAATTTTGGTATGTCGGGAGATCCGTATTCCAAATCAATATAATCGGAAGCTGCTTCGGCTTTGGCTTTGGCAATGGCATCTTTTATGTTCATGGGTATCACCTTCACAAGTAAAAATTAATACTGTAGCATAGCATGTATAATTTTAATTTCACTTATATAGATGCTTATCAAAAATTTTTAGGACTATATTACAAATTTAGATGTAGAATCTGGGCCTTCTATATTGACAATTCATCACGTAACATTAAAGGAGACATCAATGTCTGGGAGAATTTACTCTAGAAAACCGAAAACCCCTTGGAAGATATCCCTCGAGTTCGATGCCAATTCTAAAGTCTATTCATTTGCTGAAATTAACGACACAGCTCAGGAAAGAATGTTGAAGTTAATGAACTTACTTGACATTCGCATCGGTATGCAAGAGCCTCTTCTGAAAGTAAAAATCAAGTACCTTTCTGACAAAGGTGAGCATCCCGGAGAGTACTTCCCACTGGATCGCTTACCGGATGCTGGTTCTCAGGTTACAATTCCCGGATATTGTGAGATCGTAAGGAAAGTATAACGTTCTGTAAGGAGTAGACCAATATTGGTCTACTCCTTACTTTAGGAAATATTTTTTTTTAAATTTGAAGATTAAAATACGCATATATTACTAAATTGATCTGAGGAAGTAGTAATAAGTCACCGTTGTTGAACTCTATATGTAGACACGAGATGCCCTTCCTTGCTAGTGGATTTTGTTGTCTACTCAAAAGTGTAACCAACATGTAGCTAAAGGACAGATGATGAGTTTAAACCAAAAGTTAACAAGTTACGACGAAGGAGCAATCGAAACTAAAAACGATATGGAGTGGCTCAGACTTCGTCCAGAGAACCATATCCGTACAGTAGATGCTCAAGGTCAGTTACATGTCATCAAAGAAATATTAGACAACGCCCTAGACGAAACCGAGATACGTCCAAATGGCAAAGTCGATATTCTTCTATTTCTGGATAGAAGAAAACACAAATGGCAAATCGCAATAGCTGACAATGGTCGAGGATTTCCATTCTCCGCATTTGTTCCTGCATTCACAGTACTTAAAACGTCCGGTAAATTTAACCGAGACTCATATGTAACTTCTAGTGGACTGAATGGTTTCGGTAGTAAAGTGGCAAATGCTCTGAGTGAGAATTTACGTGCTATCACTTGGAGAGATGGAAAAATAGCAACTCTACATACCCACCATTCTGACGTTGTAGATCACCATATAGAAAATTATTCTAACAATTACGGACACACTGGAACTGTCGTCATCTACGAACCATTGGACGAATATTTCGATGGGGTAGATGAGTTTGTCAATGACGCACATTCTCAACTTTTTGACACTGCTCGATTACTTGGCATGTTCGCATCCAACAGCACCATAACTATCAAAGTAGTATCGAAAAGTTTAGATTCCAACGTGTGGACTATTGGAGCAGAAGAAACACTCTCTCTTCTCTTCGATAAATACTGGAATGATCCTGCAACAGTCACTGTAGTGGATGGGACTGATCACAACGCTTCTCTTGATTTTCTCAGAACACTGTGGAAAGTAGACAGTAGTTTCATCTGGAGTGAACACTTCACATCGAAAGATATCCCTGAACTTGAGAATACCGTAATGAAAGTTCAGATGGAAGGCAAACGTTCTGTAGAGAAGCCAGTTCTTTTGATGTTTGATCTTACGATGTATTTGCCAAAGATCATGCGAGGAACGTGTGTTACTGCAGTTGTAAACAATATCCCATTAAAAGACAACAGTTCTAGTACGCACGTTGCAGCAGTTGCTGCTATGAAAACGATTCTCGCACCATTTGTAGACAATGAAGATTATCAAAAATTCTTCATCTCGGAGTATCGTCTACCTTTGTGTTTTGCTATGGGCATCAAGTTCGCAGAAGCAAGATTTGATTCTCTTGCCAAAGATGCTATCTTTAACTTACCCTTTGAACGACGACTTCAGAACATGTTCGAAACTTGTTTTCGGATGTTCTCAGATGATTACTGGAAAGAACTTTATGAAAAGATAGCTGACCATCTTGTTGTACAGTATCATGCGTATTATAACAAACCCATAACAAGCGCTAAAAGTTCTAAGAAACTTAGCTTGACCTTAGTAGATCAGAAGTTTCTTGATTGCAGTATCCGTGATCCTGAAAAATCAGAATTGTTCATAGTCGAAGGGGTATCTGCACAACACATAAGTGAAGGTCGAGATTCACGGTACCAAGCTGCGATGATGATTCGAGGAAAACCCTTGAACGTTATGAAAACAGGTGGTAAAGGATCTACTCCTGTATCCAATCTGAACAATTACACTCCTTATCAGGATCTTCAAAAAATCCTGAACGTACATCCAAGCCAAACCGATCTTAGTACTCTCCAATACAACAAGATCATTCTGCTCCAAGATGCTGACGTAGATGGAGGACATATTTCTACGTTACACATAGGTGCTCTTGCGAACATACACAAAGATCTTCTTCCTGCTGGCAAAGTGTATCTTGCTAACCCTCCACTCTACGAAGTCATAGTAGGGGATAAGAAAAAATATATACGAACCAAAGAAGATCTCATATATTTTCGAATCATTCAGTTGTACATGCCGGTACTTGATATCCATATACAAGATAAAAATAAAACGATCTTTGTAGAACCCAAACAACTTCTTGATGATGAGTATATTGAGTTCTGCACACTGGTGAATCTTGTCGGAGACATCTACGACGATCTTTCAAAAGAACTTGTCATCCCCAGATTGGTTCTCGAGTATATTGCAATGAATACTCACAGGCTACAAGGAAACTTGACTGATCGTGACATACGTAGTGTTTTTGGACATAGTTCGTCATATGACGTGCGTAGTGACATCATAACCATAGAGTTCGAAAGAAAAGACATTCGTTTCTCATTGACTGATGTTTGTGACGCACTTTATGAAGAGCTTCTCCCTCTGCTTCGCAAAATCTCGTACTTTGATATGCAGATCTTTGCCACTACGAACTACACTTCTCACTGGCAACAAACGAAAGTCAGTTTAGTAACTCTGTACGAAACTTTCTTGCAACTGAATAGTAAATTAACCATCAAACGCCATAAAGGTGTAGGTGGTATGGACCCAAGTGATCTAGAAAAGACTTGTGTTGATCCTAGCACGAGATTTTTACATCAGATAACTTCGGTAGGAGATATGGAACGAATTTGTCGCATTTTGGGCGACGATAGTTCCGTACGTAAGCAGATGCTCATCGATAGAGGACTACTGTAGACTACAAAGAAGGGGGTCGAATTTTCGACCCCCTTATCATATACTAGAGTGGAGGATATTTTCGTTTATTTGCATTCTAAAACATCTAAATATAGTTTGGATAATGACCTATTCCAAATTAGTAGTGATCCGATGTGAGGAACATATGAAAATTAAAACCTTTGCAGAAAGTCTGCAAGCGGCAGTGGTCAAAGTTACTAAAAACAGAAGTACCTTAAAAACAGGTACACTTTTGTTTGATAAAGATAGCTTCAAAAACAACGCGCTATACCCCATAGCCAAACTTATACGATACGTATTCTACAAATTACAGATAACCGATGAGGAATATAAAGAAAAATTCCAACAATATTCGGAAGCATTGTTAGAGGAACCTTCTAAAATACATACTAACAGAAGAAACCTGTTGGATGCATTGAAGGCTAAAACATTAACCATTAAACAATTCGAAAAAGCACTGACTGTGATGCAGTTCAGTATCACAGATATACAGTACACAATCAGGTCAAATGAAACAGGTGAAACTTACACCTTTGCTCTTTCAGATATCAATAAAGAAATCGAAAATGACAAAGTAGAACGAAATGGTTCTATTTCTGAGGAATAGGTGCAAGTATGTCCGCACACATGTATTTAAAAGCACTGGAAAGTGAATGGGCTCTTCCTCTTAAAATCACTAGCAACCTTATAAAGCAGATGGTTGCTAGTTGTGGGTCTGAACCTACAAAAATCAAAGTCATAGAGAAAATAATCTTTCCTAAGAATTACATAAGCCCATTCGTATTCGCGGGAACGATGGACCCTAAGACCAAGTATTTTCCAAGATCTGTACAATTTCAAGGAATTGATCACATCGAACGAGTGAAACCTAAAGATGTTACCAGATGGTTTGAAACCCATAGTTCAGTTTATCGTCAAGATAACTACGGAACTCAAGTTCTACTCAATTCTCAGACTTTGTCTCCAGAACCAGATAAATTCATACGTAAATTCGATGCAGCAATACCTGGGGTATGTGCTTGTAGACTGTCGGCTATCATAGAGTCTGCAAGTTCTGGAGCTACTAGAATCAGTTATTACTACACGATAAGAGTCGATGCTCCGGAAAGTCAGATCACTTTGATGAACTACCAAGATGGAAGTTTAAGTCAGACTACGACACTTGGAGATTTTATTCGACATTTTTCGCAATACATGGCTACACTGATAAAGACCAGATTTAATCCTACACACATGTCTCCTGATGAAAAAGCTAGTTTTGAAAAGTTTTCCCTTCTAATACACATTTAACAAAAGTCCTATCTGGTACACTCCAGATAGGACCTACTCATCAACAGTATATTTCGGATATCAGAAAATATGTTCCGAGAACTGATGGGAAATTATAACTGGTCTGCACTATGATATAGAAAATCTAATCTGGAGGAACTTTGTGTCATATAAGTACGATTTTCATTCCCAAGAACTAGTAGCTGAAGATGTCGTTCACGATAAGATGGCAAGCTTCGCAGAAGCTGTTGCATTAGATAAAGTCATACATGCAGTAGATGGTCTTAAAAGTGGTTATCGTCGTATATTGTGGGCTATCAGACACCACAAAGAATTCACGAACTTATATTCGTTTGTAGGTAAAGTTATGGAACATCACCCAGTGGGTGACAGATCCATCAATGATGCGTGTATGCGTTGTATGCAACCTCATTCTGTAGGCATTCCTCTTCTTGAGGGAAAAGGAAATACCGGCAGATACTACGACGAAGATTGTGGAGCTAACAGGTACTTAAGCGTACGTATCTCAGAATTCACTCGAGAAGTATTTTTCCAAGGAATAGATCTTAGTACAATTCCTACCGTAGAAAAACCTACGTTCGATGGGGAAGAACCTAAATTCTTAATCCCTAAACTCCCTATGGCGCTACTTATGTATACGTTGACATTGGGGACAGGGTTTAAATCCGAAGTCTTTCCTATGAATCTTACGAACTTGTGTAATCTTCTGCTTCGTTATCTGGATCATAGAGCAAAAGACAAGTATGCTCCGTTCTATGTGAATAAATATCCGGAATTGTTGATTCCTGATTTTCCTATCAGAAATATCATAACGAATTCGGATCAAATCATTCGCTCTCACGAAAGAGAAGATTATTCTCCTACACTAAAAGTAGAAGGGATCTTTGACGTTTCTGGACAGAAGATCACGCTAAGAACCACAGTATTCGGAGCTTCGTTTGGCAAAGTCGAACAAAATCTGAAAACTCTTCTTAGAGATAAAAATTCGTGGATACAAGATCTATTTACAGAATACCACAACCTTGCTACTATTCGGACAGAAGGTGCACTTGAGATCACAGTTAAGAAAACTGTAGATCCTATCATGGTAGCAAAACGACTTGCTAAAGAGTTGCGGTTGTATAAAGGGATAAAAGCTATACCTATCTACGGATTACCAAACAATACGTTACGGACGATGACTCCTGCGGAAATAATCGCTTTGTGGTTTAATTACCGGAAAGGTTCTATCATTTCCGGATTAAAACATGATCAGATAGAATTAGTCAGACAGGCTAATCTATTAAAAGTCAAAATCATGCTTGCAGATCACTGGGATGATGTTATCTCGATTGTCAGAACCCCCAATAGACAACCTGATGATATCCGAGAAGAATTGCAAGCAAGGTATGCTTTGACCTATGAACAAGCAGAAAATATCCTTCAAGGATCAAGTATCTTGTCGGTTAACGATAAAGTCAAAGATAAGAACATCGAAGCTCTGAATAAACTTCAAGATAAAATTTCAGAGTTGGCTCAAGCCAGACACAGTCCAGACGACCAAATCGAACAAGATATCGAGTTCTTCAAAAAGAAATACGGAACTCCTAGGAAAACCAAAATATCACAATATCTAGGACAAGTATTCATTAAGAATGGGAAAAATACACATTCTGTACAGTTTGACGATTACGAAGAAGCTCTCCAGTATCTTAAAGATTACCCGACTGCAACTGTTCATGAATACGATCCGGATTGGAAAGTTACTCACTATGTGAATGCAGAAGGGTTAAGTGTGCCTATGAAAACTACACTACCCAAACGATTCGACGATTATTTACATCTGAGTACACCAAAAAAGCCTTACACTATCACGTTGAATGACTCAACTGAAGCTATATTCAAAGGGGTTGTCTTCCCATCCAACCCTAACGTACAATCGTACATCGTCGGAAATAAGTTTTACGGAATCAAACGATCTGGAGAAATAACTCTACTCAAACCTTCAGATATGACTAGTAGAAAAACTAAAGATGCTAAAGGTAGACAGACTGAGTACGTACATTTTGTTCCTGCTCACAAGCTTCCAGGTGTCTTAGTGTATTTCAACGACAAGACTCCAGATGAACTTTATTTCATGGCTATCTCGGAAGAAACCACCAAGTTGAACTTAGGAATCTTTGGAACTCCTATCTTTCTTGATTGTATTTCTCGAAAGAGGAAACTTCCGTATATTCTGAACTTACCTGCAACTACGGATTCAACTGTAAGTCACATTTACATCGAATCTATAGAAAAAGTTATGCGAGGTGGAGACTTTATTAAAGTTGCACTGAAACGAAAGTTGAAACGACATCCAGTATCCAAGAATATTGGAATTCTGTAGATAGATGAGTGGGGAATACCCCACTCATCTATAGATATGAAAATATTTGACGGATATATTACTTTTGTGAGTCTACAATCCTAAAGTAAAAAGGAGTACGATTATGGGAATCTATATCAATCCTCAGGACAGGACTTCAAAAGAAGAATTTCTTAATGCTCATGCCATAGCATTGACAGAAGAAGAATTTCGGCAACACGTAAACAGTTCTGACTACGAACAGTACTTTGCATTGGTGTGGATCAACAACGGATACTTCACTGCAGTAGCAGTAGCGTATTGTCCGAGAGAAGCGGCGGATTTGACTCTGCCCAACGATCTTCGAGAAAAACGGTATTACCTGATTGAAACCGATGTACTGTTAACTTCAAATGTGTTGCGCAAAGACGAGCTCAAATACTTGCAGAATTGAAATGGGGGGGGGTATATCCCTCCCATTCCCGTTATATACGAACAATTATTTTTTTTGAGTCTTGATTTCTCAGATACTATGATCGATCTGTCCAATCAAATCAGGAGAAAGTTATGAATGCCAAACGTAAAAAAGTTCAAGAATATATTCTTCAAACGATAGCTAAGATGGATCCTACTGGACCTAACGTAGAACGATACAAGAACATGTTTGCAGAAATGTCAGATCAAGAATTTGACAAATATATGAAGATGTTAAAAGAAGGGACAGTCAAACTTACAGTGTATGCTCCCAATATGAAAAACTATCTTAAGGTAGAAAACTTATTCAAAGCTGCAGAGTTTGTAAATGCCAAATTGTTCCATCGTATTCTGAGAACAGATCATACTACTGGATTGCAGTATTGGAGTAATGAGAAGTATCTGGTAGTTACTCTTCCTATAAGAAGAGCTAGACAATTTTTGATGCACAAGATCTCTGTTGCGGAAAGTGATCAAAAGATCGATGCATTGACAGGACAGGTAACTAAACCAGACAAAGCTTCCGCAATATCCTTCGTGGAAGCACAGTTACTTGGAGCACAAGGATTAGAGAAAACTTTAGAAGAGTTTTTAAAAGTTCGTGGTGGAGATGTTCGAGCATTTGGGACATATAAACAACAATTGGAAGAAACCGGAGCTTCTCAGATGGCAGGACTTGATCCTACTACAGTACCTAGAAGTGCCGTAGTGTTTTCCAATATATTGCGATGCATGTACTACGACAACAATCTAGTTGAGGGGATGTAAGTACCATGTTTTCTAAAGACAGATGGAAAGATGCGCAATCCGAAGTAAGTACCGAACAACTAGCTAATCGATCGGCTTTAGATATCGTGGCAAATCTTAAAGATACTTTATCTCAGTTCGATACCTCATCCGATACAGATGTTAGTTTAAGTGGAACTTCTAAAGAATCAGTTATAAAAGAAGCACATGCCGAAGTGACTTATACTGAAGCTTTGGGTAGTGTAGTCGGAATAGATCCTGGAACTAATGAATCCATCACCACATTTGTGTCTTCCACGGATCAGGACAAAATAGATAATCCGTACTTACAAAATGTCGCTAGTTCTGCAACTGAGATACACTACAGTTCAAAAGACATGCTAAAAGTGTCTCAACTTACGGGACAAGATATATCAGATCCAAAAGTCGCGGATCGAGAGTTGAAATCTTGGTATAGTGAAAAGTTAAAAGTTCTGGCTGCAAATACTTCTGCATTGCAAGAGTACTTGTCTGATGTACCTTTGAGTTCGTATGTTGAACACGAAACTCAAGTCCTGAAAGATATTACAGATCCTTCGGATGTTAAAGAGTTCGTAGACACTCGTATGGATGTTCTTCCACCGAATCTTAAAAATGCACTCAATACCACTGCAGACAATACTCTTGGAAGTATGTCCAATAGGATTGGAGCTATAGGTAACGGCGTAACTTCTTTGACTAATTTTGGAGAAGATGCTTGGGATGTGCTACAGAATGGAAACTATCCTGCTATAGCTGACGAATTCGGTAACCCCATAGAAGGTATGGGAGGACTTCGTGTAGGATTTAACAAGATCCAAGATCTTTACAAAGATGCTAACTCTTTATGTGATGAAATAGTCAATGCCTTCAAAGAGTTTTCTGGAGCTAAAGACATTTTTGATATGCTTTTAAATGAAGCTATCAACAGTGGACTTGGTAATCTCATAGCTGCGCTTTTAAATTGTGGACAGGATACTTCACGTACCAGATACCACGATAGTCGAACTTCTTATCTTGCATATCTTGGACTTGAAAAATCCAGTTACAATGGAGATCCTTATAGTTTCAAGCAACTTCAAGATTTTCTTGGGGATTCAGCTATTTACGATGTGAAAGACAGTATGTTCAAATTGGGTAGCAATACAAAGTTTACTGAAGCAGATAAAGTCACATACACAGAACTTCTGAACATGAACAGTATAACTGCTAACGAACTTTTTGAAGATACTGATGATTTTGGTATCACTGCGATCGATACAGATAAACTGACAGTAGCTACAAAAAATTCTGATTATTTGCCTAACCAGGCATACGACGAAGATACTCAACTACTTGCACTTAATCTGTCTTCTCAATATTTCAAATAACTAAATGTATACTGGGACCAATCAGGTCCCAGTATACTTATTAATACGTATGACCATCCAAACTACACGGATATATTACTAGTTTGATGATGTCTCTTAATGTAGGTTAACTTCTTTTCACGCCTTAGAAAGGAGTAATTTTCGTGCCGTCCGAACAAAAAAGCATACCGATTGCTGAACACTCTGAAGTTGTAAGAAAGTCTCCTATTGGAACCGGAGAACTTCGTCCTGATATATACACTGAATGGTGCGTATATAATTTCACTAAACTTCCCATATATATGGGGACATCTGCAGGAAAGATTATCGCTATTCCTGCCCAACCTGGGCATATAGAAACACAAAGAAACCCTCGTGTGGAAATTAAATCTCGTACTGCTGAAGTTTATCAGAGAAAGGTTATTGGTATACGAGAAGAAGTCACACCTGATCAAAGTTGTCATGAATGCAGTATTCCCTACAAACTTCTGAGGGATAATCCTGCGGTGTATTATCCTTCTCTTGCCCTCAGCATCTCTTACGATGCTGGTTCTGTATTGAACCTCCATCCTTGTCTTTTTAAAGGAGACCGTGATCCTTTGGCGCATGTCAATAAAGACACGTCAACTCCAACAATGTCTCCTTTAGGTGTTCGTGCCAACGATGCAAGTGGCACAATAAAACAGTTATACATATACACAGATGGAAAATTGTTAACCGCAAAGGTTAACAACGATCCCAATCTTGCCACGTATCTAGAATTTGTTATGATCAATGAACATGGTCGAGAAATAACAAAAACTTATCCGTTACATCTGATCAGTAGTAAGGTACTGAAAGTTGAGTTTCCGGATTGGACTTTTTATGTTTCCGATGTAAAAACCCTGGCAGCTAAAGCCGATAGAGAAATTCGTATAATCGATCAAAAGATCTATACGGAACAAGAACACAACGATCTCGTAAGAGAGGCTACAACTGAACTTAAAGAAGAACTAGCACAGACCAAACTCAAGTTGGCTGAATCTGACGAAAAATTGAAGTTAGCAGAATCTCGTGTAGACTCATATCGGCAAGATATAAAACAGATGCGAGAAATGAACCAAGATAGTCTCAAACATACCACGTCGTTACAGCTGCAAGAAATAAATCGACGTACAAATGAATTGAAACTACAAAAGGAACAAGTCAGCGCAAATTCGACAGAATTGACAGCTATAAGCAACGTTACTAAAGTGCTTCTCGTCGCAGTACCTACAATTGTTGCTGGAGCTGTGGCGTACTACTCGTCGACCACAAAAAGTGTAATCGGTGCATGTGTTTCGGGAGCACTCACTGCTTGCAAATCTCTGGTCAAAGGTGCAGTCAACAAAGTGTGTCAAAGTGTAGGCAGTTTTATCGGTAGTTGTTTTTCAGCTATATTTGGCTGATGAACTAGTCTAAGGAGGTATGTGATTTGGCACTTGATGATCTTGTTGTAGCAGCATCAGATGCTCTACCCGATTTTAATAAAGATCTACTGATCGAGTACCGGAAAAGACAAATCCATAATTGTACCAAATTTATGGAGAAAGCATTCATTGAAGCAACTAAACACGTCGAAGGTGCAAGGTTCATCGGATCTAAAGAATTGAGTCCGGAAGAGCGTTTAAGGCTACTCAGTCGCGGAAGACATGTACCTACCATTGATATCAATAGATCAGAACTTAAGGTAGTGGAATTTACATTGGGATATGAAAATCAAATATTTCCTATTCATTTGTATCTTCCCTACCTTATAGACAATGCTATTGTTGTTAATGGAGCGAAGTATTTCGTACAATTTGCGCTCACCGACAAAGTGTTTTATCACATCCCAAAACCGGAAGGTCTTGGGATTAAACTACTAGTAACGCATCTGCGTTTTTGGAGAAATCTACAATATACGGTTAGTGGACTCTACGGTACATACACTAACCAGATCATCACAACAAAAATCCATCAGCGACAATATAAACCTACAAAGGAGGACATTCTTACTGCTCTTATCTTGTATCCTATCTGCTGGTACGGATGGAGAAAAACGTTAGAGATATTCGACATCAATCCGGAAGATGTCGAGTTTGTTCAGCATCCCAACAGAGAAGACAACACCTACGAATACATCTGCATTCGAGAAAAAGATAACGATAGTATTTGGATGAAAACTCGTCCAGAACTGTTATCTGAAAAAGATGCAGAATCTCGAACAAAAGCCAGAGTCATTGCGTCTATTTTGTACGTACTGACTTATTTCGACAAATACCCGCAAACGATGTTTTCAGACAACAAAGCGCTTATTTCGTATCTCACTGATGATCCAGACAATGTGGTCTGGAAAGTCATTTTAGGAAAATCGATTTATGGAATCGACGAGAACGAAAGAAAAGCTATAGGATACTCTGAACATCATCTAAGTAGCATGACCACTTATCTGGATGCGACTACTAAAGTCAATCTGGAAGCTTCTGGAGTTTATGTCAATGATGTGATGGAACTTATAGTGTACATCTTCAAAAACATAGACTCGCATGTGGTTAAACGGACACCGTCGGATCTTAGCAATAAACGTATCAACATGATAGATCTGTTGCTTGGATCAGTTGTACAAAAGTTATTTCGCAGAGTATTTAACTACACTAACCACAAAAGTGGTATAACTGGAGATGCATCAAAAATCTTCAGACTTCCCATCAAATCCTTCACTGCACTCAACAAATCCGGTGCAATTTTGGCAATCAATCCGTCTACGTACAATGACAACGCATTGATAAGTGTTCTTGCAGGAAAGAAACGGACTACTCATTCCTCAGGAACAATTTCACGTAAACAGGGAGTCAATATCCAATCGACAGATCACAGGTACCATCCTACGTGGTCAGTTGTGGAATCGGCGACATCTATCAGCATCCAGCATCCGGATATCTCAGGAGATATCAATGCTCTTGCTTGCCAGATCGATGATGCTGGTAATATAGTTATCCCTGATTTTGCACAGGCATTCATATCCGATATGATGGATCTGATTGTCACTTCATAAAGCACTCAACCTACAATAAGGATAGTTATGTCAAGGTTTTTATCTGACCCTCAGGTCGAACGACTGTATACTGAAGTAGCTACCGACGCTCTGAGTCAAATCGATTCTGATTATACGTTGGATGACCGAGAATATCGGCACGTAAAAGATGTTGTCTTTCGGAATCCGGATTTCATAGATACTGTCATCAAGAAATCAGTGGATCACAATCGACGAATTCAGAGCCAAGATCTGTTCGATGCTATCATAGACGAACTTGAGTACTCGGTTCTGGATGTCGATCCTAGACGGGATGATCGCCGGGCAGGATATTCTCGATCAAGACGAGATCCGTATGACGATCGTGGGTATTACAACCAAGATTATCGGAGCACTCGTGGACGTCGTGATGAAAGAGGCGGAAACAATACACGTGGGATTTATAGTAGACATCAAAAATCTGCTCCTGAAAGACCTGAAAGAGAATCCAAAAAAGAACGTTCTCGCAATACCGCATCAAGAGCAACGTCCCCTAGTTTTGTATTCATGAAGGACAATCAGGGATTGACGACTGAAACTCAGTCGAAAAATCACCCCACAGAATCTTCGTCTGCCGCAGAGCTGTCGGTGTTCCAAACCGTAGCCACTACCAAAGGACAAGTGGATGTATCAAAAGTGGATATTGAATACCTTATTCATTCTAAAGATCAGGCATTCAATATCATCGAAAAACATCTTCCTCAGGTACTAGTGGCACCTAAAAGTTTGGTCATCAGCAGTTATCAGCAGTTAAACTGGATCCGTTTAGAATCTGCATGCGCTACATCTCTCAAGTCAAGAATGGCTTCGCTGATAACTAAGTTGGAAAGTTGTTCTACATTTTCGACATTCTTAAGAACCATTGTTCCCATCTTCTCGACACTGCCGTCTTCGCGATACACCGAGTGGATTCGAAACAGATTCAATGAGATGCTTGGAAAGTATTACATCAGTCCGGAAAATCCCAATTGTTTCCCGGTTATAGGAGACTGGAAAAGTTTTACTATCTTGGAAGATAAAAACACTCCGGAATTGCGAACGATCAACGAAACCATTCGAGATTTCGATACATTCGTCCAAGAATTATATCTTGGATTACTGGATACGTTTTTCTGGGATACAAATGATGACGGAACAAAAGTTTCGCGCATCATCGATATAGAACAGCATCTTCCTACGGTATGTGCTGCTCCTGGATTGGACGTAGTAAATGACAACGGGCCGATCGTCAATTCACTCACTAAGAGTGATGCGAAAGAGCAAATAACAAAAGCATTTCAAGACAAATATCTGTTCTTTACTACCAAACAGACATCTATATTTGTTAAAGGTAAAGCTAAAGATATTCTTCCTGCAAATGCAGTATCCATCTTGCCGGGATGCGGTAGTGTACCGGAACATCTCGCATTCGAAACTATAAGTCAAGCAATGATTGATCAATGCTTAGCGACCCGTACTGGACTGCCGAACGTAGATCTGTATTTTACCGAAGATCTGCATACCAAGTATGCTTTCAGTTCTACAACTGAAGGCATCACTGTGGTGAAGAAAGTATAATTACCATATAGACTGGGTACTTCATTGTACCCAGTCTATACTTAAAAAAACTTTGTTTTTCCAGGAGAACGTTATCGTAAATATTTGTTACGGATTAATTACTTGAACAAGGTACTTGTGACAGCTATTGACGTATAGTTATCTTAAACTGGAGACCATATGGACCAAGACCCAAAATACACGTTGTGGAGAACCCTTTCATTAATCATTTCCACAGCAGACAACGCGTATTACGTTCGTAATGATCCTATCATGGACGATGCGCAGTACGATAAACTACGAATACGATGTGCTAAGCTTGAAAAAGAACTAGGAATCACAGAAGAAAATTCCGTCCTAAGCTCTATTCCTGGAAGCAGAGGGTCTGGACCAACTCGAGTGCACCCGATGCTAAGTTTGGCAAATATATTCACAAAAGAAGAGCTAGAAAAATATTTACAAAGTCTTGCTAAAACTGGAATAGATATCGACAAGATCTGGTTTTATCTTGATCAGAAACTCGATGGAGTTTCTCTTGAACTTACTTATTCAAGAGATGCTTTAGAATCAGAACACGTACTAACTAGTGCAACAACTAGAGGAGATGGACACGTAGGAAATGAAGTGCACGATAACGTGGCATTTACCACACAAGTTCCATTAAATATACCTTCCACATACCGCACAGTTCCTATTCTATCGAACATAGTAGTTCGTGGGGAAGTTGTAGTTGATTACGTAGATTTTAATCGAATAAATGTGGCAAGAGAACGTCTTGGACAAAAACCTTTTGTTTCTCCAAGACATGCAGCAGGATCATTAGTGGTCAATTCTAAACAATTGTCCGACTATAAAGATATACGAAAATCGAACCCAAACTGGAAACCGTGTAAGTTCTATGCTTACGGGGTAGACGATCATTCCGCGAATAATCGTTACGGTATCAGGAATTACGTAGAACTAGTAGAATTCCTTAAAATCCTCGGATTTTGTACCATCCCGGGAATACTTGTAAGGCGTGATGCTATCTGGAAAACACACGAAAACCAGATGCATCAAAGACATTCCCAGGCGTATGCTTTGGATGGTACGGTGGTAAAGGTAATTGACTTTGGAGTATATGAGCAACTCGGAGTCACTAGTCATCATCCTAACTATGCTCGAGCTATCAAATTCCTCTCCGAGAAAGCAACGACAAAAGTACAGTCAGTTGTCTTTCAAATCGGTCGGACAGGCAGAATCACTCCGGTTGTAGAAGTATCTCCGATTACGTGTGGTGGAGTTGTTATCTCCAGAACCACACTACACAACGTGGAATATCTCAAAAAGTTAGACCTGCACTATGGAGACATCATCACCCTCAAGAGAGCAGGAGACGTTATTCCACAGATTGTGTCAGTAGATATTTCTCTACGGAAAGAGGATGCCAAAAAGATCGACATACCGACCAAGTGCCCGGTATGCGGAGCAACTCTCGACAACAGAGGAAAACAAATGCTTTGTCCGAACAAAAAGTGTTCGGGTCAACATCTAGCCCTTTTAACTGCAGCTACTTCTAGAAGCGGGTTGCATTTGGAAGGTTTTGGGGAACAATTGCTTTCCCGGTTATACGATCAAGGATTCCTTGATCATGTTCTCGATCTCTTTTCGCTAACTGCAGATCAGCTTCAACGAGTTGGTGTAAGTGCAGAGTATGCGGATACCCTGATATCTAGGATCAAAACAAAACTCAACAAATTGCAGCTGTTTGAACTTTTGTCTATCCTAGGCATCTCCAATCTAAGTCGACATACTGCACAAAAACTTTGCCAAAACTTCCCGACCTTGACAGAGTTATATAGTGCAACTTGCGACGAATTGATGCAGATAAACGGCATCGGTAAACTTACGACGAAAGCTTTGTATACTTACTTACGACAAATAGATCTAAGAAACGAATTATCTTCAAGAGGTATCGCTTTGTACAGATCAACCCCTCAGGATTGCGACTCACAACTTTCCCATTGGAAGGTTTGTATTACAGGGACTTTTAAAATTCCTCGCAGAGAACTAGAACAACGACTGATATCCCATGGTGCAACGATCGTAAATTCGGTATCTTCCCGAACAACGCATCTACTGAAAGGAGAAAACTATGGAGAAACTAAGGTGGACCTAGCCATCGAGAAAAGTATACCTATATTAGATCAAAGCGATCTGGATAGGATTCTTTTCGATTTCTCTACTTCGACTTCCTGTGAGCAAACAGGGGATTCCCTGGAACATATATCTTTGGAATAGGTATGAGGGCCTTCGGGCCCTCATACCTGCATCTTTTTGTTTGTTTAAATGTTTTCAGCTTTAATCAATGTACCTTCTCCGAGAAAATATTTCCTGTCAAGTACAGATTGTGCAGATGTTACTGCCATACCTGTATTACAAATCTTGTAATTGAGCTGAGCATAGATAGCTTCTTTTGCGTTGAATGTTATATTGTCTGCATCGTACATCTGAACGATTTCGTCATTACCAGAATAAAGTCCCCATTCGGAGATCTTTGCATATCGCATATCCCCATTGTACAGGACGTTTATAGCTTCCATAACTTCATATCCTCTAACAGGAAGAAGTATTTTAGTTCCGACTACAATCTTAGAATTGTGTCCGGATTGTTCTCCGGAAGTCGACGGTACTGGGGGAGTGGGAGTCAGGTCGGATGCTGAGAAGATGTAAGGTTCTTGTTCTTGAGTTTCAGGATTGATTCTCAAGATTTGGACCTGAGTATCGAGCATGGTTATTTTTTTCAAATAATAACAATAGTACGGTTCGTTGTTGATAGTTTTACGTACACGCAAGCGATATTGTGTTCTCTCAGCTTCTGTGAGGTCTTCTGAGACAGGTACTACACGGAAAGGAATTTGTTCATAAAGTCCATGTTCTCTATTCCGAGGGATATGAGGATTTGCTAATATGCCATCGTCAGCATTTTTGAACCCTCGGATACCTATTCCAAAATACTGGATAACAGGACGAGTACTAGGAACTTTTTCATGGAACACCTGATGTGCGAAGTTCAATGTTGTATTTTGGTGAAAAGCATATTCCATAGGTAATCTTGCGTAAATATCACCAATAGCACAAAGATCAGTTTTGACGATGTGCTCGGCAAATTGTAAAGCTTCAGACATTTACATTTCCTCCGAAATATTTTGAAGATTAGATCCAACATGGATCGAAAGTAACGTTTCAATGTGTGATTCAAGTTTTTGTGGGGTTATTCCTACGTTAAGACTATCTAAAGTATCGGCAGAATCATTTACAAGATTAGGAGTTAACCTTACTGTAATGTCCGTCAAATCAGAACTCATTACATATCCATCAGCGATATAAATACCGTCCAAATCGGATAAATGTGCAAGATCTGAAAACTGATCGTTACTTGCAGAAATACTGAGTTTAGGGATATCTAATCTGTTATCGGATGAGATATCGTCTGCTACTCTACCTATAGTCAAAGGATCACTAATCAAGAAACTCAGCGTATCTCTTTGTGTTTCTAAAAAGGTTAATCTATAACTGCACAATCTAATGAATAGATTTTTTAATCCATCGTATATACGTAATCTACTCGGATCGTGTGCAGTGTATTTGAAGAATATCGGATGAGTTACAGGAACTGCATTTGTTAAAACTTTATGACAAAGTTCTTTGAACATTTCCTGATCATTTCCAAGATTCTCGTATGCTCGGATTATCGTTTCAATATCTGGTTTAGATGCTATCCATGAACTGTAGTTCGGTTTATCTGTCAGATTCAAATCTACCATTTCTCTAACTGTCAGATAATCAAAAAACTTATTCATAGCATCGTGATAGATAAGATTACCACACTGACGTAATCGTTCTTGTTGTACAACTAAGATTTCAAACTGTGCAGCTACATGATCGACAAATTCTTCCTTAGTAAAACTTGTACGGTCTGTCCACAATATCTCATCCAAAGTAGTTTGTACATCAACCACAGTTGTCATGAGATAATCCGTACCCATGAAGGATATCCACTTAGGGAGTTCGTAATCTTTCGGACGTTGTGATTTGTATACTAAAGATACAGGGTATTTTGTAGGGATAGTTTCGATTACTTCTCCGAATTCTCTATAGTGAGCATAATGAAAAAGTAAAAGAGCATCGTCTAACGAAAGATCAATTTCCATGTTGATATTTTCGTCAGTATATTTGACTCGGTAGTTCAACAGATGTTTTGATTTTCTAAACACTACGTTTTGAAGCAAGAACTCCATGAGTAAATGTTGGTATTCTGTATGAAGTACAGTCTTTTCTAATTCCATTAACCTGGTAGGGATAATGTTAAGTGAAGTATTTCCGAATTTTTCAGTGATATCGTCGGATATGCGAGGAGTAAGATCAGGAAAATATCCTTCCGATTTTACTCTATTTAGAACATGATCCATAGTTTCATATTTTGATTCATCTATGGATTCGAATGTTCCAGCATTCACAACACTATCTGAGAGTACTTCTGGTATCAATACACAATCTTCTGAACCGTCATCTGTTTGTTCAAGGATCGTTTTAGCAACAAGTTTAACCTGCAATCCTTTAAGTAGATTGTCAGCTAATATTTCTAAGTTGCTACGTTTTCCCCTATTCTGTAAAATGTATCCCATGTTACGATACAAGAACAGCGCTTGTGTTTCTGTGAGAATGTCACGGTAGTCTCCGATACCTTTAGAGAACAAATATTCCCATATGTGATACGGATGAACATTGGAAGTTCTTATATTTTTAACTCTCTGTGTCAGTATAGCCTGATAAAGATATCCGAATAACATACCGTAGAATGTAGTAGGATATAAATTTTCTTGACTATAGTCTGCAATATACCAGCGCATATGGATATATTCAAGAGTACTATCTACGATGTGTCGTATAGATTCTCGTTCATTTGTTCTTAAAATATTGTAATCTGCTTTAAGTACGGTAAAGTTTGGTGCATTGATAGCCGTATCTATATCCTGAACTGGATAGACTATATTTTTTATAAGGTTAGTCTGTTCCGGGTATCGTTGGATAAGCGTTTCGTATTCTGCTGATCCAACTTGAAAGTTTGCAAATGTTTTAGGATGGGTTGTTCTCAATTCCGGACAAAACAATACTTCAGAACCATCTTCAACAGAAACAGTATACATTGGAGTATCTAGTACTGAATATTTTCCACAGAGGTTTTGATAGTATGGATTGTCCTTGTCATCATCAATGAGGATATTGCGTTCCTGCATAAGTCTTGTTTTATAAACTTCTGCAAACAAATCAAATTTGATACTCAAAGTCTGTAGAAATCTTAAAATTTCTAATTCGTAATGTTTATACATTTAATTTCTCCAGGAGACTGAGATGGAAAACGACACTACAATCAACATACTCAAAGATGCGTATGGGATTTTTAATCAGAAGGTAGGGATCGATAGGTCACGTACCGGCAATCAATCCAATCTGTCAAAGACAGAACTTTTAAATTTGGCCAACAGACACTACCAGCCTCCGGCTGCAACGAGAGGAATAGGTTCCTCTTCGGATATGCTGAACCTCATACAATACTTTCAGCCCACTCACATGCGTGCTGTTAGCATAGTCAACGACATTGATCGTTTAAAAGCTATAGCTCCAGAAATAGATCAAGCAAAGAACATCATAGTTCCATCTATCCTCTCTCCGAACGATCTTCAAGATACTAATCCTACACTATATCTCTCGGAAGATCTTCAGATCTCAGAAGAACTTAGAAAAGAAATCCTGGATTATCTTTACCGTCCTCTTGTTCTTGATTTAGAACTTGGTAGACGAATGAAATCGTGGTGCGAAACAGCGATGTTTGAATCTGGTTCTGCACCGAATTTAATACTTCCGGAAAGTACGCTTGCTCACCTTATGGGGAAATCGAATGTTGGTAAGGAATCTTTTTCGCTTGATAGTGAAGAAGGTAAACAAAAATTGACCCAATATTTATCTTCGGCTGATGCTCATCGTAGACTTAACCAAATGTACGATGAAGAAATATACCAAAAGAGGATACCTGAAACGTCGGTTAGATCTAATGAGAAATTTAAAACACCAAGCATAGATCTTACTCCGACAGGAAAAAGTATATACCAGGAAGCACTTCCTGCAGTAGAAAAGATCGTTATAAATCATTTAGAAGAACTCAAAAAGGAAAATCCGGTACATGCAGACATCAAGCTATTGGACTCATCGTCCAAACTTACTGGGTGTATCGAAAGTATTACTGCACGTATAGTTACAGAACTCGAAGATGGTGATACTTTGAAGATTTCAGAAAACCCAGAAGTACTTCGATTTGGAAGTGCGGTTAAAGCTGCGCATAAACGAAGTCTTTCTAAAAACGTCATCGACAGGTATCAACCGGACAATAAAGTAAATGGTTCGGATATAGGTTCCTCTCCCATGTATGACGCAAGTCAAAGTAATTCGAGAATACTGAACCTTATTCCTTATATCGACGATACCGCAGAGAATTTTAGCGAACCATTCATAATGCAATTTCCTGCAGAAGCAGTTATAAGAATCTGTACTCCAGGAAATATCAAAGATACTCTTGGTTATTTCGTATTGATAGATAACTATGGTCAGCCCATCATGGCCCAGCAATATCTTGGTACCTTATCCGGAAGTTCCAGTGCATCTATGGCAGAAGCAAGCTATAACGCCATGTTCGGTACTTCTAATCATGGTAACATGATGAGTTCAATGATAGTCAACCCTATGGGATTTGGCAATCCTTACAATCTACAAGATCAAGCAGTCACTAAAGTATTCGATACTATCTTAGATTCGATGATGCGTAAAAAATTACAAAACGTAGGATTTGAAGATGTGGCGTTTGGTAAGTACACCACTATAGCTACATGCATGTTCCACAGGATGCTTGCTCGTAAGAAAACCTCGTTAGTGTTCATCCCTGATGAACTTATGACTTATGTGGCATTCGACTATCGTCCTGACGGATGTGGTAAATCTCGTGTCGAAAATGCAATGTACTTGTTATCCATCCGTACAATGTTAGTAGTAGCCAACACTATGGCTTCTATGCGAAACTCCATAGCAAGAAAAGAAGTTACTATCGATCTTGATGAAAAGGAAACTCAGCCTGAAAGAATACTCCAGGAAGTTGCAAACATGATGAAGCAGAAGTATGGACTTCAGCTCACTTCCGATCCAAGAGTAATATCTCAGATGATCAACGATCAAAACACTACTATCAAAATGAAAGGTGAAGCCTTTGGTAATTTTGGAGTAGAAATACAAGATACACAACAGAATGTTCCTAAAGCAGATCAGGATCTCATGGATTCGTTGACTTCTGCTATCATCAACGTATTTGGGGCACCGCATTCTGTCATGAACGAGCTAAACGAAGCAGAGTATGCTCGTTCTGTAGCTACTACTAACCTCTTCTTTGCTCAAAAAACTTTAGCAGATCAGGATACTCTCACTGGGTTCACGAACAAGTTCATTCGTACGTATTGTAGATTTTCTTCTAAAATCAAGAAAGAACTGCTTCGTATACTGGAAGGAAAAACTAAAAACAATGCTCACGATGACACCCCAGTAGACACCGTTTCAGATAAAGGATCTAAGACAACAACAAAGAATAATCAGCAGATTTTGAATGAGATCATTCGTTCGATAAGTGTCAGTTTGCCTGCTCCGAACATAGCTCCTACTAAGTCGCAGAACGAAGTACTGAAAGCCTATTTGGAAGTTATCGAGGATATCGTTAACAACACATACCCTGACGACTTAGTGAGTGCAGATACAGATAGTCAGCTTCAGCCCATTCTGCAAACTATGCGAGCAGAACTCAAGATGCGACTCACTTTACGAGTCATGTCTGAGACTGGACTCAATAAAACATTCGAAGTTCCCGATATAACCGAGCACCTTAAAGAAATCATCTCCGATCTTCCTAAAAGGTATCAAGAAATCGAGAACCTTGGATCTGCAATATCCAAGACACTCAGTGTTGTTCGTACTCCTACCGACGAACCTGAAACAGAAGAAGACTCTTCCTCAGACAACAGTACTTCAGAATTCTCGTTCTAACTCAGTATACATAAGAGAGATCCCCTTGTATAGGGGGATCTCTCTTAACTGATCAGTATTTAAAAACTATATTACTTTTATGACTGTTCACAGATTTGTATATGGAGGAAAATAAAAAACTAGAGATTAAGTTATTATTGAGCATGAAACATATATGTTCAATACACACCCACAAAAAGGAATACGTCATGACAAAATCTTTGACTCCACAAAGTGTAGTGGCCGTACATAACGGAGTTATTCATGCGGATGAAGTTTTCGCAGTGGCCACACTTAGACTTATCGAATGGGACTTTACGGTTGTACGTACACGAGAAAAAGACATACTCAAAACCGCAGATATTAGAATAGACGTCGGTGAAAAGTACGACGCAACAACTGGAGACTTCGATCATCACCAAGATACGTTTGCAGAATATCACGAACCTCCGAACAAACGTTTCACAGAAGGACCTAAGCTTTCCGGGTTCGGTTTGATCTGGAGACATTACGGACGTCTTGCTATCCAGTCGTACATCAAATCTTATTCTCCCACTGAACTTATCGATGAGGAAGTAGACAATATCTGGAACCAAGTCTGCAGAGTACTTGTTGCTCCTATCGATGCATTGGACAATGGTGAAAAAGAGAAATTCTATCTTGATAAAGGAGTTTACGTACTACCTACAGTAGGACGATACATCAAACTTTTATATCCGTCAGATGCAGAAATTACTCCAGAAAAAGAAATGAAAGCGTTTGACGCTGCAGTGAACTTTGCTGTAAAATATTTGAAGAAAGAGATAGATAAAGCCTATGCTGTAGTACTCGCTATCCCGGCTATCGTAGATAAGATCCGTGAAACTGATCCGGAACCTGGGATAATGATCTTTGATCAGTTCGTACCTTGGGGACAAGTGTTCAACAAACACAAAGCCATAAACGGACACATCAAATTGGTAATATTCCCGAATACCTCTAGCGGATCGTGGATGGTCCAATCTCCGTATTACAATTCTTATTCTGATACACTGGGATTGTCGGATACAGTTCTTGGAGAACGTCGTGTGTATCGTTTCCCTGCACCCAAGAAATTGTGGGGTAAGAGAGATGCCGAACTTGCGGAAATAACGGGAATAGAAGACGTTATTTTTGTTCACCCGTCTAAAGGGTTCATCGCAGCAGCACGATCCAAAGAAGGAGCTATAGCTCTTGCGCATTATTACATAAACAATCAAGATCCAGAATAGGTTTATCACATTAAGTTATAGAGAACACCCTTCAAAGGGTGTTCTCTATAACTATCAAGGAGTGAACATTATTTTTTATACGTTCGATTGAGACAACAGATCCTTAAGACTCTGATCGATACCATATCTTGCGATATTGGAATCAACACTATCGTAGTTAGCAGCTTTCTGGAAGTTCGGTTTATGGAAGTTCAGAAGCTTCAGAAGAGACTTACAAGTCTCACGAGTAGTATCATTGTGGTGGATGATACCATTGTACGTAATAGATCGTTCCGGAGTTTCCGGTGTACCAGAAACATCTTTCTTCCAACCAAAACTACCAGTTTCTTGCGGATACAGTCCAGTTATGATAGCACCTTCAATGATGTTGTCATAATGACCTGTCGGGTCAGGCTGGATGATTGCTATGGATGCCGAGATAGTGGACAGAAGCCACGGGATCTTCTCATCATTCTCTGCGGACAGAGCAGATACCTGACTATCAGGATGCTGGATATTGAATATCCACTTACGGTGGAAGTTCCAAATAGGAGATCCTACGAATTCGTTGTACGTGAATGTCGGAGATACCGCTTCACGAGTTACGTTAGCAGGCATGTTAAGCTGCTGTCCGTCTCTGGAATACTGAACCGCATTCGAGTTTACCCGATAGTTCAGATCAATGCCGGAAACAGACTTGGCTTGAACTTCCATGATGTTTTTAAGTACCTGCTGAGCCATGGGATTTTTGTTCCAAAATCCAGGCACAGACAATACTACTACGATGATATCGTTCAGTACTAACGGAGTAGAAGCATCAAGCTTCAGTACGTCAGGACCTGCACCCATTTGCCCACTTTCACCAACGTTAGCGGTGGGACCAATGGTTCCGAGTTCTGCTGCTCTTTCGTAAAGAAGCGCATTATTCCAAGGTTTTGTCATTACACCTTACTCCTACAAGTTTTCTCGACCGACGACTATATCCGTAATGATACGTCGCATGATGTCGTTAGCCTGGATGTCGAGACGTACCCGGAGTATACCTCCACGTTGCGCATCATCTTTAGTCTGATACGGCGTTGCGATAACCGGATATTTCCCACCGTACACCCGATAGGACTGGGTTTCAATTTCTTGTTTCACAGTAGTGAACATAGATTCGATAGGAACGTCTCGTCCAACGTTTGCTACCCAACTTTCGTATGCGATATACTTGTGATAGATGATCGCGTCCACAAAGAATGCGGTAACTAATGCCGAACTTTTATTTGCATATACCGACTGGATATGCGGGAAGAACGGAACAGTCATCTGTTTGATCTGGCAATAGTTGATATTGGATTTGTGTAACAGTTCCAATACCTGTTTAGTTCCAGGGAACCAGTTAGTCTTTCTGAAGAAAGTATTTTCGTGGTTCCCTTCACCAGTAGGTTCTCCCTGGATGATCGTATTGCCCTGGTGAATAGCTCTCTTGTACGCTATCCAGAATACGTGGGGCACTGTGAACTTGATGGATGTATCGTGAAGATATCCCGACTGACCCATCACAGTAGCACGACATGCACCAGTACCATGAACAGTACTTTCAGGAGTCAACCGTACTCTGGTCATGATAGCATTACCGATGGCTACACTTTCTTCCAGAGTCGGAAAATCGTGCACATCTACAAGACACGCAAACGTGGGAGAAATGTACGGATGTTCTCCTATCATTTGTGCCATGGCATATTTTGTATCAAGGCTATACCCGACGTCGTAAAGATGAGTCAGAGGATAACGACCTTCATCGTAGATCTCAGGGACAGTTGCTCCAGTCAAAAGTGCACGGAACATCTCTTCAAATTTCTCATCAGAAAGTTCACCGTCACTTCCGCCAGACAGATAATTCACAGATATGTCAGAAAGACCTATACTGGAATCTACCAGAATTGCATGACGATAAGGGACTTCGTCCTTATCTTCCAGTGTAACTACGTTGATCTGCCAAGGGCTAGCAAACGTAGTCGTAACTTCTACACTCTGGATCTTTTCTGCGATTTCTTTAATCGATTCATCGTAGAACTTGACTTCGTAGGGAAGGATGTTATCGTAAACACCTTCGTCCACTTCAGAGATGTAATTGTTTTCGATCACGTCTACAAACGATACTCGTCTTGCAGTCTCTTCGTCAACTACTCCAGGCTCAGCAGTAAAGAATACATGCTGACTTTCAAATTTATCCCGCACAGGAAGTGCAATACTTCCATCGTACGGGATCTCAGATGCACCAAATCCATAGAGAACATTCCGTTTCTCATTAAAGATCTGGTCATCTTGAATAGCAGGATCAAAGAACCATTTAAATCCTGCACGATTACCCGCAGCACCAGGAGAATCATAAAGAAAGCCAAATACAGGATATACTTTTATACGAACTCCTGCTTCTTCGACTTCTTTCACCTGTAACCGATCATATTTCTCATCTTCTTCGAGAGCTCGGGTACGGTACTCGAGAGTAACACCAGGTTCTTTGATAGGGTTGGAACCAGCATCGAGAAGCGGGATGCGTTCTCCCATCTCATCGTAAACAAATCGTCCTTCTTCATCTCTTTCATACTGCTGGATCTGAGCATCTCGAACAACACATTCCAATACACACGAAGCCGATTTTACTGTCTCATCTGCAAGACGTACAATAAAACATCCCTGTTGCGGGAATATAGCCTTTTGTAAAAATACTTGTTCGGGACGAAAGAACTTTCCGAGAGGATCAAAAGTTTCGCTACCGTATTCTGCGATTGCTTCAGGTCCAGTCAAGAACTGGATTTCATTAACTCGACCTTTAGCTGCCACTATAGGGAACAGTGGTCTGTGCTGAGGAAGAATTCTTTGAGTAATCGGATTTCCGATAGACTCATCCTTTACCCGTGAGGTATGGTGAGGATGAGTATATTGCCGAAATAAGTTGCTCATAGCTTGTCTCCTTGATTATGCTATGGGTTAAACAATCTTGAAGTTGGAGTTTTTCAAATGAAAACATTGTTGGATACAAGTTACGCACAAGTAAGTAATTTCCCTTCCCAAATGGAAAGAGTCATTAAATTTTTAGTGACGCAACCACAAACTATTCTCACCCCTGCGCAACTGCAGTCGGTGTGGAATACCCGACTTATAACTTCTAGTCACATATCTTCAATCTTTGATCAGATGTTGAGAAAAGGACAGTTATCGCATTTCGCTACATTAGATCTTGGACAGCTTGCCACAGGCATGTCTATCCCGGATGCGTTATCTTGGACAAACATCACCATTGATCTGAAGTATGCTCAAAACTCACAAGTGCTCAACAGCTTAACTTTTGTTAAAGATAAAATCTTGATCAATGGTACATCTTATCTTCAGTTAAACTCTTCTGGACACTATGTCACAAAAGACGCAGCAGAGTTACATAGCATGTATGTCAGAGGACAGCTTTGCCGTAGTTATGCTGAAAGAGGACACATTTGGTGCAATGCTGCAATAACGTTATACTTAATAGAAACTTACGGAATTTGCATTTCTGGAATGTTAACTCAAAGGATGGGACTTTCCGGAGATGCACAGATTTATCTGGCTAGATTGTTTGGACTTTACATGGCACAAAAGTTGAGTTCTCCAAATTCAACACAGTATCCTGATATATTCCTCAGATGTACAAGTCTTGGTAATCAGAAAGAATTAGATGAGTTTCAAAAGTCTATCTTTGCCAATGGTGTAACTCAATTAACTCTCGGAACACTGTGTGAGATCCTGTCACAATCTGACATTTCGACGTTGAATGGATTTACTGTTGGTAAATTTTACGCATTTGTTTCTTCTTTAGGACCCATCTCCGATCCTGTCTCGACTCGCATCGCGTTTGAATATCCTCCGTATTGGATGTTCTTGATTCTCCGAGCACTCGATACGTTACGTGGAGCTCAGCTTGGGAACATGTTGAAACGATATAGACTCGATGGAGATCGAGCTAAAAAAGTTATTCGAGATATCGAATCTTACGAAGGGCTTTATCGTCTGAATCATTAAGATTACATATGTACTGTGTGGACACAAGTCCACACAGTACACAGAGATAGATCAATTTTATGCAAACCTACAGATCTACTTGGGAGCAATCATGCAAAATATCCAGCAAGTATTACAGGCACTGAACAACTTCTGTTTTCAGAATATCTGGCAAGAAATACATAGCGAATTACGTGCTAACATCGTTCTTGAAAAAGTACAATCGAGATCTCAAAGTGGAAATGTCGTCTTTGAAGGGAAATCCTATCGTCTCCCGACACATAACGAGAGTTATTATGTTTATCATGTTCCGAAATACTTAATGTACGCATTTTTAGCACGACAAGTATCTTCGGACTGGGAATCTACTGAATCGTTGTGCAACAATAAAGATCTGCTTTTTCACGTATATCATACTTCTGGCAAAATGGTCAGTAAAGCTGCAGTATTTATCCGTCCAGCAGAAGATGAATTCCTTATAGCTATCAAGAAAAAATATTTGAACTTCATATCTTACGCAGAATCTTCTGATATGCGGTTAACAATGTATCTTGATAGCGATATCGTTAATAAGATTGAAATAAAAACATTTTACGTACCTACAACTGACACTACATTCGTTGTTCGAAACAATATACATAAATGGATCACAGAACATCCGCACGGAAAAGAACATCTGACAGTATACGCTAATGGTTACGAAATTAGTTATTCGGATGCAGGATCTATCCCCTCAGGAAGTTATGTAGATATCATTTTAGATAAGAATAGTGTTTTGGATTTCGAAATCGATCTTACTGATCTTTCACAAAACTACGTATTCTACAGTGACAAAGATAAAACGTATAAACAGATAGTACACATCCCAAAAGAGTTAAACCCCGAAAACAATGTTTTAACTCACAATACCGCAGATATACATGTCAGGATAGTCAATGATGACGGATCTATAGGTAGAGGGCTGTATTTACATAGATGTGCCGAACGTGGAGTTGATCAGATCACACACAACGATATCTCTATCCCGACATTTATTCTTGATGCATATAGAGATTATCTTGATTCACAAGAAATATCTTTACGTGTAACTTTTAGAAAACACGACAAAGACAACAAACTGATCAGAGATAAGAATTACATAGATCTTCTCTATACAGAATCCGACGAAAACATCCTTGATCATCTTGTAGGAAAAATAGATCAGGAACTGTATTTTTGGAAAGCTAGTCATTTGGAGAAGAGCGAGTACGTACGTATGATGTTCGATGTTCCAAACATCATAACCGAAGATACTCTTGGACAATATATAGATGGACTTGGATACTATCACGTCATGAGTCTTTTGTGTAAGAAGGTAATCTCTTCTTACTTGTATGATGGACATCATCGAGAAGTCGTGATACCAAAACCTTATATTTTCCAAGGAACTAAGGTTTTCCCAATTACTTATCTGAATGGAATGAAAGTTCCTTCTGAACAGGTCAGTTACTCGAATGCTGATCCCTTATCGGTGACAGTCGCACTCGCAGAGCACATCCCTGTTCATGCGAATGATCGGTTAGATGTCGAGCTTCTTGTTGATAGTCGTAAGGAAACTTACGCCATCACTCCAAGTTCAGATAATCCTAGACTTTCTGTTCCATTTACTAACTTCAAGATTCTAGAAGAGTTTGATATCAGTATCACTCCTGCTAAAATCCTTGATGGAGTAAGTACCAGATCTTACGAAGTATTTACGGAAATAACTGGGAATGTCCTTATACAACAAAGAGAAGGATGCACTGAATTTGCATTTGGATCACAGTGTTTTAATAGGACTTTTGTCATCCAGAATACCGAATGTGTGTTCCACAAGGGAATCTATCTGGACGAGTATCTAGAAAGGAAAGATCCATTGTACTTCACTCTGGAAGACGGCGTGATAGATGGTGGATACCTTGCAGCTATCTATGAAGTTCCCTTGGTAAAAGCTTACCTCAATGGTAAGTATCTTGTTCCTGGGATCGACTTCGAAGTCCACACACTGTACGATCGAAACGAGAAGTTTGTGTGTCATCAGTTAGCTGTATATAACTACGAATATCTTAAAGATAAGGATAACTACCTCGAGTGGTTCGTAGCAAGTGCAGATATAGAAAACGATATTTCCGGACACATCGTAGACAACCAAGGTGGATCGAATCTGGAAATTCCTCTGTACTTCCCAGACATGTCGGTAGTACATGCTGGAGGCATGTTCGACTCCGAAGTGACTTCCGTTGGGAATATGCTTCTTTTCAAAGAGGGAAAGTATCTAGATGCAACTCCATTTGAAATCCAAACCTCCGTACCTAAAGTTCTCTCGAAGTATCTTGAACCGTACTATTCTGCACAAATCGTAGATAGACTTGAGGTTCTTCATGAGTACTTCTATGGTAAACAGCCGACAATACCTGAGCAGGTGGTAATCGAGAATTCACATAAGTGTCTTTCGAACTACTCTATCGTGATTATCCGGGATATCCTCAACGGTACTCTTTCGGGAATCAGTGTTGATGCTGACCTTGATAGAATGCGTAGTCAGTTCCAAGACTACGACTACATTCATGCTCTCGATATAGTCATGCAGCAAAAACTTGATCTGACATATATTGACGTTTATCCTCACTATGCTCAGATTGTAGTTCCCGATCCGGAAAAGTACAGACTTCTTCAGGCATTCATTCAGATGATTATGCCGGAAGATATGCAAACGTCTGGACGTATCTCTTACTAAATATAGCCTGATAAGATGGACACTTCGTGTGTCCATCTTATCTCATCCAAATTTTAACACTATATTACATTGTGAGTTGAATACTTGTAACATTTAAGGAGAATCATCGTGACTACGGGACACAAAATTATTGTTACTGACGACACTATTCGTCAAATTGTCAAGTCGGAAATCAACCAATACGGCTACGAAGCCGACCTTAACCACATCGACGTCAGTCAAGTGACTGACATGTCGTATCTGTTTGCATTCGTCCACTTTTGTGGAAACATCTCCAAGTGGGATGTAAGTAACGTGGTAGATATGTATGGGATGTTCGAGAACTCTCGGTTCAACGGAGACATATCCCAATGGGATGTAAGTAACGTTAAAAACATGGGTGGTATGTTCTGTAAGGCCGACTTCAACCGAAACATTTCCAAATGGAATGTGGGGAAGGTTGAGAATATGGCGTTTATGTTCCAAGCATCTGAATTCGACAGAGACATATCACAATGGAATGTAAGTAATGTTAAAGATATGTCCGGCATGTTTCTCATGTCGGCTTTCAATGGCGATATTTCGAAGTGGGACGTAAGTAACGTAGAGAATATGGCGTTTATGTTCCGAAAATCGGATTTCGACGGAGACATATCGACTTGGAACGTAAGTAACGTGGTAGATATGTATGGGATGTTTTCGCGTTCTGAGTTTGAAGGAGATCTCTCCAGCTGGAATGTAGGTCTCGATACAAATACAAATCTGATGTTCCAGAAATCACCCATGGAACAACATCCTCCGTTGTGGAGTAAACGAAACTAGAAACGTTAGTATGTACGATAAGAGAGTTCCTCCCGGTCAAGGAGGAACTCTCTTATATCAAGATATGACATTCGATTTATTTGAAGGATATATTATTTTTTTTGAATCATCCCTTCGTGAACTTTAAACATGGAGATAGTTACATGTTTGATCCTAAAGCTTTCCGTACTGGTACTCGTCCCTTCTGGTTCGAAAATTGGCAGTTTGGCGGATATCCTAACACCCGTATGGCTAACTGGAAACTGGCCCCAATCAAAGGTGTACAAGTGGACAATCGTCCCGTGTATTTCTGTGGTAATCGTAATGGAGCTGACAATGGCTGTGCGTCTATTGTGGACTACGGAACTTATCTCGACATTGCAGTATACACTGATGTCGATCCTAAGACCGTGGTCGAACAAATTCGCAACGGTCAAAATACCCAGGATGCGCTACACATAACCTTACCCTACTCGAAAATTATGGTTCCGTTTGGTGTCCAATTGTTAACCATCATCGACCAACAGGAAAATTGGTCGCGTGAATAACAGTGACTAGAGCTCAGGATACCCTGAGCTCTAGTCATATAACTTTCAAACTACTTTTCTTATTTTTTTACACTGAGATTTTCCAGATAGTATGCTATAGCTGTAACCTAAAAGGAGAGCTCTCCCTATGACTTCTATATTTTTATTCAAAGACAGAAGACCGAATGCGTGTTTTCGAGATCAGATTTACGATCCTGCTGTCGATGGAGAAGCCCATCTGGATATGCCCAAACTTATCCCAGCAGAAGGGGCAATCGTAGTAGATAGAGACGATGACTATTCGTTGTATTGTGCGGTATACATTGATCCTATCACATTTGCTACGACATTAGAACCGACTAGACTTGTAAAAAACGAAATAGATAATGAAGTCGGTATTGTGTCTTATGGTAACGATCTGTTCATGCTCTATTATGACGACAGAGTGGAACCAACACAACTTCATATTGATGGTAAACTTCGACTGTTTGGATCTTCACTTGCAGAATACCGATTAAGCAGAAAGAATCTTGACGGATCGGTTGACTACATATCGACTTATGTAGATGCCAGTGATCACATCAAAGGAGAGAGAGTTCCTGTAGCATCTCTATCTCCTGGAAGTCCTATCAAGTATTGTACTAATTGTCACACTTTACATACTTTACAAGATGGGGAACAGATAGTTCTCGAAGTCTTCAACAATGAAGGCATCCTTATGGTGTCTGTTATACTGTTCGTCAAACGTGCAGTATTTCTCAATGATTTATTGAATACTAACACCATCATCACTGGCATGACTGCAACCGCTAACCAGATGGATGGAGATGATTTTTATCTCTATCAGAGACAACAACCAGATGAACTTGTGATATCTCCGATAGTGTCGTATTCTGACGGAAATCAAGAACGTCTTTCTATAGATAATGAAAGCTGTTTTTGTTATGGGTTGGATGAGTTCATCCCTATATTCCCTGGACAAAAACAAAAAGTACTTATCAAGAAATTCCTTGGAAGAAAACAAACGTCCCCTCTACAAAAGACGGATGGTATAGAAAGATTTATTTCCATCGAAAGATGGGTAACTGTACTTGCCAACGAGTCGTTAGCAGGACTCAAAATATCCATTGTTCCTATCTGGAATGCTCTTGAGAATAAATATGATCTCAAATTCATTGGATATTCGGATAGAAGGGATAAGATCTATGATCTGACAAATAAAGTCACTCCGTTATCAGAATGGAGTACCGGGATGTTTAACACATTCCAGGATATTACTTTTTCTGTCGATCTGACCGAAGCACTTGGTACGGCTGCTACCGTAGAACATCGTCAGAAGTGTTTTGTCAAATTCAAACACTACAACGAATTCGAAAGGTGGGTCATGAAGGATTCAGAAACGGACAACTACGCATACGGTGTGGAAGCACCGAATAGACGTCGGCCTGTTATCCACTATGATCATCTCTTAAAAGTCTTCTTTATTCCTACTTCCAGGTTCGAAAATAAGGAAGCATTCATCGAAGCATTCTACACGGTTGCAAGACCCCCATACGACCCAGAAACAGAGATCAGTGCTATTGTTCCTACACACTTTACCATCAGGGACATTAATGATCTTCACACGATCATTACCTCACCTATCCCTGTGGAAGAGTATACCCAATTCTGGAATATCAACCGACAAACTCCTGAAAGTTACGTTGGATCTAGCTTTATTGTAGAGTTCTTGCAGAAAGTCGGAGATACATACCTGATCTTATACGGAGTTCCTGTCGATATCTACCAAAGTCCGACTGGTTACAATACTGAACTGAATCCCTAATGCATACGTGATAGCCATATTCTCTCATTAACCAAATCGATCTAACAATAACTAGAGCTTGGGATGTCCCAAGCTCTAGTTCAATAACATTCTTATTTTCTTGGTCTAAGATTTTTCAGATAGTATGATTTACGCTAAGGAGAAAGCTATCATGATACAGAATCACGAAAACCCCATCCAGGGTTACTTTTATTTTGACGGAAAGTTCTATCCTGCTGAAAAACTTATCAAGTTCTGTGAAGGTAAGGACACTTCTGAAATATACGTGGATCCAAAATATTTTAGCTCTACTACAGTGGAACAAGCATGGGGACATGTTGGGGTGTTTCCTGATGGGACTATCGAGTACCGTGACATCACCATGGCGGATCTTGCCAAACATATTCCACGGATCTTAAAAGCGGATTATGTGCAGTTTCCCATCATTACTCATATAACCCCTAAGGGAACTTACCAGATTCTGGATGGAAGACACAGATATCTACATGCATACATCGACAAACAGACTTGTATACAATCGCATATCTTAAATTTATCTGAAATGCGGGAGTTCACACAACAGTATTCTACCTGGGCTAAACTCAGGTAAGGAGAGGGGTCATGATCATCGAAAAGCTCTATCGCAAAACTCGTACAGTATTGGAAGAATTTGCATTAGGAAATAGTCCTTGGGAGCACATGAGTAGTATTGAAAGTAATAACACGAAATACATAGTAAAAATCCAAAATGAGGATCTTACATACTTTTTAGACCTTGGACATATGTTTTTAGAAACACCTATTTCTAGATTTGAAACTTGGGATACGTTTCGAGATACGTTGACTGACATAGAACTCGAAGCGTATCGTATACATATGCCGGATCTGGACTCTCCTAAAAAGGTTTTACGTACAGTAAGTCCTTTATCAAGTAATGATTTTTTGATAGAGTACACAGATAAAGATATACCTGACAGAAGAGATGTCAAAACCTTTATCGATCATTTACCAGATCTAGTTATAACTAAAACAGGAAACGATTGTCCTATAAAATTAGAAAATTCTCTTCTTTCAGTGAATGGACTTGTATCTCGACCTATCATACGTCCTAATGAAAAAACGGGTAAACGAGAATATTTTGTTCCTGAAGGTATGAATTTCCTAAGGTGCACTACACATACGACACATCCGAATCTTCTTCTTATGGATTTCGAACTTCTTGGTGGTATGGAAATAGTTCCTTTATCCGAGTGTAAATTACGTTATCATAACCAAAACAACGAACCGTGTCCTGATGTATTTTTAACTATCACACTTCCTGATGGAAAAGACCTGCATGGTAAAACTGCATGTATTGTGATGGCGCATTCTTTATTTCTACCAAATTCAGTGAAGGTAAAGTCTGAAAATAGTCTTTTAATTAATCTTGCACAGTTACGTATCCGTATGTCGTTAGCAAAGAGTGCTTATGCCAAAGACAATTACAAACACAATACTCATTTAATAGAAACTCCCATTTCAGAAGAAACCTATGTCAAAGAACATCTTTCTTCTAAAGATCATTATGGAGCATTCTTAGTTCTCATAAATTCCGAAGATCTTTGGATAGATACAAAATATGGAGTTTCTTTTGCTGGAAATGTAAAGTTTACTCAATACCCGGACTACATCCCACACGATCTAACTAGTCAGTCATTCATGGATTACACTCAAATAGAATATCTTTCTAGAAACGCGGTTTACAGTTATCCTACAATGACTAACCTTGATGTATACACTGAAGAAAAGACACAACTTCAACTGTACCCTGACAAATTAAAGTGCAGACATGTTGATTGTGTTAAAGACTATAAAGATAATCAATTTGTTTTTCTCAAGATAATGAGTCTTTAAGATAAGATAGCTCCTTTTTAGGGAGCTATCTTATTCTATGCCAAACCACGTATAAAGGAGGTTTCCATGGGGAAACTAGGAAAGTATTTAAAAACAGTCAATAATTCATATATTTTTACTGGTGAAAAAGCTAAAATATATGTTCCTGAAAGATACTCCGCACAAGGAGTTCTTAAAATCACAAGTCATGTGGAAGTACTTGGTGTATTCGAGATCATAGTGAACGATAACGAAGAGATAGGACTTATACTTCCTACAACTATACAAATACATCCATCAAAAATCTACAAAGAAAACAAAGACGACGTAGACTATACAGTTTTGGAATTGCATAAAGGAGATGTTTTCATGCAATCAAAAACTATAGTTCAAAAAGCAAACTTAGTATACGTCATGTTTGTTGAATTTTTAGCTAACGGTAACTTACCTAAGTTTATACGTTACTGGGATATCCCAAAGTTATTCGATCATGCCCAAAAGGTATGTGGTATTAACCTTAGAGTTCCTAAAAACATTTTTGAGATCCTGTATGCACATTTGTATAGAGATCCTAAAGATCTTTCTAAACCTTACAGACTCACATCAATGACAGCTCCTGCGGTGTTTTTATCTTTAAGAGATACTGCATATGCTACGGACAGTACTACTGCTAAACTTGTGGGTTCGTATATGCAAGACAACTTTAATTCAGCTATCGTCAATCCTTCGACTGAGAGAAGTCGTGTCGAAGATATGTTGAGACGATAGTGTAAACTTAAAAAGGGGATATTTTCATGGAAACTAGACTTCCGAATAATTTACATTTCAATGTGTCGGTGCTCGATCAGTTCCAGGGACAGAAACTCAAAGTTCCGAAATTGAACGACTACGGGTATTACGAGATGCCTATCGCTCTTCTTGGAGCTCCTTCCAGAAATCGGGCGTTTTACGATATTGAATCTATAGTTCAGCAGATAAACGATCCGAATACTGTGTTCAATATGATGCTTACTCAGGGCAATCTTTATGGAGAACATGGGCATCCTTCGTCAGACGTATCTTTGGAAAGACTTGTTGAAGTATCTGAAGATCGTAGATCTCATCACATCCGTAGAGTATGGACTGGAAAAGCGACTGATCGTGGAGTTATCTTATTTGCTGAAATCCGTCCTACTGGAGTATATGGCAAATACTTGGAAGAATCTATACTTAACCCTTACGAAAATACGACATTTTCTCTCAGATCTCTTATGGTACCTGATCCAAATAAGAGTACAAGAGAATACGAATATCGTATAGTCAAGCGTCTTGTGACCTTTGACTATGTCACTATGCCGGGATATGCTGAAGCTTCCAAGTGGTACGTGGGGCATGAAGATTTTTCAAGACCCATCACTGTTGAAGAAATATATAAACAAGAACAATTAAGAGTAGCAGGATTAGAAAATTTCTCTTCAGAAGAAATGTGCAAACTGTTTGATTTAAAACATGCACAGGTTAATGGTTGTACTTTGGAGAATTATATCCCAGGAACAACCAACTACCTCTCGGAAGGAAGAAAGAAAAGTATAGTTCATGCTTTTTTAAAGCAAAACTAGGGAGAAGCTCATATGTTCTCTAAAAGACTTATGAAACTCGAAGCGAGTATACCCGCACTAGAAACCTTGGACACGTCTCACCTTAGCAATGATGAGATCCCAAGTTCTCCGCCAAGTCCAGAGGGAGTCGACGTATACGGACTCTACAATCCGACAGAAATGAAGCTGCCGTATTGTCCTATATTTGTTGTTTCTAGAGACAACGGTACTAAAGAATATACCGCACTCATCAACTCAACCATCACCTCTCCTACTGAGTATTTCGGACTAGTGGAAATAATCAACCGGATGCAGGAAGGAGACGATATGATCTTAAATATATCGTCTCCTGGAGGATACGTGTGTTCTGCTACATTTATAGCCAGTTCTATCTATAGATGCAAAGGAACAGTAACCACGGTAGCAACTTCTATCTGTGCATCTGCAGGATCTTTGATCTGGAGTTCCGGACATATCTGCAAAGCACATCCTACGGCACAGTTCATGTACCATATGAGCAGTCAGATGTCGGTAGGAAACTCGGTGCGTATCCGAGATTCAGCTAATGTTCAGGTTAAATATGTACAAGAAGTATTGCTGGATCTTGCTAAAAACAAAGGGCATATAACCGAAGCAGAAGTCGACCTTATATGTAAAGATCCCGACAAATGTGTATGGATAGATGCAAAGAAAATGATGGAGCGTATCGCTAACCACATCGCTTCTGGGGAGAAATAAATATGAGTTATTTCCCATTTCTCGATTTCGACAACGTTCCAGATGTGAATTCTGATCTTGAAGATAAAGATATTGTAGCAGGTACAGAAAAATTCAAAATACCGGATCTGCAATCACACATCCAATTAAGTGAAGAAGATGTATTTGGACCAGGGTCCATTAATCGAAGTCATATTGAACAAATCAATATGATAAATCAGTTTAATGCATCAAGAGCGATGCAGTCGAACCCCCAGAAGTTCTTTTGTTTTCGAGAAGACAAGATCATCCGTATATACATAGCTCACGATATAAGTTGGAGCAAGTGCGATTTTCAGAACATCTTCATGTCCAATCTTCTGAAACTCAAATCGGATGAAGAATGTCATTTCTATCTAGGAACTGGATCTGGAGCATCTGGACTTGTTGATATGTACAACCTTGGGCCTATGCTTCATGCAGTCGAAACTTGTAGAGGAAAAGTCGTAACTCACGCAGATGGAATGTGTTCTTCTGAAGAATCCATACTCTGGGCATACGGACACGAACGGCACAGATCGGAATTTTCGGTCATCGTTGTAGAAGGGTGTAGAGGAATCACGGACGCCATGCCGTCGTATACACAGTACTTCCGTGTTCTGTATCAACGATTTGTGGAATTGGGATTTATCTCACAAGAAGAATTAGAAGATCTTTTGACTTCACAAAAGATCTTTTCCTTCATTGGACATAGTACTGAAAAAGTGTAGTTTAATGGTCATCAGTAGAGTCTATCTGGAGAGGGGCAATTTGCCCCTCTCCAAATTGTATACCCTATGTTTACTAGGAGATCCGATGTGATTTTGTTTGAAAGTGATTATGAAAAAGAAAAAGTATACTTTGATACTTTAAGTACAAATGTTTCAGCATTTAGGTTATCCCGAGTTCTTGAAAAACTCGGAGTTCGAAACAATAAGTTCATGCTTGTGACTACGCAAAAAGATCTCATAGGTCTCGACGTGCACAACCTTAAAGATCCGTCTAAAGAACTTGCTGAACGTATAGCGTACGAGATAAAGATCAATCCTTGGTATTTCTTTCGAGAAATTGTTCGGATACCTATCCAAGGTGGTCGACCGATACCATTCAAATTTAATCGCGGCAACTTGGCACTCATTTATTGTTTCCTAGCCAATGTAGATTTTTATCTGGTCATGCCTCGTCAGACTGGTAAGTCTGTATCATCACAAGCTATCGTAGCTTACGTGATGTATTTTTTAGCATGTAACTTTAAAACCATTTTACTGACTAAAGATACCGCTCTTGTTCAAGAAATGGTTGATCGTCTTCGTGCGATCAAAAAAGCTCTTCCTCAGTTTTTACTGTTTTCTTCTAGTTCAGATACAGACAATAAGGAAGGACTTACCTACAGTGCACTTGAAAATAAATACAGTACACAAACTAAAAGTAACGATCCTTTTTCGGCCAACAACTTAGGTCGTGGTTTGTCTTCTCCTTTTTTACACTGGGACGAACTCGAATTTTTCAAATACAATTACATTACTTATCCTGCTGCCACCTCTGCAACTAACGCAGCACGAGAGTCCGCTAAAGACAACGGATTACCCCACACGAACATTATAACTTCAACTGCAGGTAACCTTGATACTGAAGAATGTCAATTTGCTCTTAAGTTGATAAGTGAAGCATTACCTTTTTCGGAAAAATTATACGATTGTAAAGATTACGATGAATTCCATGCTATTGTGGATAAACATTCAACTAGAAAAATGGTGTACGCAGTATTTTCATACTTGCAGTTAGGTTACACCCACAAATGGTTTAGAGAAACTTCAGTACGTACAGGCGGTACTCCTGAAGACATAGCACGCGATTATTTGAACTTACGACAAGCAGGTACGGATAGTTCTGCTATAGATCGTACTATTTTAGACAAAATAAAAGCTTCAGAGAAAGAACCTGTCCAGATTACTTTTGAATCTGGGTACATGTTCCGGTGGTACGAACATCCTGACAAAGTATTCAAAGATCCTAACAGAGTTATCATAGCAGGGCTTGACACATCCGACAACGTAGGTAAAGACTTTACATCGTTAGTATTTCTCGATCCGAAGAACATGGACGTTATAGCTACTACAAAATGTAACGAATCTGACCTGATACTGTTTGCAAGATTTCTTGGAAAGTATCTGGTAGATCATCCTAAAGTAATACTCGTTCCTGAAAGAAAGAGTACTGCCAGTATGATCGTGGGTCTGATCTGTGAAATCTTAAGAAAAAATGGTATCAACCCATTTACTCGAATATATAACCAAGTATTTCAGAACATCCAAGAAGAACCTTTCTGTCATCTCGATACTTGGGATAACTTAGAACAAGGTCCCAACAAAAAGTACTTGGGGTATAGTACTGCGGGAACTGGAAGTAACTCTAGAGATGTTCTTTATAAAGTTACTTTAAACAAAGCTCTTAGCATGAACGCATCTAAGATATCGGATTCTGGACTGATCAATGAATTTTGTTCGTTATCTGTCAAAAGTGGACGTATGGATCACAGCAATAAAGGACATGACGATCTGGTCATAGCTTATCTTCTTGCTTGCTGGTTCATTTATTTTGGTAAGAATTTGCGTATGTACAATCTGGATAAAAGTATCTTTTGTTCGGAAGTAGATAATTCTGGTACAAAACTGACAGCTAAAGATAAAGTTCTGTATTCTCAAGTTACAGAACGTATAGCTGAACTCAATATGTTAGTACGGACAGTCACTCACCCAGGAGTACTCAAAGCATACGAATCAGAACTTGCAGATCTCAAAGAACTCATATCCCCTATGGAATACGATATCACTCCTATCCGTAGTGATGACATTACTCAACAGAAGACTATCCACACACCAGAATACATAACGCAAGCATTTGCAAAAATACGATTCTAATATAAAGATAAGACTAGTGTCCATA